CTTACAATCCTTACAGAGTTTGATGTCGGTCATAAGTCAAGAGGTTGTTGGGGGTCCTTTTTCCATACTTTAGTATATACTAACCACTGCTCTTGTCTGCTATCCATTTCTGCTGACCAGTGATTTCCATTCACATCAATGGCATCAAGATAATGAATACCATTTCTGTCATCAATCACACGGGCGACAGTTACAAACTTTACTTTCTCAGCCATCACAATTTCTCCGATACCATTCAAGATCACGTTTCGATCCAATTATATCAAAACTAAAGTAAAATCGTCTATAGCGAATGGAAGCACCAAACAAATTAGTATCACCAATATGCATATCAATACGTGGAAAGAGTTCAACACCACTATAATCATCCCACTGTAATGTGAGATCTAACAGTGCAAATTTACGATGGGGGAGAACTTGGAAGAACCATTCTTTACCAAAGTCCTCGTAGGTTTCATAATCAAAGAGTTTCATACTTATTCTCCACTTCTTTCACACGCTCCATGAAACTATCATCACCATGATCACCACTATACAGATAATCAATATGCCTCATAATTTCAGACATTTTACGCATCTTGGGCAGTTGTTCTTTCAGATACTCAATCACTTCAGGTTCATGGTTGGGATAAAAGTTTTCCATGTATTTGTCTTCACATTTCAAACCATTAGTTTCAATCTCTTGCTCTAACTCATCAGCAAACTGTGCTACCTTGTAATAATCGTAACCGCAGTTGCCAAAATGCCCTCCGCTCATGGTTGTGTCTCCGTTGGTACTGGTGGGGGTGGTGTCAATGGAGGTAGTATAGCAGGCTGTGGAGCTGGTGCCAAGGGTGGCTGTGGAGGTTCCTTGACTGGATGTGATGTAGGAGTTTCAGCAACTGCTTCTGGTTTAGTTAAATTTTCAAGTTTTTGATCTAGTTGATTAATCTTCTGATCCAATACTGTTGGAGGTACATCTGAATTTACTTGTGCAAGTTTCCATCCAGCAGCACCAGCACCAAAAATACTTGCTAGGGCAGCAACAGTTGAAATAGTCGATTGAAATTTACTCATGGTAGATTTTCAAGTTCTTTTGATAATGCAATTAAATCAGTTTTATCTACTACTGACATATTGTTCATCTTCTGAGCAACAAAAGTCTTACAGTGATCCATAGTTTTACGAATCACTGCAGCTACTAGTTTTTCTTCAGTATCAGCCCAGGAATTCCTCTCTTCCCAGATTTCCTTCATCAACTTTTGTGCTCTTTCTGTCATTGTCTTTTAATTGTATATTTTGTTTTTTAGCCCAACCAAGATTGGGCCAAGTATCACGAAAGATTTCGTTTAGTTTTTCATTGTCGTATATCATTTTTCTACTACTTCAAAGCACACAGAGTTAAATTTACCTTTAACTCCTCTTAGTTCTACTTTGGTATGTTGAGAATGCACATTTACTTTCTCAACAAAATACTTGTCTCCTACTATTAAAATTCCAGTTGGATCATCATTAGATCCCCATCGAATTTGTTCCGATGAACATCCTAAAAATCTAACTATGTCTCCATATTTCATGGCTCTATCTTTACTTCTGTGAATAAATTGTTTAAAATTTGATCACAAACCTCATAATCTTTTCCATTCAATGGAACTCTATTAATCTGATAATACCGAACTGCATTGAAAATTAGTTTTTTCTGTTCAGAGGTAAATTCAGTCACTTGCTCTCCATTGTCCTATTTTTGCACGTTTTGATTGAAATTCTTCAACTGTTTGAAGAATCATTGAAGCAGTTTCTTGTGCATCTGCTTCATCCCAACCATCATTATGTTGACCACTAATAAAGTAGCCATACAGATGATCTTTTATCGTATCAATGAGTCTGTCGTAATGTGTCATGATAGAAAAAGGGAACTCAACGAGTTCCCGTAAAAGAAATTAACAATCGTAATCATCATAGTCTCGGAAGGTAGAATCATTTCGACTCCAACGCTTCATTCCAGAAATTTTATATTCCTGGAATCCTTCTTCATATTCTAGATCTTGAATTGATGCGGTTTGGCGAAGCTCGGATAAGCTTCCATTAGGATTTTTGTTTCCTTTACGAAAAGTGCGTCCCATAGTTAGTAATCAGTCTGCGTAATCGAATGTGTAATCGTACTCGTAGTCGTTTGCGAAATCATCATAGGATTCATCATCATAGATTTCAATAGCTTGTTTACGATAAATCGTATCAAGTTTGATCTCATCACGAATTTCATCAAAAATAGATCCTCGGTAGCCCAGATAAGCCATGATTGAATCCGTATCGAACAGGTAATAGTATATAGGAGTATTTTTGGCTTGTCAAGGGGTTCGGTAATCAGGAAATGTTATGAATCCAGTAAATGAGTTTGATTTTTCAAATCAGTATCAGCAATGTACATCATAAGAATGATTTTATTCACTAGAATTTGCTGTTCTTTTAGTTGGTCTTCAAGAATTTTTATTCGGTTGACCAACTCTGGCACACTGCTATCCATTCGTCAAATTCCTCTCCTATTGCAATTGCATCTTCATAACGACCTTCTTCAATCAATTGCTGAAATCTGTCGCAACGTTCTTTTAAGATTGTATCTAGAATTTTGGTGTGTTTCATAAATCACGATCCCATTTTTGAATAGGGCAAGATCCTTGACGAAGTTTGGTTTTTGCTGACATAAAACAGCCACAGCGTCTACATTGAGTTGTAGACGCATTAAAATCTGGACAACTTCTGCAAATAGACATTCTCATTTGTTGAGTTTCTGGCGATACAAAAACTGCTTTTCCTTTAGAAAAATCAGTTAATGAATCAGAAACAGTTTCTGTTAGATTTTTTAGTTTATCTAACAGCTCCTGTTTAATTTCATTTGAGAAATTTTTCATGAATTTTATTCAGCTGGTGCTTCTTCTAACACTTCTTGTAGTACTTCTTCAGAACCTTCTTTCTCTTCTAGAAGTTGTAGAGTTTCTAAACCACCAAGTAGTTTAGTACGATATTCTACAAGACGAGAAAGTTCAGTTTGAAGCTCTTCAATTTTTTCGGTTACAGTCTTTAACTGCTCTTCAAAAGTTTCTTTAATTTGTTCTTGCTTTGACATGGTTAAATTTCCTGAAATGTAATGTAATCAATCATAGATCATTTGGAGGGATTTGTCAAGGGGTTGACAAGCCTCTTGATATTATGTATAATGACTCTGTTGGGGGTCAGAAATAATATTAGATTATCCAAATACTCTAGAGGGACTACTTGGAGCAGGATCTAGAACAAATTCTGATAACTCTTCTGGTAGAGTCCCGTCTAGAATAATATTCACATGCCAACCTTCTTTTGAAGTGGCTTCAGAAATTACAATTGGATATCCTTCCTCATTAATTTCAAATTCTGCATCATTATTATAGATAATTCCAACTACATCAATGTCTCCATTTAGTTCTGGTCTCATTGAATAAAACTGTGGAGGCTCTTGTCCTTCAATATTAATGGGAGAAGTTTTGATCCAATTTAAAACTTCAAATACTGAAATCATTTCTTCTTCAGAAGAAAATTTTAAGTAATATGTTGTGTATGTCATAGTTTTTATTTTTATTTAGTAAGTTTTGGTGAGTTCAATTGCATTTTCTAAGGTAATAGTATGTGGGTAGTAAATAAATCTAGAAACAGTACCATTTATATTACTACCACCATTTGTATCACATCCTATAGATACTCTATTAAATTTATCTATTAAACTAGCAGTCATGGTTTGTCTTGTAATTATAACTCCATTTAATACTAAAAATATCTGAGTTTGATTACAAACTATGCAAGCTTTATTTTTTCCAGAAGTTAAAAATGCATTTTGATATGTACTAGTGGTAGTAGTACCAATATAACTTTCTATGTATGAAGTAAGTAAATTTGGAATAACCGCATAGTTAAAAGAATCAGCGGTTACTGTATTTCCTAACATAAGTATTCTTGTGTAAGCTCCATTAGTCCCGACTTTTTTAACATCATCAAATTCAATGTATATACTACCAAAAACTGTTTTATTATTAAACCAATTTTTTGTGTTTAAATTATTAACATATAAGTATTCAAAAGACCTTGTAGTTCTTGCAGTAGAGTATACATCTGCAGTTCTAGTTGCGGTTGCATCTCCTAAAGCAGGAAAATATGAAGTAGCAGAAGTTCCAGTTTCTAATTGAGCACCCCAAATATATACTCCAGAACTTCCATTTCCAACATAACTATTTTGTCCAGATGAATTAATAAGAGAAATAGCAGGAATATTAGTAGTATTAGCTGCATTTTTGGTTACAGTTAAAATGCATCTAAACCAACCATCATGATATGGAATTATGTCTGCAGATGCATTAACATAATCAGTTCCACTTAATCCATTACCTAAATTTGCAGTTCCAGTTGATAAATTATATGTTGCATTACAATCTTCATTTACAAAATTTGACATTTGCAACATTATTCTATCTCTTTCTGCTTTTTTTGCAAATATACTGAAAGTTAAAGTTTCATTTGAACCATTTCTTGAAAAATATAAAACATGTTGAAGAGAACCAGAAGCTGCTGGAGATTCAACTAATTTATCTGCTGTTGATATTGAATTGGGAGCAAATATTCCTGCAACATTGGCAGATAATGATCCCTGGATTGTCCAGCCACTGCCAGTAAATGATTCTGTAAATCTTAATAGATTAATTGTTTGTGGTTCTAATAGTAAAAAGTTTGCATATAAGTAAGGATACGAATCAAACCTTGCAGTGTTTATTGCAGACGTATATATTGCATATCCTCCTGGACCATAACTTGTTCCAGTAGTTGATCTAGAAGTAAAAGTTTCAGTAGATGGAATATATGAAGTAGGAAATGTTGAAGCTACACTAGTTGAATATGCTACAGTTTCTACCTGCCATCCCCAAATCAAAAGTGAATGCCCTCTGACGTTAGCATTTCCTTGATCACGAATGTATACTCTAGGAGTTACTGTATTATTTGTTCCATTATTAGTTAGTGCTGTAGAAATTCTATACCATCCATTTGAATATGGAGTAATTGTTGCATTTGATCCTGTATCACGTACAATAGTTTTAGTTTCCCAACTTACAGTAACTACAGTTTGTTGATATGTTCCTCCATTAAGTTGTAGATTAATTGTAGATATTGGAGTAGTTCCAGGTTTTAGGAATACTGAAAATACATATGTTGCACCATTTACAGTAATAGGTTCATATTTTTGAACCCAACAAATATTTGTTCCTGCACTTAACGTGGAAATTACTTTATCTGCGCTAAAAGTATTATCAGGAGCAATTTCTATATTTCTTTTTACATATGAATTATCTAATAGATAATTACCTAAGTCAGAACTATTTGATAATGTAACTAGATTTGTTCTTTGTTCTTCATTTATAATTCCTTTTGGAGATATTTCATAAGATGAAGTTGTAGTTGTAGTAGTTCTTATATATTCAGATAGAGTACTACCTATCTCTAACTGCCCTCCCCATAGATAGACTCCAGATGCATTATCTCCTGTGTATACATTTGTATCATTAGACATCAATAACGCATATGCTCTTCCAATCGTATCTACCCATGCTCCAGTGATTGAACAACGATACCAACCATTTCCAACACTTTCAATTCTTGCAGTATATCCACCATTAGAAACTATAGTACCAGAAGAAAGATTAAAATTTGCTATTCCTCCAGCGTGTAAAGCTAATCCTAAAGTTCTATTGGAAGTATACTGTTTTGCATAAATTGACCAAGTATAAGTTGCACCCTGAGTTACAGTTCCAATATCTTGATATATTAAATGTTGAAGATTAGCATTATTTTCTACCATTAAATTTCCAGTAATAGATCCATCTGGAGCTGCTATTCTTGTTCCAGCAGAATTTATTGATGATAAATTTCCTACAAGCCAATTTTGTAACTGTTCACTATAGGTATATAAATTTTTTACTTCTCTAACAGAATGAGAAAATCGAGGTATATTTGTAGTTGAATATCCTATAACTCCATCATCATTTACAAATGTAGCACTAGAAGATGCTCTAGTAAATTCTAGCCTAGGATCTAGTTTTTTGCATTTTGCAAAATCTATATTTAATGTGTCTCCTTCAAAAGCAAAATTTTGAGAAATACTCATATGACCTCTTTTAACTCTAAGTTACTTACTCTTTTTGGATAAATGATTATTTTTGCAATAGAACCATTTAACTGATTTGCTGTGCCCAAACATCCAATTTCCATGTAATACCATCTATTGGTAAAATTATTGGTTCCATCTAAATCTGGAAGTATAGCTGTACCATTAAATATTCCAGTAACATCATTAGGTTTTACAGTAAATGCTAATACTAAAGTATCTCCAATATTTATTGGAGGAGTACTTGCAGCTGTGTCATATAAACCTGATATAGATTGTAAAATAACTCCATATTTATTTGGTCCTGTTTCCCACCACAAAGGTGAAGTAAAACCAGCTCCAGAAAGACTCAAAACTACTCTATTCAAATATGAAGCAACTGGAGGTGAATTAAATGTGCATTTAGTAACTGCTGAGAGTTGATCATAATTACATTCAGCTCTAAATCCAGCTTCCATTGAGCACACTTCTGCAGTTCTAGTAGTCGCAGCCCCATTAGAATAGATATAAGAAGTTGCAGCACCAAGTGCAAGTTTACCTGCTAATGTGGTTACTACAGTTCCATGATCAATAGATTCCAGTTGATACCCCCAAACATAAGTAAATGCACCTACTGAAGCTCCATTAATATCAGATCCTGGGAATATCCATGCAGCACCAGAAGTAGTCCCAGGAACAAAAGTAGCAGAAATTCTATACCAACCATTTGGATATTTTTCAAATCTATAATTTCCAAAATTTAATGGAGATCCAGTTGTAAAAGTTTCAGTTGCAAAATTCCAAGTTACTCTTCCTCCACCTGTCCAAATACCACTGTGTTCAAGAACACAAACATCACTATTGCCTCTCTTTACAAATAAACTCCATGTATGAGGTCTGGTGGCACCATCTGGAGTATTAATTCCTAGTATAATTCTTTGCCAACCAGTGCCATTTTGAATAACCTTTGCTGCGGTATTAGTTCCTTTTGGATCTAAAGTCTCTGTTGTATTTGGTGTGTATATTGCAGCCCAACCAGCCACAGCGTCTCCAGAACCCCAGGAAGATGTTGGAAATTCGGAATAAGTAGCTAAATTTTGAGCACTGCTCTCAATCAACAAACCTAATGATTGAATTTTAGTTTCTGATCTTACAAATCCTGTAAAATTAGGAATATAATCTGATGCAGTAGATCCTGTTTCTAACTGTGCTCCCCATGCAAATAATCTATTTGCAGTATTTCCTTGATAGATTGATTGATTTGAACTGTTAATTAATGTTATACCTGCATAATAAATAAGATCTCCTCTAGTTGGAGTTACTGTAAAACTACATCTATACCATCCATTTGGATAAGGAACAATTGCAGAAGATAAATTTGTTCCTGGGTCTGATACACTAGCTGTAGTTGATATTACTGTGCCACTTGACAAATTAAATAATGCAGTACCGCCCCCTCCTATCCCAGCATACCCTAGACCTAATTGAATTCTAGTTACAGTGTCTGCCTTTACAAATACAGAAAAAGTATATCTACTAGTTGTAGATAGTAATCCAACACTTTGATATCTGTTGTGAGTTGTATTTGTATTTGCTTCCACTAAAATATCTGCAGCGGCTCTAGTCCCAGTTGGAGACTCAATACCATTTGCAGTTATTGTAAGACCAAAATTATCTGTTCCCCAAACTGTGCCGTCATCAAAACTTTCAGATTGTTTGATTATATTTGTAATTATAACTGGCTTATGATTAAATCTTGGATTATTTGCAGTTGCAGTTTTAATCAATCCATCACTATCTACATATGTGCCAACACTAGATCTTGTAAATTTAATCCTGGAATCTAGTTTTTTAGTTTTTGCAAAATCTAAAGAAATTGCTGAATTGGATTTTGGTTTTGTAAGTGAGATAGCCATTTATTGTGTTAGCGATTTTAACTGCAAACCGTTTAATTTTCTAGGATAATATATAACTTTTGATATTACTATACTGCTGGTAGAATTTCCAGTAAAGAAATTTCTGCCAATAATATAACAATCAAAGTCATATACTAATGTGTTTAAATTTATGCTAGTAGCTCCTATTATTCCATCAATACAAGCTTCGAAAGAATTTTGAGCATAAGATCCTGCTACCTTAGTAACTTTGTTTATTGACGAATAGTACCCTCCTACGAGAGAATTACTTGTTATAGTTTGACTTCTAGTTGCTGTGTAAATACCATATACTCCAAATGGATTAAGTATTAAAAAATTAAATGGTGCTGGATCTGTTTGACTACTTACTCCAAAAATTCCACCGTAATAATCAATTCCATTTACGCCTTTTGGAGTAAATTCTGAAAAGAATGTTCCTTCATATTTATTATAAGTATTTGTAAATCCAGATCCTGTAATACTTGCACGATCTTCTCCTACACTTACTGCAGCTCCATTTGTAGCAGTATAAGAAGTTGGAGATGTATTAACTTCAAGCTGATCTCCCCATATTAAAATATCGGTAGCAGCATCTGGTGATCTGATCTCTGCTAGAGTGCCATTAAGAGTTCCAGCACCATTATAAGTTACAATTGAAATTGAACATTTATACCATCCATTAAACAAAGGTTCAATGTTTGCAAAAGAATAAGGAGTAGATTGAGAATCTGTAGAAGAAGTTATTGCTGGAGTAGTATAAGAACCTTTTCCAGACAAATAGAAATTAGAAGTAGTTCTATATGCATAATCAGTAGAATTTACTTGGCATACCAAATCTAATCTAATTTTAGAAGTTGCGTTTGATTTGACAAAAACTGAATAACACAATTGTCGATTTTTAGTTGTACCTGGAGCAGCATTAAAATAATTAGTAATTCTTCCTCCAGTTAAAGATGTAACAAATCTAGATGCAGTCGTAGTTCCATCTGGAGCTGTAGCAAAATTTGATGTAACTGTGGTATCAGTTAAATATTTTGTTCCAGATCCTCCTGCACCAGATGCCCAGGTATCAGTAAAAAGTTGACTATATTTTGAGTGATTTGTAGCAGAGAATTCTACTATTAATCCTTCAGACCTTGGTTTGTTACTTTGATTGAAACTATTAGCAATATAGTCTAATATTACAGATCCCTCTTGCATCTGTGGTCCCCATAGAGATACTGTTCCACTAGTTTGAAAATAAACTTGGAATCTTAAATAATTATTTGCAGCGATTGTTCCAGTAAAAGTAAAATAAAGTCTATACCATCCATTTGGATATGGAACTACGACTCCAGTTCCTGCTGTTATTTGACCAGTTGCAGGATTGAAAGTAGTATTAAATCCTTGTGTAGTATTATTGATAAAAAATCCTGCAAGTACAATTGATGTTTGTGTACCTGCTTTTACAAATATCGAAGCGGTATAAGTTGCATTTCCTCTTGCGTAAATATCTTGATATATTGATTCTGCACCAGTTCCTCCAGCTACAGCAGTAATATTTGTTGCGGTAGAAGTTCCATCTGGTGCTCCAGCATTATTATCTGTTGCCGTAACAGAACCACCCCCAGTTGTAATTTTAAACCAACTAGATAAATTATCAGTATTATTCAATAAATTAATTGATTGAGAAAATGCATAATTGAATCGGGGAACATTAGCATCTGCACTTACAAGTAATCCTTTTTCATTAAAATATGTTCTAGCTGTAGATCTAGTGAATGTTATTCTAGAATCTAATTTTCTAGATTTTGCAAAATCTAAAGATAGTGCTGGAGCTTCTGTTGTAAAATTTTGATTGATTGCCATGATTTACCTCACTAACCATTCTTCTACAGTTTCACTAATATCTCTCATTTTAATCCATCTATCTCCAACAGGTTGACCTTTACGAAGTCTAAGTTTTCCAACTAGACCAACTGCGGACCACTCTGGTCTATCTTCTCTAGGAATATATGATTGATTTGGATCATAATCTGGATTCAATTTACGGTGTGTGAATCTTTTGCCGTCATCATCATGAGTTTTAATCACTGCATCCTCTGGAACAACTACATCTTCTGGGATGTTCCAATCCTCATATGCTCTAGTTACAGAAGTTGGAAATCCATTGTCAGTATCAACTACCTCTTCCCATTCAATTATATTATGTTCTTCCCAAATATGACAATTAAATTCATCTCTAATGTACTTATCTGCCCAATAATTCCATGCATTGTCTGCAAGAACTGCAGGATTTCCAGAAATAACTCCAATAATGTTAGAGTCTCCGTCAACAGATTTGCGAATTTTATTTCCAACTAAAGTTACACTATATCCTCTACGATCTTCGTTATCTGTATTACCATCTTCCCATTCAAACATCTCAGCGTAGTCAGCTGGGGAAGACATTGTAGTTCCACCATCACTGAATACTACACCATCACCTCTGACTATAAATTCATTATCAACAAAACCTCCAGAAGCACATAAAATAAACGTATATGCAGATGTTGCGGATCTAGAAACACCAGTTTGGAACAAAGTTGAAGCATAGCTAGTATTGCGATTTCCTACGTCTAACGTCGGGACAGACGTTTGTGAAGACATAAATTCATTTATTGTTAAAGCGCTATTATTATAGCCACCATCACTGGTTACTTTTAATGCTCCGCCATTTACAAGACGCATTCTTTCAGTATTATTGTTTGCCCACATATGTGTGCCGTTAGTATCAAGATTAAAAAATCTGTGCATGTTATTATAAACATCAATATAATAGCCAATATTTCCATTGGTATAATCAAATTGTATTTCTCCTCCTTCTAAACTAGTATCTTGACGATTTAATCTTAATGGTCTACCTACAGCAATATTTCCTGAAGTAGAACTTCCTAAAGTTAAAGTCTGTGTAGAACTAGGAAGAATAGATCCAGATCTCTCAAAGATCATATTAACATTGTTTACACCATCTCCGATGTAAACATCTGCAGCAGTATTACCTACACTTAAATTTCCACCAGCATTTGTAATGGATAAATTACCACTCACATCTGTCTGAATAAGTGCTTTTGATGTTCCGTCTTGAAAATCTATGAGACCCGATGCGGGTGTTATGATTACGTCTCTTGGCATTACTTAAACCTACCTCCTATACGAGTGATGAACTGACCAAATGCACTTCTAATACTATAATTTATTCTTGCATCACTTCCAACGTTTACAACAGTAAATCCAGGATTTGGATACTGTCTATCTATAAAGATATCAATGTCTTTCATCCAGAATCCTTCTGCAGTATCATTGTTGCCAGCAGCAGTTACTCCAACCTGGAAGTATCTTGGGAAGTTTACTGGATTGATTGTTATTTGTCTCTCTTCATAATTTGAGACTGATGCAGCAGTAAATGCTATCGTAGAAACTCCTCCAGACATTGGAGAACTCCAGTATGCAGAATTGGAAACTTGATTTGGTCCAACTGCCAGTTGGGTATCTCTAACTTCTAATACAGGATAACTAGATCCAGACCAACCAGTTACAAGTTTTACTTTTGCACTGACTCTTAAAGTTGCACCAGCAGGAACTAAAATAGTTTCTCCAAATCCATAACCATATTCATTATAATCATATCTAAATAACACTCTCCAAGAATTTTCAGTATTATCCCAATATCTTTCGCAACCAGTTGCAAATTGTCTTACGCCATTAAATTCAAAATCATCTTCTAGAATAGTAAATGATGAATATCCAAGAACTCCACGATCTAATTGTCTGAGACCTGGACCTGCTTGTGGAGTGCCCAGTTGTGGATTGATCAATCCAGAGAGATATTTACTCCTAGAATAAATTAAAGCTGAATTAGTTGCTTCCGCAACATGTCCATAACGAAGACCAGTAAAGATAAATTTTTTGCCACTAATTCCTAAACAACTGTTGTAGTGGCCGACTCCATATGTTGATGCATCAGAAATAAAATCATGATATCCCATGCCATTTTCATACATCATCAACCATCTTAAAGAAGTTTCTGCCCTGCTGGAGTAATTATATGCAAATTCTCCATACTCATGTAGACCTTCAGATCTATAATTTGTAGACTGATTTCTGGTGGAGATACAATTATAAACTGATTGTCCAGGTGTATACCATGGTCCACTGATACCATTCCATGTATTCGCACAGAATGCACATCTAAGTTTTAAATACCTTTGTTCCCATAAAAATAATCCACCGATGTCAATCACAGCAAGTGTTCCATTTACAGTAATACCTTCAACCCAAGGTTGTCTTTGGTGACTTGCAATTTGTTGTGAAATTGTTACAGGTAATGAGTTTGAACTTGACCATCCTCGGAAACTTACACCTCTTGCATTTCCATCTACACTATTTCCGACTCGTTTGAAGTATACATCTTTGATAACTATTTTTTTATTAAAATTAGCAAGAGTGTTATAATCTCCAGTACCAACATAAGAATCACTATGAAAAAATGCATGGTCACTGTTAGTAACTCCACGAATCTGAACTCTTCTGGTAAGTCTTGTCACTAATGCACCAGATACAACTGTATATGGAAGAGTTGCATTTAATGTAATTACATTTCCACTAACTGAAGAAATTGTACGAATAGTATCATATGCATTCCAAGCAAAATCAGTAGTTCCTCCAACTTCACTCCTCGCTTCTACCCATATTTCATCACCAGCAGTAAACCTATTTGCGTTTGCAACAGTAATTGTGCTAGTTCCTGAGTTAGATTGAACAGTTGTGACTGTTGCAACTTTTCTAACTTTCTCTGATGCATCGTGTGCCTTTTCAGTACCAGAAAGATATATCGTCAATCCTGCAATAACTCCAGTTGTTGCACTATCAACAGTTATTATATTAGTTGTATAGTCAATAGAATTTATAGTTTTTGTATTTAAATTTGTAGAAGTTCCAAATATAATTTTTTGCCCTACACGAAACACTTTTGCATTTGAAACTGGAATTATTGTAGCTCCTGATATTACATTTGAATTAATTGTAGCAGTTGGACTTACATATTGTCTAACATAAATTGTATTTCCATTTATATCATGAATCCAAAAACCTTCATCACGTAATGTTTGATATGCACCATCACTGTCAGTTGATACTGTATTATTAAATACAGCAATCCATTCATCAATAGCAAAGTTTGTTGCACTGGCTACAGTAAATCCAAATGAATTTTCTACAACACTAGCAGATAATGTAGTTGTTGGCATTCCATCTTCACCTTCTGCAATAAATGCTGCAGCAGCTTCATTATATACCCATAAACCATGATTATCTGCGTTTGTTCCTTTGAACTCACATACAGCATCACCTCGCATATGATAGGTTCCACTACCTCTTACATGTAATCTGCCATTCATTCTGATAGTGCTTGTTCCACTTGTTGTGTGTTGAAGAATTCCAAAAATATTTGAATCTTCAAAACCATTTGTTCTAATTGGAGTTGAAGCATCAACAGTTACCGTATGTCCAACATTAATTTGAAATCCATCAAGGTCTGCAGGTACTACACCACCAGTCCATGTTGTGGTGGCACTAAAGTTACCAGATTGTGCAGATTGAATATATGCCATTATATTATACTCCTATCAGTAATAAGTTGTTCATATACATTTGGAATAGAACTTTCTGGTTTTACAATTTCCAATACAATTTCTCCATCATTTTCATAAATTTCATTGATGATGACTGTTGGATCATTAGATGTGACATCCAATGTTGATTTGTTTATAGTTAATCGAATATTCATTGATATATACCTTTCCTAGTATTTATGATTCGTATTCGGTGATTAATTTTTCAACATCTTTTCTTTCTGCAAATACAGTGAAGAAGCAGTTGATGACATCATTTGTAGATTCAATAACAATAGTGTTATTTGAGATATCAATCACGGAATGAATTCCAGGATTTCTACCAATAGGGGTTAGATTTACAGTGATTGAGTCTTCATGAACTAGTTCAGTCCAATACTCTGGAAGTTCAATAGTATTATTATCAGAGAGTCTTCCTCTAATATAAACACCATTTTCTGGACCTTCTAATGATCCATAGCGAAGTTTGAATCCTGGTTTTGTTGGGTGATCAATTACGAATGACTTTGTGGTTGCAGCAAAGGAACCATTAACTTGAAGTTTGTATGTTGGTGATGCAACATCAATACCAACATTTCCAGTTGTTCCCTTAACTGTAATTCCAACAGCTCCTGCTGATTGTAATCTTAAATCTCCACCATCATTTCTTAGAGTTGCAGTTCTAGTTCCACCATCTGATGCTCTATTTTGACTGTTTATGAAATAATACGCACTTGCATCTCCAGCAGTAATTTGAAGTGCTGTAAATGCATTAGCTCCAGTACCAGCATTTTGTGTTGATGTATAAAGTGAACCATCTGTATTAATATAATTCAAGAATCTTACAGTTGGATTTGTTATTCCAATACCAACATTTCCAGTGCTGGTGATTGCCATTCTTATATTAGGCGCTGTTGTAGTGTCTCCCAACGTAGGCATCGTTGCCATGTATAGAGTTCCGCCGCCATTTCCAATCCACCAAGGATTTGAATTAGCAAAATCAAGAATACCTAGACCGTTATTTCTAGCTCCTTTTAATATTAAATTAGTACCATAATTAAATTGTCCCCACTGAGGTCCCGAGTTAGCTATATCCAAAGAACCACTGGGAACCGTGGTGCCAATACCAACAAGACCAGAGGAATTTACAAATACATCGTCAGATCCACCACCAGCTCTTCTTAATCCAGATGGACTATATTCATCCATGAACGCCAACTGACCAAGATATTGGTTCAGTGGAATCTGGTTTGGATTTAATCCAACGTCTTGTTGAGATACTACATTATAGAAAGTTGTTCCGCCATCAGTTGACTCTGAAATATATCCATTAACTGATAATTCTGTTGGAGCTGACTGAACTGGGGGTTTACCAATATGAATATTTCCTGTAGTAGCTTCTATTTTAAGAGGACTTCTGTTTATATTAGCTTGATAGATCGAGAAATCTTCAGTGCCGTTACCATTGGTATCAACCAAAATTTGATGTGATGCACCAGTGCCAAATGCAATCGCAGCTCTCTTTGATGTTGCATGTGCAGTAGTTCTAATTCTAATTGAGTACGGGAATTGTGCAGTTTCTCCTCCAACATCTAATTTTACTACTGGTGAAATTGTACCAATGCCAATATTACCATTTGAAAGAATACTAAATCTATCAACGAAAGATCCAGCATGGTTAAATGTATAATGTAATGCTGATGTATTAGTTGCACCTGTCTGAACAAATTTCACATCCAACATTGCGTTGGCATTTGCAGTGTCAGGATTTATTCTAAATCCTAATACAGACATAGCATTTGTTGTGGTGCTTTCATTTACAATTGAAAGCATTCTATATCCATCACCTATATCACTATTAGCTGAAAATGTTGTGTTATTAGTAAATCCTACTGTTAACCCACTAGTAGATCTTGTTGCAGCACCACCAATTCTTGAATTTCCAATAACATCTAATTTTGTTGTTGGAGTTGTGGTTCCTATGCCGACATTACCAGAAATATAAGCACCATTATTAACTTGTAGTGACTGGTTTGCAGTTCCAGTTGCAGTTGAAGTATTAACTAAGACCGCTGCAGCCGTTCCGCTACCATGCTGAAGAACAATATGACCTACACCACCAGTAATTTGATTTTGAATAGTAAAGTAATCTACATCTATGCCTCCCCAACCCATGTATCCTTTTCTACCAGCAGCAATACCATCTGGAAACCACTGAATGTATGAGTGATCTGTGCCAACAAGGTTTAAAGTTGCTCCATTATTAGTAAATTGTCCCATTCCAGCAACATCAAGTTTTGTTGTTGGATTTGTCGATCCAATTCCAACACTACCACCAGAAAGAATTGATAATAAGTTAGCTGAATTGGTACTATTTACAAATGAGAATGAAGTACTTGCATTAAATTGTAATCCTGCTGGAATAAATGTGGAACCTGTACCCCCTGCATATGCAGATATACTTGCAAGACTATTGACAATACTTCCACCTGTTGACATTCCTCTCCATATAAAAGTTCCAAGTAAATCACCAGTAGTAACTTGTGCCCCACCTTTACTTTTGTCTAGAATAAAATATGCAGCCGTAGCATCATTTGCATCATTTCTGGAAATAATTTGTGATTCAAAAGAACTTGAACTTGACATTCTAAGAATGCCGTATCCATCAAATGAAGATGTTGGATTTATATTATTTCCAACTCCAACTTTTCCAGCATCATTTACAACCATTCCATAATTCATTCGATTAGAAGAATTTAATGTTGGAATTGTAGGAGTAGTTCCAACAACAAAAGTTCCAAGACTTGATACGGAAGTTATATCAAGTCTAATATCATTAAGTGTATTAATAGGAGCAGCAGCATTATATACATAAGATATGAATACATAATAACTTTCATTGTCAATATTTTGATAATGAAAAGTTACAAGAGATGTATATCCATTATGTACTATTATACCAGGAATTGATGAGGAACTCCAATTTTTATAAAAAGTAGCATCAAATCCAACTTCAGCAAATCCACCTGAAACATAAACTTGTAATTTATGAATTCCGATATAAAATTTACCAACATATACTGATTTTGTATCAGCCGTTCCAGCTGCAGTAGATTTTACAGGAACTGAAATATATCTGTAATTTCTTGTTGTTCCTCCAGAGCCACCAACTTTTAAATATGTATTATCTACAGTATCAGAATTTCCTATGTGCAATCTAGCAGATGGACTTGTATTTGCTATGCCAACATTACCTAATGAATTTATTACAACTGCTCTAGTTGTGTTATTTACTACTAAATTTAAATTATCAGCAGCGCCAGCAGCACGAACTACTGCTCCAGACCAAGTACTATCATATCCAAATAATGCTCCATAAGAACCATTATTATTTGCCCCATAATAAGCCATCCCGCCACTTGGAGCATTTATTTGAACTGGAATGTTTCCATCAGCTATTGAACCAGAACCAATCGATAGTGTTGCTAATGGGGCAGTAGTCGCAATACCAACAGCTCCAGTACCAAGAATTCTAACTCTTTCTGTGGCCGATCCACCACCATTACCTGTCCAAAAAGAAATAGTTCCAGCAACTCCAGATGCACCCCAAGAAAGTAACCTTGCTCCACCTGAAGTTGAAGTAGAGTAATCAAAAGATCCTGCACTAGTTTGATTATTTCCTGTTTGTCCGTATGTAACAATTGCACCAGAACTTTCAAATTTTTCTACTGGATTAGTTCGTCCAACTCCAACATTTTGAGTAGATGTAATTCTTACAGCTTCTACTCCATTATTTGGTTTTAGTGCGATATAATCTGTAGCAATTAATGCTAATTTATTAGCTCTCCATGCAATTTCATTACTTGGAGTAACAGTTGCAGTTAGGAGTCTAGCATCACTTCCACTAAAACATATAGTAGAATCTGTTGCAGTTCTTAATAGAGTAAATAACTCGGAAGAGTCATTATTAGCTGGAGATGCAGTTGGTTCAGATACGAATAATGCAGCTGAAGAAGTATTTGTATATACATGTAATTTTCTCGATATAACAGCAGTACCTATACCAACGTTTCCTGCAAAATAATTCTGTGCAGTTCCTCCAGCATAGAAGTTCCATCTATTAGTTCCAGAGGGAATATTTGCAAAGTATCCGTAATTATTTGTAGCACCTACAAGAGTAGCAGAAACATTAAATCCTATTTGATTAGTTACTGCAGATCCAGAGCCAATTATTCCTTGTTGAGCTTGAAAATGAGTAAGAGTACCGAGAGTAAATGATGAAGCTGCAGTAGAACCACTTGAAATAAAATATATTGCACCGTTTGTAACATCGGATGCAACAACTCCCTGATGAACAAATCCATATGCTGTAACTCCACCAGTAATATTTTTACTGTTTAGAACTCCATAACCAGCAACATTTGGCCCACCAATACCAATTCCACCATCACTACCAATTCTCAATCTTTCTTGGTTATTGGTAGCAAATACCATATCAACAGTACCATAACCATATAATCCTTGAATAGTAGATCCAGAGAAAACATCCATTAGTCTTCCTGTCACTCCACCACCTTCAATTCTTATATCTGCAGTTCCAGTAGCAGCATAAACATGCAATTCTTGTTGTGGATTTGTGGTTCCTATGCCAATCCTTCCAACAGAATCTACAAGTAAATCATCAGATCCACCTCCAGCTCTTCTTAATCCAGATGGACTATATTCATCCATGAATGCAAGTTGACCAAGATATTGGTTCAGTGGAATCTGGTTTGGATTTAATCCAACGTCTTGTTGAGATACTACATTGTAATAATTAGTACCATCAGTTGACTCTGTAATATATCCGTTTACTGCTAATTTTGAACCTGGATTTGTGACTCCTATACCAACATTACCAGAAATATAAGCACCATCAATAACTTGAAGTCTTTGTGATGCTGTTCCTGTTGCTGTCCCTGTTCCTAGTAAAACATTACCAGAGGGATCAATAACTTGTCTATATGCATTTGCAGCATTATCATAGATGTAAAAGGCATTAGCAGGAGAAGCAGCAGAACCTCTTACACCAACCTCCCAGTCAGATCCATTTGTTAATAATTTTAATGTTGTTCTATCACTTGCAGAAGTTGACTCAATTGCAAGAATGTCTCCAGAACCTACTATATGTGTTTTGTATAATGGATTTGTGGTTCCTATGCCAACAGAACCAGAAACATAAGCACCACTATTAACTTGAAGTTTTTGATTTGAAGTTCCTGTTACTGATGTGGTGTTTATGAGGAAATTACCTGAAGTATCAATTCTATGTTGAAATCCACTATTAATATAAAAATCAATTGGAGCAGAATCTACTGTAAATAATTCAAAAGCACCTGTTCCTCTATGATAAATGTTACTTTTAGAATTTGCTCCAGTATTACCTCTAATAATTCTTAAACCATAATCAGTATATGTCGCATCACCAATTAAATCAATAAGAGCAAACTGATTACTAGTTTGTCCTTGACCAATTTCTAATGCTGAGGTTCCTCCAATATTTCTCATGATTATGTTGCCATCACTAAAAATTCCACTACCACTAACATGTAATGTTGCAGTTGGAGTTGTGGTTCCTATGCCAACAGAACCAGAAACATAAGCACCACCATTAACTTGAAGTGGTTGTGATGCTGTTCCTGTTGTTAATGAAGTTCCTACAAGAACATTTCCTCCATAAGCATTTAATGTTAAATTCTTCTTAATTGTATTTTCTCTATTGATTGCTTCAATTGAAACATTAGCACCTGAAACATCTGCGTAAGTGAGAAAGTAAGCATCACCTACACCTCCACCAGCAGAAAGATTTCCTTGATATACCTCTAATTTGTATAATGGATTTGTCGTACCAATTCCAACACGATTTGTAGTAGTAATTTTACCAGTGGTGTTAAGTTCTGCAGTTACACCAGTCCTGGTAATAGTACTATGTAAATATTGTGTATGATCATCGTCTGCGAGACCATAAAATGAGCCATGATCTGTAACGTCTACAATTACATCAGTAACAGTACCGTTTCCTTTCCTAAGAAACACTCTACCATCGGTAGTGTTAATTGCTAGCTCTCGTAGAGAAAGATCTGATAGAGTAGGTACTCTATTAGAAACTGAGCTTGATTTTAGCCTGATGTTAGTAGCCATATTGCAAATATTTGCGGTATATACCTATAAAAAAGGAGGGATATATATCCCTCCACTATTTATATTAACGGTAAATCACTCTTCCACTAATGGTTGAGTATAAAATTCATCAATGTTATTCGAAAAATTGTGTCTTTGATGCTCTGGAATATTTTGTTTGATTACTTCATAATCTTCTTCAATGCTTGGATATACAATTTCTGGACTCACTGCTTCTGGTTCTTTTACATCTTCATCTATAATATCAATTCTAGATGGATCATAAATTGCTTCAGAAACATTTGTTAGGTGATGATGAATATAAATTCTAGCACCTTTATCAATTGGAGTAAATGAAATTGAATAATAACCAATTCCAGGATTAAAAAATGGTGTTGGAGAATCAGATTCTATAGTTTTTTGAATCAACTCTTTAAAATTTTCAGGAATTTCGTCAGACTCTAATTGAGTCTGACAAATTTTACGATTCTCCCTATCTAAAAATTCATTTACCAAAAATTCTTGTTCGTCAGTTAGAAAAAATGACATAGATCACTCCTATTTTATTTAAAAGTATACAGTAGTTCGGTTGAGAGTAGTAGATGGTGCAGAGTTTACAGTTACGGTAGCTTCCAAATGAACTTTTTTATTAAATCTAGTAATATTTATGTTCATTGGAGTCCACTCAAATGCTGAGAGATCACCGAATGTAGGTCTCACTGATAAGTAAGCAGCATCTGCTCCCCACCACCACCATCTGTTTCCAATTGGTTGAACTACATTTTCAGTATTTAGTAGTGGAGTAGTATTATAAGTTCTCTTGTTAATAACCATTGCCATATTATATTGATTACAACCAACTAACTCAGAAGAAAGAACGTTTTCACCTTTTAGATTTGTAGCTCCATTATTCTTAACTGAGTTATCAAACGTAGTTGTTTTAATTCCACGCATTCTCAATACATAGACGTTTGTTCCTACTGTAATTGGTTCACTTACAGGGTTTATAAGTCTCAATCTTCCAAGTTCATACTGAGGAACTCCATTATAAGTAACTGGCCAGACGAAGGCTAATACAAATCCGATAAACTTGAAGTTTATGCCATCAGTAGATGTATATAATGCGTCACTTCTAGAAATCTTAGAACTTGCATCTACAAAGCTTCTCGCAACTCCACCTGCTCTAATTGGAACTGCACCAGTACTTGAACTTGTTGCAGTAAAGATAGTACCTGCTCTATTGTTAGGTGCTCCATAAATTGTGAAGTCAACATCATTACTGTAATCAAGAATAGCTCCACCAGCATCATAGTTACCAATTATGTAGTCTTTACCAGCTTGAATTGAACTAGTTCCAGTGGTTAGAATCTTTCCATCCCATAGATTTCCATTGATTACAACATCTGAAATGATTGGAGTAATAGTTCCTGCGGTAACAGAACCAGAAGCAGTAGAGTAGAAACTTACGCTAGTTGTACTACATGCAACCACTCTCCATGTGCCATTATAAGAAGATGGAGTTGCACCAGAAACAATAATTTGTTGTCCATCAAAATAAGGAATTGAAGCTTGTGTTGCAAATGTCAGAGTGCTAATGTTATTGTCTGAAGTAGATCCACCTGTTACAGTTAATGTAGAACTATTTGATGTTGTAAGTGTATAATCAGATACTCTCTTGAATAAACTTCTATCATAAGCAGAAGGTGTATATGTTTGTACATAATTTAGAATCATAGATTCCTCTAGCCTGGTATTATTTCCAGTTCCCCATCTAACGTCTCCCCACTTTCCACTTACACCTGATCTAAACTTAAGATCTTGATACTTCCATGAAATTTTATTTAGATTCTTGAATCTGGAAGGTTTGATTGAATCGAATGTAGAAGACCACTTATATGTACTATAATTTAAAGGTCCAATTCCACTATCCCAATAGTTTCCACCATACCAGTAGGTATTCATTGCTCTCTCAGCAGTATTCATTGTTAATAGAATACTATCAGTATTTAAATTCGTATGTTTAATTGGGTTAGGAGCAGTTGCCCCACTGGTAATGTTTGCATCTTCCATTAAATAATTTGGATTTGATGTACTGAATAAACTATCAGTTCCGTTTGACCAAATGTATCCAAAGTTAGGTGTAAATGCAAGTGTAGTTATAGACCAATCAGAAGGACCGCCTCCAATTCTATGAGACCATGCTGGTCTTATTGGTTGTGCAATCTGCCAAATACTATTTCCTCTTTGTCTACCCCAATTGATTGAAAGTGATCCTGCGGAAGTTAATCCAATCATTCTCGCACCATCAATTGTTCTAGCAAAGTTTCCTACCCAACCAAAGCTACCGTAAATTCCAGAACCTCTAAAGTTGCCACCGTTGTAGTAGCTATTCCAGATTTTAAAATCATCAAACTGTAAACTTCCGCCGTATTCACTGTGAATAAATCTCTGTGAAACTGGTCCATCGAATGCAAACAGATCATTTTGATGTGAAACTAAGATATCACTTACAGATAACCAATCTTCTGGAGATGGATGTGAAGAATATAGAATATTTTCACTGCTATCAATTGTTATTGTAGAATAACCATTTGCATCAACACTGGATACTGAAGTGATTACTCCAGATACAGTTTTCAATGATGGTTTCGGATTATTAAATATAATTTTTTGACCCGCAGTAAATCCACCTATGTATCTTACTGTATATTCATCAGTCTGTCTAGTAATAGCATTTGTAGTAAATCTTGCATTGAAGTAAATAAATGATCCGTTAATTGTTCTAACTGCAATAGTTTCTTCTGGAATAAAGGTTGTGAATACTAATGGAGTAGATCTAGTAGCAGTTCCTAATGTAGTAGTATAAGTTCCTGCTGTTACTGAAGTTACGACAACAAAAGTAAATGTAGTTGCAGTTGGAATTGTTGCAATTTTCCATGTACCATTCAATTTAGCTTGCTGAGTTCCAGTTGCTCCAGAAATTACAATAATATCACCGACTGAATATCCTGTAGTTGAAGCAACAGTTGCAGTAACTGTAGTTGTACCATCTCCAATATAATTTGTAGGTGTTATTGCAGAAGGAGCTGGAATACTTACTGGGGAACTTAAAGTAACCTGAGTAGTACTATCAACACTTGCAACAGTAATATTTGGAGTTGATGCAATTCCAAAAACATTATCTCCAATATTAATATTTACTGTACTTGCAAGAGTGACAACGGCACTTGAAGTAGTAGCAACTGTATTGTAGGTAGATGTTGTATAATAGAACTTATCAGTACCCATGGTCGCAATACCAGCACCTGTAATAGAGGTGGGATTAATTATCTGGAAATTATCTGCAGTTACGTTTGTTATTGCATATTGCCCTGAAGTAGCGTTAACACCACTTGATGCACTGAATGCAATATTGACGATATCTCCAGCTACATAACCATGATTTGCTGATGTAATTGTAACCGTAGTAGATGCACTTGCAGACCAAGTAGAATCTTTTATTCTAAAATCATAATCAACAACCTTATCTGGGAAATTAGGATTAAACCATACAAATTTTGGAGTGAATGATAAAATTCTACCAGCAGGATCTACCTTACTGATATAGAGGTATAAATCAGCAGGATATCTTGGATTATTAAAGTTAAATGTACTTCCTTTAATGATCAGATAATCATTAACTCTATATCCGCTACCACCATTTGAAATATAAAGTGCGGTGACTTCTCCAAAACTTCCAATACTTAGATTAATTACAGCGTCAGTTCCATAACTTAGTCTAGTATTAGTTCCTGGTCTTTCTCTTGGTCCAGACAATACAATAGAACTCTTAATTGGATCTACAGTGTTCTGAACAAGAGCATTGCTACCGTCGAAGTAATAAACTCCCCAGTTTGCAATTCCTTGAGTCCATACGCTAATAGCAGTTGCTGCTGGTGATGGAGTTCCTGATGTTTGAGTGCCGATTCCATAATCTACATAATAAGTAACACCATCTTTAACATATGAAGTTGTAGGAGTTGTAGTAGATAATGTGTATAGAGTTAGTGTTGCTCCACTTGCAACAGTACCAGTAGTTGGATTGCTAATGGTAATAATATTACCAGCGACGTTCGAAACACTAGTGTTTGTAGCAATTCCAGTTCCTGTTACAACATCACCAGTCACAATTCCAGTTGCATCAGATAATGTAATTGTTACAGCACCTGCACTTGCTTGAGCAGCAGTGGTTTTTCTATATTCTTTTAGGAAATATCCTGCACCTGTGGTATATCCATTCTGGAATGCATAGTTATCGGTCAAATTTCCATAATGATCTTCATATCTTCTGTGAGTAAATACATAATTACCAGTATTTTTATAAGAATCTTTAAATCCATAATAATCAGTTTTCTTGCCAAATAGAGACTTAATTGTATCTCCTTCATTCAGAACAGGATTATCTAGTACAACAAAGCTGTTTGATCTATCATATTGAGTTTGTATGGTAGACTGTGCAATTCCCTGAATAATTGCAGATGCTTCATAGGTATACTTTAAAATATCACCTGTTTTAATTCTGTTTGCATAGTTTGGAAGTTTTAATTGATCTGATGGTCCTAATAATTGTACGGTATTGGAATTGTAATAACTTCCGCCACTTCTTGGATAACTCCATCCTCCTAAGTTAATTGAACATAAACCGTAGTGTCTGGAATCTGGATGTGTTAAGGTGAGATCATTTGCTCCACTGGAATTATATTGAACAAATCCAGCAGAAACACTTGTTCCGCCATAACTAATAGGATCTGCAAAATATAAACGAATAGAATTAGTAGATGTTATCTTTTGAATATCAACTACTCTACTCTTAAAGAGTTGAACATGTCTGTTGAAAATCCATCCCTCTTGGTTGAACGCAGGAATGATATGGAATTCTGTTCCTTCTGGAATATCATCTAAGAGAGGATGATCAATCTTAAGAACAATTGGTTCTTGAGTTGTAAATGTTAATGTATCGTTTGTAATTGCAGCGGTAGCTGCAATATTTAAAACTACATTATATGTAAAATTAGGACTGGTTCCAGTTCTTGATACACTTTCAATTCTACATTCTGGATTTAAATTAGGGTGGTTAACTCTAAGCTCAGGAACTAATCCAATTCCACTTGTAGTGGTGAATGTTCTGGAACCTGCTGCAATACTAATTCCACTTAATGTTGCTTCTCCTGTGGAAGGATCTCCATTTAATGGAACTCCTGGAAGAGTACCAAGACCTTTTGTAGATTGAACAACTGATGTTGGATCAATATAATTGGAAATTTGATAGGTAGTATTTTTGTTTGTATTGCTTCCAGTGTAAGTATTAGTACTATTTAAAAGCTGAGATGCTAAAGATACACTATAGAAAAAGATTCTTCCAGATGTTTCATTTGTTAGTGTTGCAACATCTGCAGTTGCAAGTTTTGTATTATATAGTACTCCATTAATTAAGTTATCTCCTGCTCTGTTTGCAGAGTTAGCAGTACCACCAGTTCCGATTCGTTTAGTTACCTTAAACTTATATTGTTTTGGATATGAATCAATCCATATATCAGTTCCTCTTCTTAGATAACTATGATTCAGATTTCTAAATGGAACTGATACTATCTGACCAATTTCAAATTTTTCAAAGTCTTCGTTTAGAGTACTTGAGGTGCTTTCAATATCAATATATGCTCTGTTGGTTGTTGAAATTCCACTATGAGTAAGATATGAAGTTGATAGCTCTTCATATCCAACGGACTTAATTCTCTTATAGGTTGAGCAAGTTGCATCAACAGGATCTGCAAGTCTAAGTTCAGTTGTGTTAACAACACCAACAGAAATTCCAGGAAGAGCAACAGTTGGAGATGTTGGATCGCCAGCGATAATAGATTCTACAATGTCAATTCCATCCCAATCATGAATAAATGAAGGCCAATATTTAGAATTGCTTCTATCAATTGTTAATCTATATCCAGTAAAAGAATTAATAAATTGTTTTGTAAAATCTGCAAGTTCCAGTTCTCCAATTTCAAGTCTTCCATTATCTGGCCAATATCTGAGAATATTATCATCTTCAAATAGTTCAAATCTGGTAATTAATTCATTATCATATGCAGCACCTAGGGTTTGATCATATGTAATATTATATGTGCTTTCTTCTAATCTTACAACCAATGATGTTCTAATATCTTCAATGTTAGATGGATTTATGTACTGATAAATTCCAAGATATGGTTTGTTAGTCTCACTCTTAGCAATCTTATAATATCTATTGTTATAAAGAATATAGTTGCCTGGGGCAATAATTGCTTTTGCTTTCTGTAGAGATGCTTTAATTCCAGTAAGATCAGTTTCAATAAAGTTATTTAAAATAAATGTATTATTTGCAGGACAAATTACAACTTCTCCTGGATCAAACATTTCATAATCTAAATCAACTGAATCTGTTCTTACCCTTGCACTTGTTTGAATTGTAATCCTGTAACCATTTCCTCCACTGGTAGAGGATAAAATATCTCCAGGGAAATTTCTAATTCCAAGAGAAACTACATCAAAGGAAACAATTTTTCCATTGGAATCAGTTTCCATCAATACTTTTACTTTCTCTGCATCTGTTTGAGGAACAGTTTTACTAGTATTTTCAAATAGATATGTGGTTGATCTATTTCTATTTGCAATACCATTTCCAACATATTCTACTTTGATGTCCTTATTTTCTGCAAATACAGAGCGTCTTTGTGCAGCATCATATCCAATTTCTAATCTGGAATATGTACCAACAGGATTTCCAGAACTATTAATTACGTCTGAATTTCCAATTTTTTTATATCTTGTGGTTAATGTAGCAAGATAATTAAATCTTTGAGATTGAATATAATTTGTTAGTAGTTGCAATTCAAATGTAGTCCAATTTGAAGGAACTCCATCAGTTTGATTCTTTCCATCAAATTGAATATTTCCACTGTATGTAATCTCAAAATATGCTTCTCCAGATTCTTTGTAGAAAGCTAATTGAGTTACAGTAGCAAGAACAGAATCAGTATTTCCAAATCTTACAATTTTTGTAAAGTTAGGGAAGATATTTTTAGCAAGATTCTCTGCAGTATCTTGCTCAGTTTCAGTGCTATATGGTAATGTAAATACTAAAGTTCTTGGTGCTAATTGCTTAGCAGGATTTGGATGTCCCCCTGCAACTCCAGCTGACATTGCAGTTGATGTATTGTTAAATCTTAGTTCATACCCATCGGAATTGGATCCAGAGGATGCATAAATTAATCTCTTTGTACTAAACTTTTCATCAAGAACTACTTGAGTTTTATAATTATTCTTCTGTAGAGCACTAGATCCTAGTCCAGTTGTATATGTAGCAGATGCAACAGCAGAAGAAACTGTAAATGTAAACGTAGTTGGAGTAGTTGCGGTAATATTCCAGGTTCCATTTAATTTCACTTGCTGAGTTCCAACAGCTGCAGAAATGATAACGGTATCACCAACTGAAATTCCTGCAGTTGAAGTAACAGTTCCTGTAATTACTGCAGTACCAGTTGCAATATAATTAGTAATTGTTAAATTCTGAGTAGAAGTATCAAATTTAGGTAGTGCTGCAATTGTAGTTATTGGAAGAGTTCTTGAGTCATAATCTACTCTCTTACCTGTAGGTAAGAATGCAGGTTCTGCAAACAAATTATTACTCTTAGTGTAAGTAGTATAGTAATCAAAATTAATATCATCCTTACTTACATTTAATTTCTTAAGTGCATTGTTACCAAAACCAGTAATTGTAGTAGTTTCTCTTGGTTCAATTAAGTCTACTGAGTGACCATATCCAAATTTATTAGTTGCATTAAGTCTAGATCCAGAAGAGGATAGTATTCCAGACCAATCTAGTACTAAGTTTCCTCTAATTCTAACTCCACTTATATTTAATTGTCCATAATTACATGCAATCAATCCACCATAATAGCCTCCACCATAAGTATTTGATAAATCACTTGCATCAGAATATGCTCCAATTGTAACATCTTTGAGAGTAACCTGATTTGGACTACCTGGAATTCCTTCAACTTTAATTAATGTGGTTCCAAGATTTCCAATTGATGGAGGAGAGAGTGTTGGGAATTTCTTTCTTGTAATTCTGTATGTTTGTGCAGTGTTAATAAATATTTCTCTTCCTCTTGTTGTCATTCCAGAGCCAACTCTGTAATATCCATAAGAAGATACTGACTGTCCATTACCAGATTGGTATAAATTATACTTGGCTACTACTTCAAATTCATTTCTGCTATCAAATACAGTCTTTCTTCTGATCCAAGATGGATAGGTATTTCCTTCAAATGTGAATGAAGTTCCATCTAAAGTTCCAAGACCGTTGATGTCAGCAAATCCAAATCCAGTAAATCCGCCAAGAATACTTCCATTAACAGAAATATTATCAGGGATAGTTCCAATTATTGCAGAGCTAACTTCATATAGATAGAATCTATCACTAGAAATTCCATAAGATCTTAGATATCCATTTGGTGTTACAGGAATTGTAACTGAATAATCTTCAGTATTGTTTCCAATTTTTACTGTGATGGAACTATGCTTGCCCATAATTCCAGAACCAGGATATGGAGCCTTTGCTGGAGTAATAGCACCAATTACAATAGTAATATTAGATCCTCCTCCAAGAGAAGCTCCAGATAAAGTAATTTGATCACCTATTTTATATCCAACTCCTGGTTCTGTATTTGTTACAGTATAAACATTATTGTTTCTACTAACCGTAAATAGTGCTCCCGACCCTCCAGATGCAGGAGTGGATACTTGAGAAATTCCAAAATAATCTTGTTGTCCAGTAGCTGCACCAGAAGTTGTTGCAGAGAAAGATCTGATTCCTCCAAAATCTGCAGATGGATTTACATCAACTACTAAGTTAAGTGTATCTCTTGTAAACCCAGAAATAATACCATAAATTTCAGGAGTATCATATAGTGTAGTATCATATCCTTCACCTGAAGTTGTATAAGTTGTTGGAAGAACAGCTCTTCTCATTTCATGACACCAATTATATGTTAGAGAAACAAATTCATCTCCATCACGATTCGCAAATACAACGTAAATTCCATTTGTTAAATCATCAGCAGGTGCAAGTAAATTTCCAGCACTATCAAGTAATGCAGTAGTAATGTTGAGGTCTTCATCTTTAACTGTGAAAGAAGATGCTACATTATACATTGCAACATAAAGATCAATACTAGTTAATGTTGTTCCACTATAATTTTTTCTTACATCTATAACTCTAGTTTTTCTTGTTGTGGAATCTACTGTACCACTAGTTAGATTCTGGAAGTAATACATTGTAGTTCCAGGAATTACAAAATCTTTCACCCAATTAAATCTTTGTAAATCACTTGGAGAACCAGAAGTTCCTGTGAAATTATTTGCATTAAATGTAATTACCATGTATCTTGCAGTTTTAGATACATTTTTTGTATCTACAGATGGAGCAGATACAATTCCAGAGGAATCTGTTAAAGCTTCTTCATTTCCAACATAGCTAAATGTTGGTTTTCCTGTTATTGAAGTATAAGTAGTATGGAAACCTAGTCCGCCTTGTACACCAGAAATAATTTCTGGGAATGATCTAGATTTTTTAACATACCATGCTTTTCTTACTCTTCTTCTTGCTGCAACAATTGTAGAATTATTAGAATAAGAACTATCTAAAATTTCATTTCTAGTAATAGCTTCATTTAGTCCGAGGAAATGTACATTCTGTACAGACAATCCACCTGTAGTTGTAATATTTCTTCCTCCAGTGCTTGCATATACTAAATCAGTTCTTCCTGTATAGTTATTAATAAAATCTGGACTTCTATAGAAGTTTACACTATCTCCAGAACGTACACTGGTTAAAGAATATCCTCCAATTCTACCTGCAGATGTTTTTGCAAATTCTTTCGCATACTTTTCATTAGTAGAATCTACCCCAGAACCGTTAATACTAACTTGACATGGGAATGAAATTCCACCAGTTAAACGATAGTAACCAGGCTTCATTAATAGTTCAACACTATCAGTTGGTCCAAATGAAGATTCAATTGCAAATTGTGCTGCCTGAGATAATGTTTCGAATGGTTGGAATGTCTTAACAGCACGCTTAGTTTGTAGATTCGCTCCTAGTGCCTTAGAAGTAACTGGGTTTGGTACAATAGATTCTGTATATTTGTCATCAATTGTAGGATCAGTGTAAGGAACTGGCTTCTCTGGAATCGTATATAAAGTTGCACTTTCAATGTCTACATCTTCAGTGATAGTTTCTACTGCTGGAATAAATGCAGTTTCATATGTCCACTTATCTCCGTATGAAGCATAGCAGGTAGATCCAGTAAAGAAGATATTTACAGTGGAGTCTGTAGTGCTATATGTAATTCCACTATCACTCTTAGACTGAGTATCAATTCTTCTTAAAATAACTAGTTGATTTGCATAAGAAGAAGACTTAAAGAATACAAATGTACTATATCTTAGGATTCCTCCAGAAGTACTTCTGATTGTTACTGCACCTCTTGTTGGAATTTTATTATAGAAGTCAGCATTAACTCCAATTCTAACTAGAAGATCATTTCTAGGAGTTTCTGCAATAGCAGAAGAAATTGCAGCACTAGAAATTAATCCTGCAGTTGGATGTGCAGTTACTCCAGTAATAGTTCCTTTTAGATATTGAAAATCTGTTAATATGGAACTAGAATCAATAGCTTGTAAAACAGAACCATAATTTCTAGTAATAGTATGTAAATTATAATCACTTATAATAGGAAGAACACTCTTTACATAATCATAGTAAGGAATGTAATTTTGAATTGTAGAGATGCTAACAGTATTATTTGTATAATCAATCTCATCATATTGAAGTGAAATATTAATTGTTGGATTGAAGTAATATTTTAAATTATTGATTGTTACATAGTCTCCAGCAACGACTTGTTCTAAAGTCATTTGAATATCAATTCTTCCAAATGGAGGTAGTCCACTGGTGTCGAATAGTCTTAGTCTATCAACTGCATAGAATTGACTGCTGACTGAAATTGCTGGTACAGCAATTACATTCTCTAAGGTTACTTGAGTAGAACTATCAATAGATTTAATTGTTGCTTCGCCTGTTAGATCTAGAGTATTAGATCCACTAATGTATTGAGCAATTCTCATTCCAACATATAGATTGAGAGAAGTTGCAGTAGCTCCTCCTGTTAGAGTTAGAACTCCATAAGTTACACCACCAACAACAGATCTTACAATGCTACCAGTAAACAGTGTAGGAACAGTAAGTGCAGTGGTTAGACTGGTCTCGACAGAGTTTGTAAAAGTTCTGCTGAGTGGCTCAATATAAACTCTGTTATTGTCTAAGTTTACGTTAGATGCGGATAGAATCTTCTTCTTAATTCTCCATGCATCCAAGAATTTAGGAGATACATACAATCTATCATTTGTATCAGTTGCAATATATCCAGTCTTCTCTGGTCTTGCACCTCTTACAAATCCATATCCCTCAGGACCACCTTCTGGGAATTTATCTCCATTCAAAATCTTTGTATTTGCAATATACATCTTATCAGTGATGTATAAAGTTTGAATGTTTGCTCTATCAGAAACTGTTAATCTTGCTGTAGTGAAGAAGTTTGATAGACCTTTTAGTAGAGTCTGGCTTGCAGCACTTCTATTTGTAGATGCAATGACGTTAATAACATTGTTAGCAATTCTATTCTCAAGGTCAGAGAAATCTACAGCATTAGATTCAGAAGATTTACGAACCTTAGGTACGTTTAGTGTGGTAGTAGATTGACCACCTGCCTGAATAACTTGGTTTCCAATGTAGAAATCACCAGCAGAGTTAGTACCAGAAGATGCTACGAAACCACCACCATTTTCATACCCCTGAACAATAAATTGCTCATATGCCTTGAGAACTCTTGTCTGTAGATTTGGGAAACCAGTTGAGTAGTTACCAGGACCAATACCAATATATTCCCAAGTATGTGAAGATGCACGAAGAATAGATGGTCTGAAGAGTGGAATTATTGGAGAAAGATCACGAATAGTATCACTTTCATTAGTAATTTCATTACCATTATTAATTACAGCACTAGATGCTGCAGCACAAGGAATCTTTCTTTCTTCTTCAGAACCACTAGAACCATACTGGTTTAAATCATCAGTGGAATTGAATGATTTTCCTTGTCCCCATCTATATTGATCCCCTACATTACCATAGATATTGAAGGTTGTAGATACAGTATTAAATGTAGTAAATGAAGATCTGGTATCCCAAGAAGTTACAGGAGATACTTTTATTTGAGTGCTGGTTGTAGTTGTATTCTTGACATAGCAAAGATTCAAAGCAGATGCTAATCTATGGCAAGCTTCTGCAGTAATAGAAGCTAGTGCTGGAACTTCATAGAATGGAGTGCTTGAGATAGAAGAATTGTAATATTTTTTGTTTGGTACGGAAACATCTTTTGGTCTATATCCACCAAATCCAGAACCATTTCCAGAAACATATTCAACAATACATCTAGAATCTGCTTGTGGAGGATTCCATAGAGTTCTGGAATTTGTAATATTACCTTCTTCATTAGTAGAAGGATATAAGTAGTTTACGTTACTTGTTACTCTATAATTATTATCATTTCTATACAACTCAGATAATGTATCTGCAGTTATAGTTTGATAGGCATCATCACGGGTAATTGCTACAGGAGTATTCTTAAAGTCTCCGCTATCACCATCAACAAAATTATCTACGTCTGCTCTAAGTACGGTTAGATAATATACGCCATCTCTTACATTTCTTTCCCAAGTTTCAACTTCTTGAACATCCCATACAGTAAATCTGTAATTTGCATATGGAATGCCATATGCATCATTACCTGCAGCAGTTCCTTTGATAATAAATCTCTTTTCTGGTGGCTTTGGAGATAGAATTTTTCCTGTTGGATCTTGATAGTTCTTTGGAATTACATACTTAACTCTCCAAAGAAGATCATTTGGATTAGATCCTCTGTTGTCTACAAATTTCGCAGAAGTAATACTTCCTGGGAATGAATCCCACCACTGAAGAACATTTACATCTTCAGTTCTAGACACAACTTGAGTACTTCCGTCTGGAAGAGGTTCAGATACTGTTACAAATTGAGTCTCTACTACACTTGAGAAGACAAAGTTTGAAACATAGTTTCTAGACTCTACATAATTTGGATTAATTTTTAAGTAAACTTTTTGACGACTTGGATCCCAGAAATATCCCTGTCTTTGAGTATTGTTAACAACGCTAGAAGTAAAATCACTTGCAGAAGAAGCTAGTTCAATTACTGCTTCATAGTTAGAAACTCCACCTGTAGTTGTATCTACTTGGTTAGAAATTTTACAATCTGCCTGAGCTTGCACCCCAGTAGTGGTGTAATAATCTCTGAATAAATTATAGTTATTATTAGCACCAAAAGTTAAAAATCTCTTGATTGTATATGCATTAGAAGCGGTAGGATCGTTTACATTAACATTTCTAGATTCTATAACTAATTCTGGAATATCATCTTCAGACTGCACTCCAGGAATTTCAAGATACAGCTTAAAGTAGTTTCCTCCAGCAGTACTGTAATTAACTTTTGCTTGCTTCCATGAAGGTTCTGTTTTTTGTGCAGATTCTCCCAAGTTTGCTTTCCAAGTTATATCAGTTGCAATAGGATAAATTTCTGTGAACTGAGAAGTCTTAGAAATACCAGCAGGAGGAATGAAAGCGGTAATCTTACCGTATGCAGATGGAGGATCTACGGTAAACTTACTTCCAACTGCTCTGAGTGAAATGTGACCAAAGTTAGAGTTAGAGTTGGTGATGGACATATCACCACCATTAACTGCCAAGAATTGGTCAGCATAGCCAACTGCGAAAACCGAAACTACCTGAATGAATGCACCTTCAGAAGCTTTAATGTGGAAGTGTCTCCAATCATGCTTATATTCTGCATTTGAATCTGCATAGATTGGTCCTAGATTTTCTGCAGATTCTGGTTCTGGAGTTGGAGCACCTGCTGTACTGTATGCAATATTTCTTACTGAATCTCCTGTTGCAAATGTAGTGTTTCTGTCTTCATCTGCATATACTTTACCAGTTTTGTTTCTTGGTTGCCAGTATGCGTTTGGATCTTTCTGTAGAGAAATTCCAGTGAACTGAGCAACAACCATGGACTTGAAGCTACTCTCTTTAACTTTACTGCCATCGGTGTGCATACCGCAGAGACCTAAGACAGAACGTAGAGAACAGTTAAAGATATATGGAGAAGCAGAATTTACTGTATCAATAGTTTGCTTAGTAGATGCATCTCCAACGATAGTATATTCTTCTGGTCTGGCAATTCTACGCTCAGCTCCAACTCCAATATCATTAGCCCATGCATCAATTCTTCTGTAATATCTATCTAATTCACCATCAGTAGTTCTTTGATCAGCATATGTAAATGAAACTACTCTATGGTGAGAATATTGTGTTGTAGATGCCTGAGTAAATGTTGGAATGCCACTTCCAGTGAATGCAACAGAATTTAGTGGATTTGTCTTGGCATCCTTGAAAGTCATCTGCCAGAAATAACAACCACCAGTAACCTTGAAGATTGATGTCTGGAATCCAACTCCAAGTACTTTCTTGTAAGTTTCAGTATATGTATCTGGATTGCTAATAATTCCAGTAATAATTGCCATTAAATTAATAATAGCAGATTCTGCAGTTGCACAAGAAGAATCGTATGTATTACCAACAGAATAATCAGTTCCTGCAGTAAAGGTGGGTTTTAATCCTGCAGTATAATTTATACCACCGACTGAAGTAAGCTCACTGAAGTTATATCCTGCAGGAACATTAGCAGATACCCATGCATTAATTGCATGTAGCATGATATCTCTTGCTTTATTAAATGCAACAATAGTAGCATCTCTTTCAGATCCTGCGGAAATAAATCTTAGTGAAGTTCCATCAGTATAGAATTCACCAGCTACATATGAATTTGAGTTTCCACCTTCTCTAAGGTCAGAAATTACTGCGTCAACAATATATCCAATGTCTCTTTTGCAAGTTTCATTTATATCAACTACAGAAGGATATTGTTGCTTTGCATATAACCAAGATTGCTCGATGATATAACCACGAGTCTTCTGAATCATATTAGCAGCATCATACATGACGCCACTAATCTTATAATTATCAGATGCAATGCTTCCATCATCTAATAGTGGATTAGGAACATACTTAGGACGAATAACTGTCTTTCTTAAGTCATATCCAACAATTGATGTACCTCTAGGTACAATAACTCCACCATTTCTTGGGTTGAATCTCCATGAAGATCCAGTAGATAAATCTCCAGTTGTTGCAGATATTCCAGGAGATTCTGCAACAGAAGCTGCAAGTGGGTTTGTAGTAACATCAACACCAGGACGGTTATCAATTGTATAATCTCCAGGTAACACCATGATGGTGTATGCTTCAAATCTATCTTGACCTTCTGCAATATAACTCTTCTTTGCTGATTCTAGTAGTGCTCTCTCGATTGTCTTAAATGGTCTGTTGATATTACCACCGTCGTTCGTCTCTACATCAGTTGCGTTCTTATCTGACTGATTAACATACATTACAATGTTAGTTGCATTCACGAAGTCTGGGTTAGTTCCTCCAAGGGAAGTTCCATTTCCAGTAACAATCTGACCATCAGACTTGAAGATTAGTCTGGCAGTTCCGCCAGTAGTAATTGCAAGTTCATTTGGATTTGGATTATATACCCCTGTATCTGCATCGTTCTCAAAAGTAATAGCAGGTGATCCTGGCACACGGTATTCTGGAGTGCCATTTCCACTAAACCTAATAACTACGCCTTCTGCAATACCACCAGAAGTTACTCTTGTTAGAGCCATATGTTTATATCCGTAGAGAGCTTAAATCTAAGTTTATTTATACAGAATTATCTATCAAAGCATTTCATGTTATAATTTGTTGGTTTCAATACTTCAACACAATGAAGCAAAGCTAATTCTGGCTGACTAATACCACAGGTAAATACATCCAGAGCAGCACTTCCTAACTCTGGCCATGTGTGTATACTTATGTGACTTTCTGATAATAAAGCAACAATAGTTACTCCTTGTGGATCAAATTTATGGGATGCAATATTTAACAACGTAGCACCAGAAAGTTCAATAGCTTCTTTGAACATAGTTACAAGAAGCTCTTCGTCATTTAAAATATGTTCAGCGCAGCCATACACTTCAGCAACGCAATGCTTACCTAATTTTTCCAATAACCCAACAAAAATTAATACAGGTTTATTTATACGAATAGGAGTAGGGAGACTTGAACTCCCACGGGCATAAGCCCAACAGATTTTAAGTCTGGTGTGTCTACCGATTCCACCATACTCCCGCAAAAAAAATCCTAAAACACTCTAAGTAAAAATCATATTTTATAATTTTATATGAGATCTTAGGATTTCTGATATTAAATCATCAGTTAAAATTGATATGTTTTTGTGAACTCAATGCTATCCTAACATAGGTTCCATGTTTTGTCAATAGGTGTACTCTATCATTTCTGGTGGTAGAGTAGAGTTTACAAAGGAGCACATCTTAGTAAAGTCTTCTGGGTCAGTTTCCTCTACCTTTAGATATTCTCCATCATCACCATGTAAGTGAAATGTCCTGGACAACATATCAACTTCAACTCGATGTAAAACTGAGTGATCTGTAATGTTCATATGGCGAGTTGAATTCCTATGTATCATAGCACACCCTCCTCGCCTTGTCAACCCCCTTGTTATGCGTTGAGAATTGCTGGGGCTTGAGTAAATGATAGTGCGTCGGATAGATTAAAATCAATACCTTCTGCTAGATCAAAGCTTAATCCTGTCATAGTTTTAAAATCAGTTCCTATTACATTCTTTAATTTAGTTGAGAATAAATTCTCATTCGTAGTACCAACTGTAGTTTTATTATCAACAGACATTTTAGTTTGGTTTGATGCTCCTATAATAGTTTCATTATACAAGCCACCCTTCCATACAGATTCTGCGGTTGCCTGATACTTTTGAGATACTCCAGTACCAATATCAGAATTAAGACCTGCTCTAAGTAAAGTTCTATTTCCTCCAATTAGACAGAATTTATTTGCTCCAATATAATCATTCTTATATAATGCATATAAATTCCATGAACCAGTACATAAGTGATTCTGTTCGGTACAGAAAGTACTAAGCGTTGGAGTAAATATATCTAGCTGTCCAGAGGCACTAAGTCCCAGTTTAGATGCTGCAAGTGCAAATCCATTAGATGCACTTAGTTTGGAATCATTCTTAAATATTGTTTCATGTTCTCCGCCATATGTAACTTTACTTTCTCTGTTTGCAAATACATTATATTGACCATCTACTTCTAGGTGATAGTTTCCTCCAACCTTTAGATGATAATCTCCTTTAACTGCAATATAAGCATCACCTTTTACAGTTATTTTTTGTTTGCCGAAAGTAACTTCAGTTTTATTATTACTATTCGTAACTTCTATATCACCATTATCTAGAATGTGAAATCCTGTTTTACTTCCGCCAGCTTCAATGACAAGTCTATTGTTGTGTGGAGTGTCATCCATAACAATAGTATGTCCAGCTTCAGAAGTCTGTACAAATAGTTTAGAATATTCTGGATTCCATCTACCTTGAATACCTCCAAGTACAACAAAATTTAATGGATTACAATTATTTTCAGTTAGTTGACAATCATCCCATGTAATTTGTAATGGAGATTCTGTACTTCTATTACAGCCAATTCCTAGCAGATTTAAAATAAATCCAACAATATTACCAATATTTGATAGTGCATCTGCATTAACCAATCCATTTTCATCAAAGAAATCCACACCTCCAATATCTGATATAGTTGAAAACAAACTAATTATATCTTCTACTGCGGTAGCAATTTGTACTGCAACTGAAGTTAATTGGAAAATAGATCCAAATATATCATTAATACATTGCTCTGCAAAATCAATATATGCTTGTGCTTGTTGAATTAATTGATCTGCAAGTTGAGTAACAAACTGTTCTATAAATCCTTCGATGCCAAGCATTATTGCATCAACTAATGCTTGATCTAGAGTACAACCAATAGTTCTTAGTACTTGAACAACAACTTCAGTTACAGTCTTGACAAAATATGGAATTGGACTTGAAGATGCTAAACCAATTTCGTTCAAATATTCTGTGACTTTTTTCATCAACTGAGATTTTACTTCGTTGACAATAAACCAAACTAAGTTTCTTATGATAGAAATACAACGATCTACTGCAGCTTTAACATCTACAACTTTATCTGTAAACTTACCAACAATTTCTACTGGGCTATCTGTTTTTGGTATATAAGTAACCTTTGCTCCTTTTGTATATGCAGATGGTTTTGTTGAATTCATTCCTCTAACAACATTTGTCAGAGAAGTTTCATTCTTTCCATTATATCCAATCTCTTCATTTCCTATTTTTATTTTTCCAAAATCAGGAAAATCTTTAACATTAGATACTGGAATATATTGTTGTTCTTTAGAAACATCCGAAGTTAATACTGGATTGCCTTTATTTGGTTGATATACTTTACCAGTCTTAAAAATATTACCAAGTTCCTCAATACACATCTTGATTTGTTCACTAATTACTTTTAGTGGACCATCCTTTCCATCTGCAATTGGAACAGAACCCATTCTTCCTGATGGGTTTGATGGAGATGCAGGAGAAGACTTAGCAGCAATACTATCAGAAACTGGAATTCCTCCACTATTTTCTGCCTTTGTAGCACTAGCTTGCTCTGCAGTTGGAACTACATTCTCAGATTCTTGTGGCTGTCCAGTCTCAGTGGAACCTCTAGACTTTCTAATATTTGCTCCGCCTGGAGTATCTCTAGCTTGTTGAGTATCTGGTTCGATTACTTTCTTTATCTGACTATAAAACGTACCCATCACTACAGGTTGTTGGCAATCAGGATAGTCCAGAAAAAATCCCATAACAAAACTTCCAGGCTTCAGAGAATTGGCAGCATTTCCAATTCCACCCACTGCTGGGTTTGTAGTTGGTTGCATTACCAGTGCCCATGGAAGATTATCTGGCTTTTCATCTGAACGATGAAATCCAAGAATATTTACCTTCACTCTTCCTAATTTTGCATCTCTATCATCAGAGTTTTCTACAGTTCCTAGCCACCAAGTGAAATCATTATTTCCAAGAAATGCAGAATTTTGTAATGTTGGATTAATTGACATGAATTACACTTCGTATATTAAACATTCGGGAGCTTCTGGATTATCATTGCAATATAGTTCAAGACTTGTTGGATCTTTAGTTTTATTTGGATGTTTTTGTTGATATCTTTCTAATTGGTCTAACTCAGATTCTAAATGGCGTCTACGCTGACCACTTGTGGTTAGGCTATCTATTTCATTAATATCATCATTAATGTGTTGTTGCAAAGTTCTTTTTTCCATATAAGTTAGTTTCCTAAATTAGATTGACCTGACGAAGGAACTACGTCTGGAATATTATTACCACCAAAAGAATCCCTAGTCAATGTAACAGTAGTTCTAAGTTCAGTTCTATTTAGGATAGTATGTCGTATTGAATGTACTAAATATCTACCGCTCATTCTTTCATCTTCTTCAACTGATCCATCAGTTTTTCTTTTTGGAGATGGAATAGAAATATTAATAACATTTCCTGCACGAATATTTAAGTCCCCTGGAATACTAATTTCCAATTTATTATACTCTAAGAAATAATATCTATAGATAGATTTTTCATAAGTTTGATTTACCTGATCTATATTTTTATTTTCTGCATCATCAACTTCCTTCCATCCAAATGTAGTTAATGTAGTTGGTCTGTAAACTATTCTGGTAGGAAACTGTAAAGATTTATCTTCACTATCCATTCTAAATGGCTTCAACTTACCTAGGTGTTCCATGTCATTCCAATACTTTGAAGCATTTGTATTAAATACTTTGTATACTCTATTGTTTATATCTACATAAACTGATCGGTGACAGAAGGCTCCATTTCTCAGATCTTCAAAAATATCAAATGCTTTAGGAGAAGAATAATTTAAAATTCTATAATTGTTTTGAGTGGTTCCTTTTGCTGTAGTATTTGCTTGAACAAATGTATACTTTGTATTATTATTTGGATATGCTGGTTGACGGAATAATGTATCTATAGACTTAAATTTATATCCCTCTATAGTTTCATAAAATAAATATCCCACTGAGTTCTTATATGCAGTAGCAACACTTCTTCTTGACATCCAAATAGCTGTATCAAACAATCTCCAATTTGGAACATACATGTTAAATGGATATAAACTTTCGTCAGCTTCGAAAGTCTTTCTGGTAAATACAGATCCATTGGATGAAGTTGCAGTCAATTTTTGTTTTAGAAAATCATGTGATTTTATTCCATCTACTCGTTCCATTATTCTATTTGATTCATTATATAAAGCTTCGAGACTAACAAAATGCATAACATATGCTTGGTTCTTTTCTTGCATCACTCTACCATCAATTTTATATAGATAAAAATTTAATTCATATTCTTCGGTAAATGTAGATATTTCAAGTTGTACTTTTTCCTGACCCATCAAAGGTAAAGAACTAATAATATTTTCTCCAATGTCAGTAACAACTATTTGACAGTATAAACTAGCAGAAATTACACTTTCATAAATTGATACTTCTTTAACAAGTTCTTTTATATCAATATACTTTGTATCTTTTGCCGTAGTTCCTTCAAGAACTACAGGAAATAACTTTACTGTCTTTAGAGAAAAATCTCCAGAAAATTTTGCTTGCATTATAGTCTACGTTGTAAGTAACTTGTTGAACTATCAAGATTTGCATATGAAGTGTACATAGTATAATCAACAGCTGGCAATGGTGATAAAAGATTTACACTATTTGCTACTGTATTAGGTGGAGCTATAATATATGTATCTGACATAAAGGCAGTAGAAGTTATATTTTGTGCTTGAATCATATCCATACTGCTTCTTTCTAGTTGAGTCCCATTTAGTTTTGGCTTTCCAGTAAGACCTCTATACAATTTATTTAAATCTTTTGCAATCTGAGAAAATGAAACTTCTGGTGGTGTCTCCTCTTCTGGAGTTGTTGAAGGAACATCACCGCCAGTAACTGATGGTTGTTGTCCTGGAGTAGGTGGCTGAGTTCCTGTGGAAGTTATTCCTCCTTTTCTTAGCAATGAAAATAATCCATTCTGTAATGGATCAACTTTTCCATTCAAAGTTTCTTCTAATCCTTTTACTGCAGTATGTTGCTCTAAATGTAAATGAGGTCCTCCAGAACGACCAGATCCAGGAGCACCTTTTGCTCCACCAGACATTGCAATAACTGTATTTTCATTGAACTTACCTCCAGGCTTTACCCAAGATGGAATAGAACTTAAGTGTGCAAGTCTGGCAATTTTTCTATCAACTAATTTAATATCAATATAAGATCCATATCCACCATTAGCTTCTCGTTCAGTACTAGAAGTTTTGGAAACTTTTGTAAATTCTCCCTTTGATGCAAATGATAATGGAGTTCCTACAGGAAACCCAATATCAATACCTTCATGTTTATGTTTTCTAAATGATTCTTTATTTGCAAAGTGACTTGTAATATCTCCTCTAGAAACTGCCCCTCCAACTTGATATCTATCTCTAAAGAAGTTTCCTCCATCTGGTCTTCTTCTATCATTTCTGGTAACTCTATATCCCATGAAATATTGAGAACCTCCAACAAATTTCTTTGCAGATTGTGATAAAGGTCCATTCTTGTCAAAGTCAGCTAATACTTGTGCTGCAACTTTAGGATTGCCAGCCTGAAATCTATTTGTTAATTGTTGAATTCCATCAGATTTTCCTGCCAAATCAAATAATTCTTTTTTAGTTAGCCCTAATCCTCCATATTTTTTTGCTGCCGCACCATCAGCACTACCACCATATATTGCAGCAGAATAAGGAGAAAATTGTTCTTTTGCAGTAATGACTGCAGGAATTCCTCCGCTCTGTCCAGCAGCTCTATTTAAAATAACTTGATATACATCTGCAACATGCTGTGGTGCAGATGCTTCAAGTGTAGCAAGGTGTGCAGCAGCTCTTTTATCTGCAGATGAAGCTTTAATTGCATCTAACTCAGCAGCAGTTAAAGCTTCATTTGAGCCTCCAGGACCACCTGAACCACCACCTCCACCCCCAGGAGTAGAAGTATCTAAATTCAGTATATTATTAAATATATCTGCTAATAATTCTCTTACACTATTTCCAGTATTATATCTAGTTTTTTTGGTAGAAGATTTAGATGAAATTAAAGTTAGTGGTTTATTACTTCCTACAATTTTTTCTAATTGTTTATCACTAGGTTGTTTAGTTTTCTTATCAATTGAACTAGAATCTATAGATGTATTTCCTAGATTTGAAGCAAATGTAAATCTAGAAACTCCAAATTCTTTTGTAAATGGTGCAAATAATTGTTGAGCAAATGGACGAATTATATTTCCAATAGTTCCCATGGAGAATAGAACTGCATTTACTCCTCCAATTATGGAAGACCCAAGCATTCCAAGTGGACCAGACAGTATTGCACCTGAATATAATTGACCTAAAGGTATTACTGCTTCGGGACCAGCTTCACCAATAATAGCTTTGGTTGGCTGAGTTACAATACCTCCTACTGCTAACTGTGGAACATCATCAGACTTCTTAGAAAATAGTCCCTTTACCCAGCCATATAATTTATCGGCTGCCCAATCTCCAAGCAATCCGCCCAGGGCACCACCAACTATAGTTCCTGGTCCTGGGAAAGCAGATCCTACCAATCCACCCAGTCCCATTCCAAGTGCAGAACCTGCAGCTTTTACAATAGCTTTATCTATTGGATCGCCAAGAATTAAATTAATTCCAAGATCAAGTAATGGTCCTACAATTGGTATTCCTTTTACTGTAGTTTTGGCAACTGCTTTGATTGGACCGAGAACAATATTTCTAACTGCTTTGAATGCAGGACCAAGCAATTTAGAAAGTATTCTAACTCCTCCCTTTCCAAATACTTTTAATAGTCCTCTTCCTAATCCTCTAGCTAATCCATGCTTAAAAATTTGAGCAGTCTTTGGCAGTGTTTGTAGGAGTGCCTCTGAACCTTCTTTTAATCCAGCTTTTCTAAAAGTGTTGAATACTTCTAATATCTTACCACCATTTTTTATAACAAAAGATAAATCTTTAAATATTTTTCCAGGGTTTAATAGATATCTAAATCCAAGTAAACCTACTAATAATCTAAAAAATCCTAAGAATCTTTCTAATAAATTTTCTCCAAATATAACACTATGCAATCCACTAAAAGTATTATCTATAGTTCCAGTTACAAACCAACTAACAAAATCAAAAATTCCTTTTAATGCTTTTACTATAGATAAAACTTTTTTTGAATTCTCTGGTTTACTTATCCATTCAACTGCTTTATATGTAATAAAAAATTGTAAAAATCCAAATAAAGCTGATCCTAATCCAACTCCTTGTTTGTATAAAAATTTACCAGCGGATTTCTTGGCAGATACTTTAGAAGATTCTTGTCCAGATTCTTTTTCTGCAAATTGAGATTTTTCTGCAGATCGTTTCTCTAGTGCATATAAACGTTTTTCTAACTTATATCTAGTTTTCTTTTCTTCATATAATTTTTTACTCAATACATTGATAGCCTTCAGTTCCTTTAGTCTGGAAGGAACAATAAATGTAGATGGTTTAATAGGAGAAGAAATTGCCATCTTATACAGTTACTGGAAAAAGTGTTAGTGGAACAGGGGCAACAGTATTACCAAGTGTAGGAGCTAATGATTGAGTTGTAGATTGATTAACTACGTTAGTTCCTTGACCAAGAGAAACTATATTGCCTCCAGGGGTTGACATAGAAGCTCTCTGAGTTGCCCTATAATTATTTGAATCAGTTTGTGCTTGTTGTAATCTAGAAGATGATGCTGGAACTGATGGTCTAGTGGCAGCTGGAGGAGGTAGTGGTGTAGCAGATGGTACTGCTTGAGTAGGAGTTCCTGTTAATCCTTTATACAATTTATTTAAATCTTTTGCAATCTGAGAAAATGAAACTGGTGGTGGTGCTGATTCTCCTGATGGTGTAGTTCCATCATCTCCTGAAGTTGAACCATCATATGGAATTTGCTTTCCTCCTGGGGTTAGTGCAAAAATATTTTGAGAAGCAGATCCATACACTGCTGCAACACCATCATGTCCACCACGTTGCCAATGACCACTCCATAATTTCCTTCCTCCCTGTTTAGCAATTGCAGCATCATGTCCACTAGATTGATTCTTTTTCCAATCTGAAAATTCTGTAGTAAATATAATGGATCCGCTTGGAATTTTATTCGATTTTACTGCAGTCGCCCATTCAGAAACTGTCATCGCATTTACAGCTGCATTTCCATATGCACTTTGAAGATTAATTCGTTTACTTCCCAATCCAGAAATAGGTCCCCACCCATAACTCTTCATTAATTGAACTGCAAGCCCTCTAGGATTATTAGGATCATTTCCAGTTCCTGGTGGATTAGGAACATCATTTGCAGCCATTGTATCAAGAACTCCAGTGACACAATAACCTGGATCTGCATTAGCTAATTTTGTTCCATCCTTTAATTTATCTAAAACAGATCCACCAGTTTGGAATCTTGGAAACATTCCAAAATTTATTCTATCCAATATTCCAGAGCCACCCATTCCACGAACTGCATTTCTGTTTAAAACATATTCTTGTGGTTCTAATAGTGCAGGTACTTTATCTCCACCCCCAAATCCTCTAATCTTTCCTCCACGATTAAATTTTGCAGGTCTTCCATAAACTCCTTCAGTAGGAGCTTCCCAAACATCTGAACCCGATAATCCTTTAGGTCCTTTATTAGCTCTAGATTTTAATATTTTACCCATCTGATAATTATACATTCCTTCGGCAGTTTGATCTCCACCAAACAATCCTTGTAGAATTTTAACTTCTCCTGTGCTAGGAATTCTTACTAATGGACCTCCTAAAGTTTTAGAATCAAATAATCTAGTAGATGTAATATCAGTTAAAGGATCTCCAGGCTTTTCCCATCGGAATACATTTCCTGTAGCATCATACCAATATTTTCTATTTCCATTAATTACAGGCTTTAATCCACCGCCAGGAGAATATTCTTTTCCTGATCTACCCATATCTCTAACAGTTCCTTTGACTCCCTTCAGGGTTCCGTCTTCTCGCAATCCGCCCGCTTTTTTTATGGATTCTTTTGCACTGTCTGCTACGGTCGCTGCCCCTGCGCCAGGAGGAGGACTTCCACCTGCAGGAGCGGCAGGGGTTTCGGGAGAAGATGGCCCAGGAGATGGGGGGGTTGTTGGAGTAGTTGACTCTGAGTTCTTACTAGATAATACTCCTAAAATATTTGCAAGTAAACCTCTTACTGAAGTATCTCTAGATGGTGTAAATTTATTTCCTTGTTGTTTTGTAACTTTGGGATCCTTGTCTCCAAATAATTTAGATATATTTCCAGCTCCTTCAGATAATGCTTTTGCAGGATTCTTTACAAACTTAGAAACTCCTTTTACTATAGAAGTTGGTATTCCAAATGTAGATGCAATGCTACCAATTAATGGCATCATCAATGGTCCAATACCAGGAATCATTGATAATGAAGATGTCATCAATGCTATAATTCCAGCACCAACTAAGGTGAATGGAATTGTCAATAGCTTCATAAATTTTGGAATAATTTTTCCAATATCAGATTCAATACCTTTTCCTGCAAATGATGAAAGTTTATCTAATGGAAGTATTGCTTCAGGTCCAGCCTCTCCAACAATAGCTTTAGTTGGCTTTGTTACAATGCCCCCCTTTGCTAATTTTGGAAGTTTTTCATTTTCTTTATCTTTCTCTTTTGCTATATCTCTGGCAACTAGTGCGGCATCAATTCCAATAGAAGCTGCGGTTCCCCATCCAGGTAATAATGAAGCTGCACCAGATGCAACTTCCATCCCTGCTCCGAGCCAATCTCCTTTGGATGCTCTATCTACAGCAAAAACTCCACCAGCAACTGCACCAATAACTGGAAGTTTTTTCAGTAAAGATTTCCCTGCTCCTTTAGCTGCTCCTTTAGCTGCTGCTTGACCAGCACCCTTTGCAGCCGCACCAGCACCCTTTGCAGCCGCACCAGCACCCTTGGCAGCCGCATCAGCTCCCTTTGCAGCCGCACCAGCACCCTTTGTTGCTGCGCCAGCTCCTTCTTTTGCTGCCTGCTTACCTGCTTCAGTAGCTCCTTTTATACCTTCATTGATTGCAGTGTCTGCCGCCTGAGTAGCTACACTTGGTATTAAATTAGTAAAGAAATTTAATATCCCATTTATAGTATTTGGAATTACCTTAGTAAATATATTTCCAATAAATTTAATATCGGAAATTATTTTAGTAGGATTTAATAACCATTTAAGGGTAAAAAATCCAACAATCATTTCAAGAGCACCAAAGACTCTTGTTATTCCACCACCATCTACTAAGTGACTCAAGCCACTCATCAATTTGTCTATACCAAATCCTACAACATTACTAATAAATCCAAATATACCTAAAAATAATTTGGCAAAGTCTTTAACTTTTTTAGTATTTTCTGGCTTACTTACCCATTCAACAATTTTATATCCAATAAACCATTTAAATAAATTACCAAAAAAATCAAAAAGTCCTCCCAGACCTTTCATTGCACCTTTGACAATAGGATTTTCTTTTTCTTTTTTATCCTTGTTGCCTTTGGTTTCTTGAGATGTTTCTTTCTTTTTTAATTTTGATTTTTCTTCAGTCCTAGCAAACCTAAGAATTTTATCCCCAAGAAGATCAGTATATTTTTTTTCAATTGCAAGTAGTGAATTTAAATTCTTCTTAATTGAAGACAACTCTGCTACTTCAACAGCAGAAAATGCTCCTGGAGAACTCATTCCAGGAGAAGTAAATGCTGATTGATTAATTTTCTGACCAAGTAATGACTGGCCAAATGATCTCATTGTCGGTTTAGGTTGTGCCATTTATTATAATGACTGCGTTGTTTTATTTTTATTATTTTCTTCCTCAACATAATCAATTAACATTTGCACATAAACCTCTCTTTCCCACGGAATCATCATTTCTAACTCACTTAAATTCCACTTATGATGTTGTATCAATATGAAATTTATTCGATAGAAGTTTTCAAGGGTTTCGTGAGCTAGAGCTAGGCGAAAAAACTTGCTAGACCTTCAATAACAACATCACTAGTAACATTTGTATTTGGATTTGTTACCGTTATTGTATGAGACAATTTAGGCATAGACTCAAAGAACTGTTGTAGTTTGAGAAACTGTGATGTATCCATACTGTCCATAAAATCAGAAATTTCTTTTTTAGAGAAACTCTTAACTTCATATACTTCTTCATTATCAATAACTTGATCTATACAGGAAGAAGCAATATCAAAAACATCTTCTGCATTTGCATTAGAAGAAAGATTTGTTTTCACAAAAGTTTCCATGCTAGGATATTTCATTACAATAGATACAGTATCATTCAGTTGAATTATTCTATTGTGAGAATCAGATTTCTGAACTTTAATGTCCTCAACATTAATTTTAACAGGAACTGTTGTTTCATCATCATCTGGACAAGTAAGGTTCAGTTCGATTTCTTCTCCAACAGACTTAGCACGAATATTTAAAAACAAATATTCAATATCAAAGGTAGCTAAATCATCAATTTTTATCTTAGACAAAATGCAATTTTTTAAAATTGTTTTAACTGCATTTGTCATCTGTTTTTCATCTTCAGATTCCATAGCTAATAGAAGAATTTTTTCTTCCTTTACTAGAAATGGTCTGTATTTAATTGTTTCTTCAGTTGATGGAAGTGCCAACTCATATGTTGGGGCAACTAATTTTGGTAAAGGCATAGTATAAAACTATAACATAATTTGAAATTATTTAGGCACAAAGTTAAACAATTGTTTGAATTTGTCCTCTAACACTTCCGTTGTTGTGTGCGCTTGTTATAGCAGTTTCGTATTCAAATGTAACCTGTACTTTAACTAAATCCGATGCCCCACTTGATAATGGAATTGATGAAATGTTTGTAGGAAATGCATTCATCAAACGAACAGAATATAGTGGAACTGCTTCCGCAAATCCACTTGGAGTTTCTATTTGAGATTCTGGTTTAGGATAATCTGGAATAATTTCATTAGCTGGAATGAATTTTTTTCTTGACATATTAGTAACATCAAACATTCCAGTTTTTTCATATTTAACTATTATGATATCACTTACATACTCATCTCTATATCTAGTTCTTCCTAAAAATTGTTTAGTGTTTATATTTAAACTTCCTACAGTTGGATCTATTCTAGCAGGAATATTATGTGCATATATGTAACTCTGCCATGCGTCAAAAGTTTTTCTAATATCTGCGTTAGCATCTCCAATAAAAGAAAAATTTATTTCATTATTTACAATGCCATATGCATATTTTAACTGAGGAGTATTGGTTATTCTATACTCACCTGTGGAAATTTGGAATCCTGGAATTGAACACTCTTCTGCATAGAATCTCATCAGATCCCTTATATTTGATGAGTCGGCAGTATTTAATTTAGTTCCGCCAGGAATTCGTTTAAAAATATTATTTAAGTTCCGTTGAGAATTAGTTAACTCAAAATTAACATCATAAAAATTAGTAATACTATATCCAAACTTAGAAACATAACTTTTAAATTGCTTAAAAGTTCCTATCTTAGTATCAAAAGCTGGTGTACTCATTGATTACTGTCTCCCCAAACAAAAGATTTACTTACTCGTTGATACAATCCTCTTCTTCTTGTAACAAAACTCTCATTTGGTATGAAGATTGCTGTTTTCCAGTCATCTGTATTTATTTCGAATAATGGTGTGTCAAGACCTTCATAAACATAATTATGAAAGCACTGTTTAGGAATAGTGGGTGTTCCATTTAAAATACTTTCTATTACTTGAACTCGTTTTAAATACGGAAGATAATGTAAATTAGCTCCAAAGAATTTACGTCCTCCCTGAAGCATGTATACTAAAGGAAACTCATCATAGTATTTTAACTTTTTTGCCCATGTAGCATTATATTCGAAGAAATATAATTTTCCTCCAGAAGGCATTAATGTATCACTACAAGTAGAAAGAGTTTTATAAATGTCACTTGTTTTAGATACCATTCTTACAGTATCTCTATACCAGCTGTAACTTCTTTCCCTTCCTCTAGCTAATTGGTTGACTTCTTTAAATATATTTCCTTTTATATTTGTTAAAGAAGGTGCTGTATATGATTCAAACCCAAGTCCAGATGTTATATTATCTCCTCCTCTTATATTAGAAGGAGATCTGGGAACCATATTTCTAAAAGAAGATGTCATACGTTTAGATTATCCTCGGTTAATACCATGAATTGCCAATCTCTATCTAAACAAAAATTTTTAGCAGCTGACCACTTAGCTTGATTTTTCACATATTCAGTAACTTCATATACATAACTTTTTGTCTTTCTCTTGGGAATTTTTGGTTCCACTGTCTGCTTCTTTGGTTTAATCTCTATCAGATACTTCTTAATAGTATTGTTAGAATCTTTAACCTTCACATAAAAGTCAACAAAATATCTATGCACTCTATTATCAAGTGGAGATCTATAAGGTATAACAATTTCTTCACTTCCCCACTCTAAAATATTAGATCTTTCATCACAATATTTCATGAATTTAAGTTCCCAAGATGATCTATAAATTATATTTTTATAATCACCTTTGTACTTATGAATATTCTTAGGGAAGAATCTTCCTTTTAAAGTACTCATAAATAGTTTATAAATGTCAAACTATACCTACTATTTATGACATCTGTATCAAAAAGCTACGCTCCTCCAACTGATACTAATGGGAATATTTTCCAACAGCAAGGATTGTATTGGCCAGATAATATTACAACGTATGATATATTAAAAATTGAAATTGTAGATTTTACTCCAATAGCAGAAGCTGGATTAGGAGGTATTGCAGTAGATGCAGGTAGTACAGCAAGTCCAGGAACTTCTACTCAATATAAAGGAAGTTTGAGTAATGTTCAATTATCATCAGTTGCAAGAACAAAAGCAAAAAAACCTCTTGCTACAGTACTGTTGCCAGTTCCAGATGCATTAAATTATACAGATAACATGCAATGGGATGAAGAATCCATAGGAGCAATCGGAAAAATACTTCCATCAATTGCAAAGGGATTTGTTGGATCAGACTCTGAACAAATGGGAGGAAATTTGACTAAATTGGCACAGAATGGTTTGGCAGGAATGATATTATCAAATCTATCTAATCTGAATATTGGAATAAGTGGTGAAGGTCTTACTCAAGGTATTGCAGGAAAAGTATTAAATCCTTACAAAGAACAAATATTTAAGGGAGTTGGAATGAGAAACTTCAGCTTTAGCTGGAAGTTAGTGCCAAGAAATAAATCTGAGCAAAAGAGAATTGATAATATTATTAAAGCATTAAGATTCCATGCACTTCCAAATTATAGTGGAGTATCTGCATTTGAAGGAGAAGAAGGAGGTGAGACTAGTTTCAATGAACTTAGTGACAGATGGTTGTCTGTTCCAAGAATATTCAATTTATCTTGGATGTATAATGAACAAAATAGTGAGATTAAAACTTTACCAAAAATTAAACCAGCGGTACTCACAAATATTGCTGTCAATTACACTCCAGATGGAGTTTGGGCAACTCACTACTCAAGTGATCTAGGACCATCTCCAGTAGCATACAATCTTCAACTAGACTTCAAAGAAACAGAAATTATTACTGGATCAGAAGTAGTACCATTCGGAACAGGAGAGGGAGGATACTAAGATGTTTTTTAATTCTCAGCCTAATGTATATTATCCTCAATCTTCTGGGGGAGCAAAGTTATCCAAGAACTTATTTCGTAGAGTAAGATTTAGAGATAACTTAAATTCATTGTATATTAATTCCACCAAGTATACAATTCAAGAAGGAGAAACTCCAGAAATCATCTCATATAATAAGTATCAATCTACAGAGTGGTATTGGACTATTCTACTTTTAAATAATATTATCGATTTGAATAATGATTGGCCTGTAGATTCAGAAGAACTTGATAACTCTATAAATCAAAAATATGAAGATAATCAATTCAAAGTTCGTCACTGGGAAACGTATCAGATAAAGAATTCAGCAGGAACTATTGTATTGCCTGGAGGAATTATAGTAGAACTATCTGCAGATACTACAGCTCAAAACTCTCCAACATACTATCCAACATATTCATTTAAATATAATGATGCTGGAGTTACTAAAACTTTAACAGGTTCACAGGTATTGAAGCGAGTGACTCATAGAGACTACGAATACGATAAGAACGAAAGCAAAAAAGAAATCTACCTGATTAAAAAACAATACCTAAGTAAAATGAAAATTGAAATTTCTAAATTATTTGCATACGATACAGAATATAATATAGACGAACGAGGAGTCAGACTACCAGACATTAAGTATTAAAAAAGGGGGCATAAGCCCCCAATTTTTTTAGTTAAATTCAGTCTTCTTCTGCTAGACGAGCGAAGTAACTTAGAGTATCATCTTCGTCATCATCAGATGAAGCCATGCGAGAAGAGATAGTTGGTCGAGTTACTTCTTCCTGAACAGTCTCTTCGTCTTCAAGAGTTTCAGTATCAACACGAGGCTTGGGTGCAGAACGAACATTTAGAACATTGTTCAACCGAGTCTCAAGTTCTTGATAACTCTTAAAGTTAGATAGTGCAGTGAACTCATCTAGATTGTGAATCTTATTATAGATCTTTTCTAGTTGATCATCATCAAAGTCACCTAGAGTTCCAGAAGTAGAGAACTCAGACTTATCGTAGTTCCAGTAACCTTCAACCTTACGAATCTTTAGCTTGAAGTCTGCTCCAGTCCAAAGATCAAATGGATTTACTGGAGTCTCGTCTGCAAATGCTGGTTGCATTGCTTCCATAATCTTGTCAAAGATTTTCTTACCGTACTTGTAGAGGAATACTTTACCTTCGTTTTCTGGATGTGCAGGATCTTTAACTACATAGATGTTGCTGTAATATGATAGCTTACGCTTTTGCTTACGAGCAGTTTCTTTATCTTTCTCATTACCACTATTCCATAGCTGACGATTCAGTTCACCAACTGGATCTTTTTGATTGATAGTAGTAAGAGAGTTTTCGATATACCAACCACCAGGACCTTGGAATGCATGAGAATAAATCTTAGCCCAGGGAGTAGCACTTTCTCCAGCAGCAGGAAGAAAGCGAATAATAGCGTAACCATTTCCAGCCTTGTCTACTTCTGGCTTCCATAGCCTTTCGTCAGAACTAGATTCAGTACTGGATTGCTTTTCCATCTCCTGAGTTAGCTTCTCAAATACAGAAGATGAGTTACGCTTGAGTGTTGCAAATGACATTTAGATTCTCCGTATTAATTGGATTAGTTGGATTAGTTGGATTCAGCTTGTCCACCGAATACATGACTATCATAGCAGGTTCAGGCTGGGTTGTCAAGCTTTTTCTTGGCCTCTGCAATTCCCTCTTTCATCTCTGAAAAGATTTGTGTCAGATCCATTCCTGGAGAAATTCCAAGAAAAATAGCAGACTGTTTTAACATTTCAGTAAATTCTTTGGCTTCTTTATCTTCAGAATACTTAGCTCTAAAATAAAGAAACTCTTGTAATTCAACCAGCCGTTCAAGTTTGTTTAAACATTCTATTTTAGATTCAATTGTTCTGTCCAAAGAATTTTTCAATGCTTCACGTATGTCTTCATACAGAGACATCATTTCTACGAGTTCATCACGAATTATTTCTTGTTCAAAAAATTTCATAATTGAATTTGATCTAATAGAATATGTTTATATTTAGGTTTGTCTACAGAAATGAAAGGTTCGTATTTTACTACCTTTCGTTTTAGATCTGGCCAGATAACTGGCTCTGTAATAGTAGCATCAAAATCTTTGACATAGTTTAATAATACGTTTAGTATAACTAGTGTTTCTAGAGATATAGATTTTGATAGGTACTTTACAATGATGGGTGGATGGGTATGAGAGACTTTAAATATATCTTCAAAACAATTATCATTCAACAATACCAGAACATCACGTTTGAATGTATCTGGCATTAATTTAATTTTTTGTTTCCATCTAGGATATACTGTAGAATTTTCAATGCGAGATATATTTCCAATCCAGGTACTTTCATCGCCAACAAAATTAGCAATGAAATATTCAATGAGTTCTTCTCTAGAATATTTCATTGCTAATTTTTTAAAAAAGTATACATCTTTTCTTTTTTCAAAAGCTTTCATAGAAGCTTTTGTTTTTCCACAACATTTAAAATAATCAAATCTATCTGTAGTAAAATGTAATTTTATTGCAAGATATAATTTATATACTTCAAATGGATTCATAGGGGCAATCTTGCTCTAGAAGATCTTTTCATAAAATTCATACGTTGAGCATCAAATTTCAGTTTTTCCTTAAGAGGTTTGGAAATAAGTTTAGATACATTTTCTAATTCAATATTATGTGATTCGCAATAAACAAGAATAGCTTCAATATAGTTGAGACCACCTTGATTAGAACGAACGATTTCTTCAACTTCCATAGAGAATTTTGTAGCAGTCATAAATTTGTCTTCAATAAATTGTTCAAAAGTTTCGCCATTTTTAGTGGATTTACGTTGTTCCATTAGAACTTAAGCATTTGGTTATTCCATTCTTTAATATAATCTAGAAGTACATTCATATAATGTTTGATATCGTATTCCTGAAAGACTTGAATTTCTCCATCCTCACATGCAATTAGAGTTACGAGTTTCTTTACTTTAACCCCAGTACGTTCATAATACATCATTGCATATGCACATTCCTGAGCTATGTAATTGTCAATCCATTCTCTCTTCTTTGGTTCAGTAGATGTTTTGAAATCTATAATTGCAAGCTCATTCTCGTATTCTGCAATGCAATCGACTCTTCCTGCAAGCTTTAATTTATCGCTATACAGCGCCCCCTCTAGAGTATGGATATTATTAATTTTATCTAGAAAAGGTTTTATACATTTAAACATGTATAAAGGGAGTACTTTATCCTTGTACTTCTCTTCATTGAATATATTATTTAGGTAATCTTCATTCATTAGATGAAAATTAGTTCCCCTAAGTGCAGCTCTGGAAGAAATACGATTAGCTTCTTTTTCTCCTACTCTTTTTCTCCATTCAAGAATAGACTTCTTTTTCATGGCTCCTATAACAGTAGTAACGGAGGGATATTTGTTACCTTCTGGAGTAACATACATCCTTCCGTTATTTGTGGTTATAGATTGTAGATCAATTAAAGGAGCATTATTTAAATGTACAAACATTACAATCCTAAATTCATTTTACTAATTAGATAACTCTTGATTAGTCCAGAACGAACGATATCTGGAATTCCAAATTCTACCATAGAAAACTCTTCCATGGTCTGAAGAATACTCATAAAGTTAAGAATACCATTCCTTTCATTGGTCTTAACTAAGTCTGTCTGATTTACATCGCCGCAGAAAATAATTTTAGTATCTTGACCAACACGAGTGATGATAGAATCTAATTCATGGAAATTAAGATTCTGACTTTCATCCACAATAATGATACAATTATCAAGTGTAGTTCCTCTAATAAAAGAAGTAGACCAAAAACTAATAGTTCCTTGATTTTTCAGATTGCCATATAGCATCTCAAAGGATGCTTCGTCTGGCATCTCAAACATATATTTTACCATATTCTTATATGGAATCTGGTAAAGACTTGATTTATCTTCATGATCACCAGGAAGAAAACCAATTTCTCTTGTAGAAACTAAAGAACGAACCATATAAACTTTGTCATATGGTGTCTTTTCATTGAGTACATCCTTTAGTGCAAGATACAAACTAATGAAAGTTTTTCCAGTTCCTGCAGCACCATAAAGAAATAGATTCTTATCATTCAAGTATTCTTCAAATACCTTTTCTTGAGCTGGAGTAAGAGCAGAGATATCTCTCATGTGCTCACTATCAATTGGCTTTTTCCTTCTCATTTTTTTAGCTGGCATATCAGCGAAGGTTTGGTCATTTTTTCTTCTGCGTGAACTTGTCATACGTCAATAGTCGAATGTGCATGGTTTGTTTTGATGCGACGAAGAACGTCTTTAAAGGTATCAGGAGCTTTGTTTTTTAACTCTCCAACTCCTCCCACTACGTTTATTCCCGTAGGAACTTGCGTAAGGTGTGGATTTTCTGCCAGGTACGTTTCTCGTTCAGCCATGTACATCCATTTATCAAAATGTTCACCTGTGTTATTATCTCTAAATCTATAAGTTGGCAAGTTATACCTCCATTGTGTTAAACCATTCAGGAATTGTGGCGGGAGATTTCCATTTCGCAAAAGAAACTTTTTCTCCAATATAATAATTGCGATAAGACTGAATTGTGTCAGTTTCCTTATATTTATCGGGCATTGCAGGTGGAGGATCCGACCAACCCAAATTAGGAAGATTAGTGGGAGGATACTTTAGATATGCCTTCAAAGACTCAGTAGCATGAAACTTGCCATATCTCCTGGTGTACTCGATGCAACACTGCTCAAAGAGTTCGTAGAGCCACTTATAATGTGATCTAGAACTCCTAGCCCAGACAGCAGAAGGGTGGTTAATATGACAAGCTTTATAGAGATTTGATTCTCTTGGCTCATCAAGTTTGAATCGTTTGACTTTACGATTCTTTTCAGTAAGTTCAACATAACCAATACCGTCAAGAACTCGATGAGCAGTTGATAGAAGTTGTGCATACTCAACAATCATTTTAACTACATGTTTGTCACAATGCTCTTGGGCACAAATTGTAGGATTGTAATCTAGATAAAAAATGTTCATAATAAAGGGAGATTCACATTACCATTCTAGTGCTTCTGCAACGTCAGGGAAGCAGGTTTTAAAGACATCTTTACATTCGTTTGCAATGTCCATATGTTCTTTCTGGGTTCCGTTTGAAGATCGTAGATTGATATAATGAATCCATGACCTGGCTGAGCCCTTCATATAAATTCTTGTTGGTGTTGCTAAAGGAAGCACAAACCTTGCACATTCCTTTGCCACGCCCTTCTCAAGCAGACGGTTATAAAGATTCTGACCTTGCTGGAAGTACTCAGAAATCTCACCCTGCAGTCCTAGTTTCACATACTCACCAAGATCATCAGTAGAGTTTTGACGATTTTTGGTATCTTGACGACGAAGATCTGGGACAGATGGCCTATCAGTAAGAAGTTTGGTATCTGCATACCGTTGTGAAAATTCTTGAAATGTAAATGAACGGTGACGAAGCACCTGGGCCGCTATACCTCTAGTGGTATTAATCTCTAGAGTCATATCAGCTTGTTCAAAGATGCTCCAGTGATTCTCTCGAATACAATAACGAAGAAGTCCTGCAGCAGTATCAAACTTTTCTTGGTTTGCTGGATTACTTACACGAGCAGTATAAGTAATCACTTCTTGGGCTGTCTTACCTTCTAGTTTACCAGCACCTTGACTTAACGAAATCAAAAAAACATTGCTCATAGTTACTTTTTCTTTTTGGGTTCCTTTGGTTCTATTCCCCATAGTTTGGGATTGACCTTGCCATCGGTCCAGCGGATGTCTTTCAGACCTTCACGGTACTTGTCCCAGTACATGTCGAAGATCTGAGCCCGCTTGTTACATACTATTATATCATACTTGGTTTGGTTGTCAACCTCATAGGTGACGATATAAGAGTTTAGTGGTAACGTCTTATCCTTGGCTAAACTTTTATCGCAATCTAAGTGTACAATTTTACACATGTCACGACCTATTCCCCCACTGGATTTCTGGGTATGCTTCTTCTATAGCATTCTTGGTGATCTTATATCTCTTGCCAAGTTTCTTGTCTTTGACCAGGCAAAGAACAGAAGCTTCATCCTTGTGTAAAGCTTCTAAAAGTTGAATGAACATTAGTTCTCGCTTTGAACTAGGAAGACCATCGTTTCCTCCTTGTACAAAGTTATACAGAATACGATACTCATGTAGTAGTCTTGTATGTTCTGTATCAATCGGAACATCATTCGCTGTATATGGAACTTCTCCCACTGGGAGCATTGACTTAATGCTTTCGTCAAAATTCCAGATTAAAAGTGATTGAAGTGCTGGGGTCTTGTACTTTTTTAGTAGTGCTACCTTTTCAGCTTTGGTTTTTGCATTTGATATTTTTTGAAGAACTTCAGATAGCAGAAGTCTTTCTACAGGCAATTCAGACATGGTTAAAATTCCTCCATTTCATTTAATAAAAATACTAGTTTATGATCAATAAAATAGTTAATTGATACATGTGGTAACTTATTACTATTTAACTGTTCAAATTCTTCTATAATTTTAGATTCAATCTCTCCAGGTATCATACTAAAATCAATTAGTTTAAGATTTCTATGATAGTTAGAAAGTTGTTCTGTATTGCAATAACTTTCTGGTTCAGAATTTATCCATTTTTCAATATTCTTTTTACTGATTGGTTTCTGTCTTTTTCCAGTTACAAACGTATCAGATGCAGATAAAAAATTTGGAATTCCATCTGACCTATCACCTTTTATTACATGTTCTTTTATGTAATTCTTTGCGTTTATTTCGGTGATGTACTTCTTTTGTACTGGATTATATTGAGAAGCACATGGATACTTCTTTAATTGAATAAAATCTTTATCACCAGAAAGTATTAAAACTTTTTCTTTTGGTAGATTTTGTTTTTCTCTTTTTATATTTTGTAGAGTGACATATTTTGTCATAGTGGCAATAATGTCATCAGCCTCTGCTCCATATACTTCTAATACAATATATGGAAAGTTGTCTCGAATCTCATCTCGAATTTTATTTAATATATCGAAAATTTGAGACCAATTATGGGTTGACTTCTCTCTATCTTTTTTTCTATTCTGTTTATAATATGGAAAAAATTCTTTTCTCCAATAGTGTTTACTATCGTAACAAAGAACTAGATCACCATATTCTGCATGGAACTTTTTTTTGTAGGATTTGATAGCAACCAAAACCATATGACGAACCATATTTTCATCTAGTTCATCAGCATTTTTTATTTGCATCATTAAATTACTAATCATGCACTGATTCATATCGACAAGAATCATAAGTTAATCCTCTTCTTCATCATCCTCTTCTTCTTCGAAACGAACTGCAATTAATTCTTCTGTTATATAGTTACCATTTTCATCATACATTTCTGGATGGGAATTTGGTGATGCAGAAGAAATAGGATTGAAGTATTCATTAGCAAACCATCCGAATACCATTCCTATCATAAAACTCAATACAATTAAAACTAATCCAATAGTCAAAACAGATACTAGAACTAGTAAACTTGACATGGCTCTACTCCTTTATCTACTGTTAAGTATTAACGTCGTTGATGAAGATTTTAACCTCAACTCGGTAGATTTTTCGGAGAAATGAAACTACCCTGAGAAAGTGAAAGTTAGGCTTTTCTTGAAAAGTCTGTTTCCTCCCACTTAGCATTGCCATTACATTTTTATTTAGGTACTTTTCTGGAATTGAATTCATTTAATTGTTTTCATAAAAATTTGTTTTATATTAGTTCTTCCAGTAGGAACCTTTGGTTTTGTAGTTAGATGAGATACAATATTTTCAATATTGTATTTTGAGCAAGAACTAATCTCAGGAAGAAACTCTTCAGGATTTCTAATCTTTCGAACCCAAGACTTGTCAGGATCAAATCCAGTGATTAAAGTTCTTCGAACACCAAGAGATCTACCAGTATAATAAGTAAGCTCCCTAGTTTCTACATTGTATAGAAAAATATGCTTTGAATTTAAAAGCTCAGTTGTAGGTAGTGACTTGTATGTAGTTGAACCAAGAGTAAGATCATCAGAATAAAAACTAATGTACTTAAGTAGTTTATCTGGTGAAGTACTTTTCCGTTTACGAATAATCTTTTTATTATCTTTGTACTTATAAAGATCATCAACAATTTGTTCTAAAAATTCTTTAAAATCTCTGAGTTCAGATTTTCTAAAATTTCCATAACCTTCTTTTACTTGAGGGTCTTCACCACTCATTGCAATCTCAAGTTCTTTAATTTGATATTCAATTCCATTAGCTTTAGTATCAACAAAATTATTGATAGTTCGTCTATCAATATTTTCAGATTGTAGGAATTTAATAAAATTAGCTTTTGGCTTCTTTCGTTGAATTACAAAATCATCGATAAGAATATCAATGAATGAAGAAATCTCACAAACTTTGTTCATACAATACCATTCTCCATAAGATACTTTACAGTTTCAGATGCACCACCAATTAGGTTTCCATCAATCAATACTCGGGGAAAAGTAGAACCTTCTCCAAATTCCGAAATAAAATTATCTCGATCAAAATGATCTCCTAGTTTATACTCTACATAGGCAACATTTTGAATATTAAAAACAGTTTTAATTTTTTCGCAATAAGGACAGTCATCCTTAGTGTACAGTACTACATCCATAGGTCGCTGGAATTCTATTCCTATGTATTATAGCACACTGGCTGGGAAAAATCAAGGGATGGGCAGGGAGGGATTTGAACCCCCGTAGGCAGAGCCAGCGGATTTACAGTCCGCCTCCATTAACCACTCGGACACCTACCCTAGAAACGTTTAAACTTCCACTTTAATTTTATATATTGAAGTTGAAGATAAACAAAAAAGTGATTTACTTTAATAGCAATCCAGTCTAATACGTTTGAATCTGTTATACAAACGTATGAAAATACGGAAAGTAGTAAAATAAAATAAAAGTAATAATCCATTATTCCACAATATCGTTGAAATAACCTTCTTCGATTGCGTCGGATAATACTTGAGTTATCAATTGTTCTACTGTAACTCCTCTAGCTTCTGCTAGAGCATGAGCAATTTTAGCAGTCTCATCATCTAGTTCAATTTCAAGTTCTTCAGTTTTTTCAGAATTAGTTGTCATAAAAAATTAATTTATAAACAATGGAAAGAGAGGGATTCGAACCCTCGATAGAGTTGCCCCTATACAGACTTTCCAGGTCTGCTCCTTAAACCACTCGGACATCTTTCCTAGAAAGGAGAATCTTCGTATCCAGGAGGATACTCATTCTCCGAATCGTAACATGGATTTATGCATGGAGCATCTACTTTACGATATTGGCAAACTCGTTGGGCAAGAAATTCTAAAGTTCCTGGCTTTCCATGAGAAAACTTTGCCATACCATCTTCAATACATACCTCACATGCAGGACATTTTTCCATGTTACTTCTGGTATAGAATGATATTATTTAGTCTCATTCTGATACTTTCGTTTTAATTCATTGACAATGATTAATGATTTTTTTAATCCTAATGCATAATCATTATGTCCATATTTTATAGAAATTTGAACACTGTGTTGAACTCTTTCTACAAATTCTTTATAAAAATTTTCATTCATTTTGAATTGATCTTGCGTCTAGTTGTCGAATTTTATAAAGAGGACTCCTCATGTATTTTTTAATTCGTTTGAGTTCTTTGTGTAGTTGTTTTAAATTTTCTAGATCTTGTCTAATCTCAGCAGGAGATTTAATTTTATCCTCATTTAAACTAAGTTCTGGAGTAAGAACAGTTTCCTCATCTAAAACTTCAGTAGATTCTACATCAATAATTTGTTCTTCCATATACTATGAATTAATGTAAACTATATAGTAGCACATAATCATTCGGTTGTCAAGTCAAGTACCGAATATCATCAATAAATCCTGCATCCAGTGCATTTTGTAACATCAAATCGGAAGAACTTCCTGGCTTTGGTTGTGCAGAAAAATAGATTACAAAATAAGCATCTGGATTCATAGATTTCAATAAAGCCCCATTTGCGATAGCTTTTTTAACACTGTCGGTACGTTGGGCTCCTGGTCGTTTTTTATCGCCAGAAAGTCCACCTTTTACTTCGATGTATTCAGTGATTAGACCATCCGTTGCTACGAAGTCAACGTCAATACCAATAGAGTCAAATTTAAAATTTTTATGTAGAATTGATTTTCTAGAATCACGTAGATGTTCCTCTACTAGATTCTCAAATTGAATTCCAGTTTTTCTACTTTCTGATTGAAAATTAATTTGCATTGTATTCATTCATAGATAATAAAAAACCACCTACTTATTATAGGTGGTTTGAAGGGATTTGTCAAGTACCTCAGCCGATGGCTGGTGCTTTGAGAGCAACAGGAGTTGCTTCAGCAGTAGCAAGGTCCAGAGGGAAGTTGTGAGCGTTGCGCTCGTGCATCACTTCAAAACCGAGGTTAGCACGGTTGAGGATGTCTGCCCAGGTGTTGACCACACGACCACTGCTATCGAGCAGGGACTGGTTAAAGTTAAAGCCGTTGAGGTTGAATGCCATGGTGCTAACACCAAGTGCAGCAAACCAAATGCCAACTACAGGCCAAGCAGCAAGGAAGAAGTGTAGTGAACGTGAGTTATTAAAGGAAGCATATTGGAAGATAAGGCGACCAAAATAACCGTGTGCAGCTACGATGTTGTATGTTTCTTCTTCTTGTCCAAACTTGTATCCATAGTTTTGGGATTCGTTTTCAGTAGTCTCACGAACGAGTGAAGACGTAACCAGACTTCCGTGCATAGCACTAAAGAGGCTGCCACCAAATACCCCAGCCACACCGAGCATATGGAAAGGATGCATGAGAATGTTGTGTTCTGCTTGGAAGACGAGCATGTAGTTGAACGTGCCTGAGATTCCGAGAGGCATTGCATCACTGAAGGAACCTTGACCGAAAGGATAAACAAGGAACACTGCAGAAGCAGCGGCAACAGGAGCACTATAAGCAACGCAGATCCAAGGACGCATACCCAGACGGTAGGAGAGTTCCCACTCACGACCCATGTAAGCATAGATACCAATTAGAAAATGGAATACGACCAATTGGAATGGTCCACCATTATATAGCCACTCATCAAGTGAGTTTGCTTCCCAGATGGGATAAAAGTGAAGTCCAATAGCATTGGAACTAGGGACAACAGCACCAGAGATGATGTTGTTTCCATACATAAGTGAACCAGCTACAGGTTCACGAATCCCGTCGATATCAACTGGGGGTGCAGCTACGAAAGCAACAATGAAACAGATAGTAGCAGCGAGAAGGGTAGGAATCATTAGAGTTCCAAACCAACCGACATAAAGACGGTTATCGGTAGAAGTTACCCACTCACAGAATTGTTCCCAAGTGTTACTCCCACGCTGTTGAGCGATGGATGCGGTCATAGTTTTAAAAGAACGTAAAGGTTTATGCATGTTTATTAAGAAATGTTTCATTCCTTAATAACCTATTTATGGTAACACAAGATACGAAGTCTGTCAAGGGGGGTTTGCCTAAATATAATTGAGTTGAAAAATTGTGCATGTATAGGTTTAACTCAGACGACATAAATTATTTAATTTTAGCATGTAATGCTTATCAAGAAAAAACTGGTTCTGATGAAATGTGGGATGTTTTTAGTGATATGAAAGAAAAATTATATATCTACATGGAGCAGAATCTATATGGACGAGAGAAGGACATTTAATACTCCTATCAGAGAACCTTGGAATGCTCCGATCCATCAGATATTAAAAGCTATAGATAATCATACAAGAGAATATCTAAAGACTGAAGATCCTTGGCATGAAGAAAAGGCTAATATGTTGAGAGCATATTTGCACGAATTAAAAACTTGGATTCATAAAAATGAAACTTAAATTTCCAACACTAGATAATATAGTTCCTGTTATGGTTGCATTTGTAGCAACAGCAATTGTTGGAATGACATTTACCAACTATGTCATTTGTAATTTTAAAGTAATGACTAGTTTACATTATTTGTATCTCGTAAAAGCATTTGATAAAAGTGGAGCCAAGCCACCAAGTAAATGTGACGACAATACATCAGAATCTATTCAAACACTGATGTCTTTATTAGCAACTATCATTGCACTCAAAGCAGATTTAAAGAATAAAAAAGAAAATGAATGAATTTCCATGGGGAGTCGCAATAGGACTCGGAATAGTTTTAGTAGGAACTTTAGCTTGTATAATTTACATAATAATGTTAGACTACCTAGAAAGTAAAGATGAAAACCCTAAGCATTGAATTATTAATTATAATAAGATTAATAACTAATGATGGAATATTTTTAGAAAATAGAAGACCTCTGCCGAAAAGACAATCGACAGAGGTTTCTCGTTTTATAAAAAGACCCGCAAAAAAAGGAAGGAAATTATTTTATCTTATATAATCCAGAATCCCACAATGCACCCTCCGCTCTACGTCTTCTAGCAAGTCCTTTCTCTACACTGGATCCTGGATTACGATATCGATAAAGTGCCTCAGGAATCATATGCCAAGACTTTTCCTTTAGTGTTTTTGTTATGGTAGCAAATCTATCTGAACCATAAAAATTAGCCCCAAGATTATATGCAAATGAAAGTAATGCTCCACGCATCTCATCATTCATTTCATTCCAGTATGGAATCTTAGTGAGTGGTGGCATAAACTGATTTCTCAATTGATACTCAAGCAATTCATCTGCTTGTTGTTGAGTAATTTTATCTGTAATTTTGAATGGTTTACCATTTAAATCTTTTGTACTTCCCCATCCGATTGTAATAGGAAGTCCACCAGTAAGAGAATCATAATATCCACTTAAATGACATCCTTCAAACTCTTTAATCAATTTAATTCCAACCTGAGGAACTACACTGGAATCTACAGATTTATATTCATTTCTAAATTTTTTAGCAAATTCTTCTAATACTTTAGGTGAAGTATTTTGCTGGAGATATTCCCATGCATCCATTTGATGCATATATCCTTCAGTGTGTTTCGCAGCATCAGTTAATTTTATAGACATAAAAAAAGGAGGTATTGAACCTCCTGTATTTATTCAGTTCACCAAACTCCAGGAATAATTTGTCCTGTAGTAAAATAAGTGCCGATTGCAACTACAAATCCTAACATAGCGAGGCGACCATTAAGAGTCTCAGCCTCGGGGGTAAATCCAAATTTCATGATAGTTCTCCTAGATTAAAGGTTTTCTTCTTGTTCAGTAAGGATGACGCAATCACTGGTGGGATATGCAACACAAGTTAGAACCCAGCCAGCTTCCATTTGCTCATCGTCAAGGAACGATTGTTCTTCATTATCTACAGTGCCGCTAATCAGTTTACCAGCACAAGCAGAGCAAGCACCAGCACGACAAGATGAGGGAAGATCTACGCCAGCGAATTCAGCAGCGTCAAGGATGTATTGGTCATCAGGGCACTGAATAATTTGTTCGGTGCCATCGGGGGATTGAAGTGTAACGTTAAAAGTAGTCATTAGTAAGTTTCACAAAGTTTTTCTACGGAATATGCCAGCAGCACTAGGAAGCTGACTCCAGTAATTGTAAACAAAAGTTCAGTCATTGTCAATCAATTGTCAGAAGATCCCGAAGAAGAGCTTGCCAGTGCTAGCATAAGAAATGATCCCAGCAATAATACCGACCATAGCCCAGCGTCCATTATATTTCTCCTTTACTTGGTTGGGGGTGTCCATACCGTAGTTTTCATAATACATCGTGGGTTCTTTCGCCCACATATTCTGTTGCCCACGATCATTTGTTGTTACAGTCATTATAGATTCATTAAGAATTATTACATTATTATATATGAGAAAGGGGGATTTGTCAACCCCCCTATTGTTAAAATTTCCTGACCTATCAGAAGGTGAACTTCGTCTGGATAACTCCACCCCACTTGGAGGCATTATCATTCAGGCGTTGGATATCACTTGCATAGAAGATTGCAGGAGTGATGCTGATATTGTCAGACACCTGATACTTGTAGAAAATTTCAAGCATCGTTGCTTTCTCAAGATCTTCACCAGTGGGTGCTTGACCTACAGCAACACCAGCGGAGTTGCCCTTGGCAAATACATCAGACCACTGAAGACCTGCCATCCAGGATTGACTGTCGGTAGCATCACTTTGAATGCCACTTACAGTGTTCCAACCGTAACCAGCAGAGATGGAAGGAACCCAACCAGACTGCTTAGGTTGCCAGTATGCGTTGATGGAGTAACCATTAGAGGTTTGACCAGGAACCAGAGTACCTGAAGCACCGTTCAGACCATTGTAGGTGCGAACACGAGTGCCTTCAGTACCATAACGGTAACCAGCACCGATACCCCAGTTTTGACCACGATAACCGATTTGTGCCATCGTGTTCAGAGCACCAGTCTCATCAAATACACCAGTTTCACTATTGTCACCATCTTGGGCAACATAGTTTACACCAGCAACGAAACCTTGCTTACCTTTTTGCTTCCACATAGCACCGAAACCAGCACCAGTTGCCTTGTTATAGACACCAGGAGCACCAGCAACAGCGAAGAAGTCAAGAACTTCAGACTTATATGCTGAAGGAACCCATGCCATTTCGGTGTTACGAACCTTAGCACCAACAGTCAGAGTAGTGCTGTTGTTGAATGCAGGGAAGGAATAGTACAGACGGTCAAGTACTACGTTATCACCATTTTCGCTGGAGAAGTTGTCTGCCTTATCCAGTTTGAACAGGGAAGAAGAGGAACCAAAGGGATCAGAACTGAAGTTAGAAGAACGCAGACGGGTACGGAGCAAGTCCTTACCAGTGAACGAAGTATCAAAGTTCAGACGAACATCATAGTTGAAAGCAGTGCGAGTGCTTACATCATCTTTGGTATCATAACCAGGAACACCACCAAGAACGAAGGTTGCTTCACCACGGAGTTTAGTGGTGGTGGAGAACTGAGTTGCCTCAAGTTCACCAACCTTTGCTTCCAGACCATCAACACGACCACGAAGAACAGCAAGTTCTTGTGCAAATTCTGCTTGAAGACGCTTGAGTTCGTCGGTAACTTCGGTTACACGATCAAGACAAGCATTTAGAAGAGCAGCTGCTTCAAAACGAGTCATTGCCTGACCACCAACAAAGGTGCCATTAGGATAACCAGCAACGCAACCATAACGCTCTACAAGGTTACTGAGTGCCTGATATGCCCAATCAGTTGGCTTCACATCAGAGAACTGAGTGACACTTGCGACCTGTTCTGCAGAAGCATATTGATTAACTCCTTCCATATTAAGGTCAGCTGCATTCACAGCAGGAGTAATCAAACCCAGTGCAACAGGTGCAAGAATTAAATGATTAATTTTCATATTGTGTAAAGAATTACAACTACAGATTTTATTTATATTGTTAGAAACCGTAATAATGTTCGGTTCCTCCCCAATATTATAGGGTAACGGGTGGGAGTTGTCAACCCCCTTTGCAGGCTCGCCACCAATTTTGATTACGAGAAAATTGGAAACTCGGCGGGAGTATCCTCCACATCCGCACCAGTCGGCATATTTTATGTCCATCCGACGAGGACTATTTGGGTCATATTGACTCCACCAGGGTATTTTTTAAGTCATTCCAAGACTTCTAAATCTTTGTATATTTGCCAAATATACTGTTTGTGTTCTTGAAGTTTCTGAATCGTTTCGTGAAGTTTAGTATAATTTTTTAAATCCATTTGGGATTGGACTTGTTTAAGTGTGGTAATCACATTTTCAATTTCAGCACAAACTTTTGATAACTTTAAAGAACAGTAAATTGAATTGTCCATTTGTTTAAAAAGGGGGTTGCTCCCGACCAGGGTTTTTAACGTCTCTCCATGACGAAATATTAGGGTTCTAAAATTGTTTCGTCAACAACTTCTTCAGTTTCTTCTTCAACGGATTCTACTACTTCGGAAATAGTAGGTGCATTACTTACATTCCAATTGACAGAAACACTATCCTCTAGTTGTAATGCATCAATTCTATCTTGAATATTAGAAACAGAATACTTTACATAGGAGAACTCTTCAATAGAATCAACTTTTTCATTTGCTAAAAGCCACTCAACAATAGTATCTTGAGTGATCTCATCAAAAGGAATAAATGATTCTGAATCTAATTCCGAAATATTAAATGGAATAGTTCCTCCACAAGTATAAGTAAATTGTGGATATTCTTCTGAAGCAGCACTAACACCAACTGTAACTTCGTAAACTACATTAGTAAGATCGCCAACAGAAAGTTTCCGATTTAAATTTCCAATACTTAAATTGTAATTAATAGCCATAGTAATCTTGATTATTTGCTCTATAATATTTAGATTCAAAATAACTAAGCATTTTTTGAATCCTATTGCTTAGCATATCACATGTGGATTGGGTTGTCAAGTATCAAATGATGACCATCTTTTCATGACCAACCCTGCAAGTGGGATCCATCCAGATGTCAAATCCTACATCCTTTGCATCATGACAGAATGATACATCTTCGGAACATACATCCTGAACATTCTCATCAATGTACATTAGTTTTGGTGCAAACCAGGGATATTCAAGTTTCTCAAATACTCCTCGTTTAATTAGAACCCAACCAAATCCAATATAATCTACTTTAATTGGATCTGTTTTTTCTGCCATATCTTCAGTTGTTAAAAATTGATACGTGCCATGTTTTTTGAAATATTCATCATCCATGCTCTGAACAACTGGAGTGTACATTCCACCAGAAACAGCACCTCCAGGTTGTGCGTACCAACCAGAAGCAATTGGTTTATTCATATCAAATAATTTCTGAAACATCTCGTTATTAAATCGAATGTCAGAATCAATCCACATCATATAATCATAATGTATTCCATCAAATGGTTTTTGATTTTTACCTTTACTTACATCTGCGCCAGCACATTTACATCGTGCATAATTTACCATGCTAGAATACTGCTGGGAAATTTTAAAAGAAGCTCCTTGTTGAGAAACATATGATAGCAGTTCGATAAAATTTATCATGAAGTTACCACTATATGTTCTGCCTGGTAAACAAAAAATGATAGTTTTACCCTTCATGCTGGGTTCGATCTTTAGGCTTGGGCTTGTTACATTCATTGCAATAAAATGAAAATCCAGATTTAAAATATTTTACCACTTGAAAGTGATCTTTGTCAAGAGGTAGTTCAGTGTCGCATCTAGAACAGGTTCTAGTCCCACCACCAACAAAGGTTTTCGAGGGTGTTGATGAACTGTTCGTGATAGACAGTGCGGCTAGGATTCGGTTTACCATCTTTCATGTCATGTAGATACTGTATTATACCACGAACCACGGGGGTGTCCTGGAAGTATTCGTGCATTCGGTAACAATTGAATTTCTCATTGTATTCGACGAATCCATGAAGCGGTGCCATGTTGCGACGATGAGCACGGATGAATACATCTTCATCCTTGATACCATTCTTGTTACGAATGTCAAGTGGAGTATATTTTTCACCATCATATTCTTCATCAAGTTCTTCTGATTCACCAAATACAAAGTGAAGGTCTTCGTAATACTTTTCCATCAACTCTAAGTCTGGTGCTACACGAATATCCTCATTCTCTTCCAGATAATAATCCATTCTGCGTTTTGCATCTGGGTCTGTCAGACGAAATACAATGTTACCAACGTAATAGTTTACTGGACCACCATAAAGATGGGATGATTCTCTCTTACGAAAAGAGAGGTGGATTATTTCAAATCCAGCCTCTTCGTTTTCTTCCATTACTAAACCTTGTGAAATGCTCATAATTAATATCGTTCAGGAATGTTATCGTAATCTAGTGGGTGGTCTTGTTTCTTTTCAGACTTACGAAGTTTTTTAAGGTGTTCAAAAAGAAGTTTAATCTCTTTGTATGCATCATTTGCATTCATTCTTCCTGACATTTCTGCAGCAAGAATATATTCTACCCTTTTACCAAATGCTAAAAGTTGTAATTCAAATTCTGTTTGGTTTTCATACATTGAATTTAATTTCAACTGAAGCCCAAGGTCGGACTTGAACCGACGACCTACGGTTTACAAAACCGTTGCTCTATCCAGCTGAGCTACTCAGGCATATCTTCGGGATTCTCCAAGTCTACTGGAAATAAACATGGATGGCATTCTTCATCAATTAAATAGAAGGATGTTCTGTATAATTCTTCAGGAGTATATTCAGGATTGTTTGATGCATCTATCTGAATATATGGATCCTGTTGCATTATATGAGGAATCTCTTCAAATGTAAAAGGAACATTGTTAATGAAATACATTTCCACAATTTCATTGTTGTAGAAACAATAGTTAGATGAAATTTTGTATTTCATTATAGTATCCACCGATACACATATTTATCGGTAACTCCCCCGATAGGACTTGAACCTATAACCCATCGGTTAAGGAAAAAACTGGAATCGAACCAGAACTAAAGGAACCTTCTTTTCCACAGCCGATTGCTCTGCCATTGAGCTACAGGGGAATAAATAGTTGGTATTAATTTAAAAAGTTATACCAACATGAATAAAAAAGAAACTAGAACTTATGCTGATAGAAAAGCAAAAAATCCTAACTGGGCTAAAAAGATGACAGAAAGAGTATCTGCAACTAGAAGAAAAAATGTATCTTTAATTAAAGAAGAAGCTGGAGGAAAATGCTGTATGTGTGGATACAACAAATGCACGGCAGCACTAGAGTTTCATCATTTAGACCCAGATGCTAAAGAAGGAGGAATTATTGGTTCCACTGCATCTTTAGCAAAGCAAAGAGAAGAAGCAAAAAAATGCATTCTTGTATGTGCAAATTGTCATCGTGAAATTCACTCTGACTTATCTATGTATCATAGATAAAAATTATGGTAGGTGGGGATAACTTTACCTATGTTATCCCTCTTTACTTCTCCAAGCCTTGGCCTAAAGGGGTATTTGGCACCTACGATTTTAAGGGCAAGGATGTCCACCTACGATAAAATCTACGATGTGGCCGAGGGGATCCTTTGTTTAATACAACGTTCCTTGTTGTACCCTTTACTACAGCATTCTGGTTTATCTTTCCAGTGCCACTAGCACCTCTGTCTAGGAATCGAACCCAGTTTCCAAGTGCATTGTCTGCCTGTCCTTACCAATAGACTACCAGAGGATGAACTAATTTTGTCCCAGAAGATATTCTACTGTAGTTGCAACATCATTCATTGCATCACGAAGATTTGGTCGTTGACCAGATTCTTGTTTAATAATTGGTCTGGAATTGTCAGTTAGAGTCCACCTCCACTGATTCATATCCTTACAATACCAAAGTTTAATGTTCATGTTTGGTTTTTTCTAATTTAATCCAATTAAGAAGAGCATTTACTTCTGCTCTCTTTGCTTCAGTGAAGTCATTACCTTTACTGAAGAGATAAAAATCCAATGCTTCAATAGCAAGTTTTCTATCTTGTTGAGAAATAAGTGACATAATAACCTCAAAATATGAGGGAAGCGAATGACGGGGATCGAACCCGTGACACCAACTTGGAAGGATGGGATGTTACCGCTACACCACATTCGCAGTGACTCCTCTGTTTGAGCATCGTTGATAGGCTTGAGGAGTATTAATTGTATTTATTTAAATGTAATTACATCGTCAGAAATACCAGTACCTACATATCCATTATAATATGGATTTTTTAAAGAATAGTCTTTCTGTGCTTCAGAAGCTAATAATCCTTCTACCGTACCTAATGCAGATGCAATTTGAGAAAGAGTCCAGATATCTTCATGCATAGCACCTATTTCAAGTGCAGAACGAAGTGTTTCTCTAGCCTTTTCAATTTGATACTTAACTGAATCTCCCATAGTAATAATATAGTGGGGATGGAGAATAGGAGACTCGAACTCCTGACACCCGCCTTGCAAAGGCGATGCTCTACCAACTGAGCTAATTCCCCAGATGGATTAGGTGTGTACCCATTCTGGTTACAGGGACCTAACCTCTATCCGTATGTTGACTTTGCAGTTCACATCGAACTAGTTATGATACAGCATCTGCCTACTCATAACTAGGGTATTTACCGTCAGAAGGAAAGTTCTGTTAACGGTAATCGGAATGATAGGATTCGAACCTACGGCCACTCGCTCCCAAAGCGAGTGCTCTACCAAACTGAGCTACATTCCGAGATGGGAATACTGGGAGTTGAACCCAGACTAAGCCCTTATAAGGAGCCCGCTCTAACCATTAAGCTATACTCCCGAGATTAAATTAACGAACTTCGTAATCTAATCTTCTTATTCGTCTCTTTGGAGTTGTCAATTGTTCCATAGTTTTTGATTGTTTTTGTTTTGGTTTGGTAAACCCAGTTACCATTTCGACTTGGCTCATGTCCTGTGCTATTATAACAGGTAATCCATTGTTGTCAAGCCTTATGTAAGTTTCGTTGGGACATTTACAAGATTGTCCCCTGTTTGGAGTTGCTACTTCAAGATTGGAATTGCAACATTTGCATCTGATTTTGTACATTGTTTCATGCCTTAATTTATTCAGTTGTCACGACTCAGGAGGGACTTGAACCCCCGACCAACTGCTTAGAAGGCAGATGCTCTATCCAGCTGAGCTACTGAGTCATTCATTTGATTTTAACATGTTTTCGGGGCAGTTGTCAACCCATGGGGCACACAACCTGATTTCCCCGCCAAGTGCTCGACACTCATCAGTATAACACACAGAAGTGTCTACTGGTTTTTCTGAGTACCGTGGAGCTGGTATTCTAACATATCCATAGTCTCCTGTCAAGCGTTCATAATCTGAAATTGCTTTATCAACTTCTAATTCCACCTTAGCATCAAGTTGTTTTTGATGGTCTGGTAAGTCTGGAAGATTTTGTTCCAGACCCAATCTTTGAATTAGTGCTGTGTAAATTTTCCAAAGTTGTTTTTCATCTAATTTCAATTGTCCAGCAAGACCAGCAATGATAATAGCGATGATAGAAACAACAACGAATCCTTTGATATATTTAGGACTTAATTGTGGAAGAACTTTAAACTTACCTTCTTTAATTTCAAAGAGTTTAAACATTGTCATCCTCCCAAAAATTTTCCAAAGCTTCATCAACTACATCTTTAGGAGAAACATAGTTTGATTTATCTCTAAGCTTCTTTGTGTCAAAAGTAAGAGTTGGAGTTATAGACCCATTGGATTCTACTCTTACTTTTGCTCCAAATGGAGTTCCTTTTGGTTGAATGTTTAATGTATTCGCAGAGTCCAATGATACTTTAATTTTATCATTCTCTGCTTTTAAATATCCTGCTTTGCCAAGAATGTCAACGACATCTTTCTGATTATCTGGCAATCCATTATTTTTCATGAGGAAGGGGAGAACGAATCTCCCCATTATTTATCTGTTAAACTCTAGAGTAACAGATTCTCGCCACTCCCTGTCCAGGGTGAGCAATAGTAGAGAATGCCCCGTAGGACAGGTCGAGGTCTCGTCCTCCGACATATGGACCTCTATCATTCACTCGCACAATAACTGACTTACCATTACTTTGATTTGTAACACGTAACCTAGTACCGAATGGAAGCCACTTATGTGCAACAGATTGACCATATGCATTATATCTTTCACCGTTAGCGGTGGTTTGGCCGTGATATCCATCACCTACACCATAATGTGATGCCAGGGAACATCCGCTGGCTGCCTCAGCTTTTTGGGGCGTAAATCCAAGAAGTGTTGAAGCAATTAGAAGAGTTGAAAATAGACGCATTTAAATTAATAGAATTCTACATCCCAATAGAAGGGGGGTACACCCAACCTCTCGGAGGGCACCTTCCTGGGCACAAGATGATAACACTCAATCGCTTATGATATAAGTTGGTGTTACCAATAGGTGAAGAAGGAATCGAACCTCCGTAATTCAGTTAATCGCTGACCGCTCTGCCACTGAGCTATCCACCAGATAATAATACCAGGAATCTGTTCAGTTGTCAAGGTGCTTGGGATATTTATAAAACTTATCAGGGTTGGAAAACCCTACCCCATCCATCATTTCCTTTTGGACACCATCTATGTGATAGTTCTGATCTCTTATACACAGCTCCTTTTCCATTAGTTACTGCACCAGTATACCCATCATTTAAAGAACCATATGGATCATTGACTACATAATCTCCTGCTGGAGTCTTACCAATGACTACAACCATGTGCCCACCACGAGGTGCAGATAAAGGACCCCTATGTAAGATACCAATAACAACAGGTCTGCCGTTGGATAGTTCACGATCAAGATCAGCAAAAGTAAGACCGTAACTAAAGTGTGACTTAATACCATAGCTTGTAAGAACTTTGGTTTGAACCATATGATCAGTTGTATCCCCAATTGAAAATACTTTTTGAACATAGGCATCATCGCCCTTAGCTCCTTTTAACGTGCCTGGTTTAAAATATTCAAGACACATAGCACAACTAGAGCTGTTACAAGTACGGTCAGCATCTCTGTAATTATCGGTTTGTGGAAAAAATGGAACATCTAAAATATTTGATTTTGGTTTATCTGATTTAGATCTAAAAATTTTAATCCAGTTAGCCTCATCTTGAGTTAACTCCTGAGCCTTGAGAAGTAGATCTTTTTCAAATTGTTCTACCCCAGCAACATGCTTTGGATTGTTCTCATCGTAATGTTTAAAAAAGTTGTGTAAATCAATCTGCATTTTTCTCTCCGAATAGTTTAATGAAATACTCTGCATCAACAACGACTAAAGGTTTTTTGTGATTCTTTTTCATAACAACGATTGGTTCATAATCACCTGAGTTAGCTTTAGCTTGTTCATAAGCTTCCCATACATTCAATTTTTCAACATTTTTACATTCAATAGAAAATGGAAACTTACTTCTAGCAGCTCTAGCCATGATTAAATCTTCACCACCAGCACCCATAGATCTAGATTCAATATCTTCAGGATGTACATCTAGTTGTTCTATGAGTTGATCTCTAACCCACTTCTGTAGATTCCTACCTTTAGCTTTAGCACTTTGAGGTTTCATTATGTATCTTTATATATTATCTAAAATATTTATCTGAACCCTAACAGAGTCATTATACAGACTTTTACGAGGTTTGTCAAACCCCCATACGAATTTCGCATTATAGGTAAAAAACACAGCTTTTTTTCTATGGTTTTACTAGGGGTTTCGAGCATAAAAAAAGAGACCCCTATGGGGTCTCCGAGTGATTTGTGAGCTGGTTATCAGTCTTCTAGGATTGCAGAAATCCACTCTTCGGACATGTTAACCATGATAGCTTGTGCTGCTTCTGGAGTATCTGCATAACCTTCGGTTAGAAGGTGATCAAGAACTACATCATACACATCTACATCTTCACCTAGTTTAGATGCTAGCTTACCTGCACCAGAAGCAACCTTTCTGGCTACTTTACCAGCTCCTTTCTTAAGGAATCCTTTAATAGCAGAACCTGCAGCTTTTGCTGCGCCTGCAGTTGCAGATGCACCCTTACGTGCAGCATCAGATGCTGCAGTACCTGCTGCAGTTGCTTTATCTTTTGCCATCTTACCTGCAGCATAACCAGATACTGCAGCAGATGCTGCCTTCTGCTTAACTGCACTCTTAACCATATCTGCACCACGTTGTAGTTTATTAGCAGCTCTGGTTGCAAGGTGCCCAACAACCTTAGCACGAATTCCTCTGCGAACAGAAGGATCCTTTGCACCCTGTCTTGCCTGAATTGCAGTTGTATTAATAGGCTTACCTTTCTTGCTTGTTTCTAGACCATGCTTGGCAGCATAGCCTGCAACACGAGTATCTACAGCCTTTCTGACTGCACCTACTGCCTTACCAGGAGCATCCTTAACAGCCTGTGCTTGACGCTGGCGAGCAGCAGAAACTACTGCAGTACGTCTTGCTTGCTGACGCATTGCAGTACCCTGACCAGTGGTTACTGGTGCAGATTTCTTATCAGAACTTAGTTTAGTGTACCCACCACGACCAGTAGTTACAGTAGCCTCAGAAAGAAGATCTTCGAATGCTTCTAGAATATCATCTAGTTCATATCCCTCTTCTACCATAGCTTCGATTGTTTCATCAACAATCTCTTCTAGCTCATCATCATAAAGATAGCTAACGTCTTCAAATAGTTCTGTTTCTTCGGATAGAGTTTCTCTTAGTTCGTCGTCATATACGGCGAAGTAAGACTCATAAAGTTTTTGGGTACTTGTCATTGGAGTTTCTATAAATGTTACTTTATAGTATTATTTATAAAAACTCCCGTATTGACTATAGTTTAAATCCAGAAAAAGTATCTTTTTTCATATCTTGTTTGATGCCACCAATTACATAAGATTCAATTTCTGTTTCTTGTGGTGCGTTTTGCATCATCTTAGAATTTAACCAATGCTCAGTCCAAGGTAATGGATTGTTTGACATTGAAATATCAAATTCTGGCTTGAGACCAATGGCCTTCATTCTGCGATTTGCAATATATTCAACATACGAAGATAGTAGCTTTGAATTTAATCCGATCATAGAACCATCCTTGAACAGATACTCTGCCCATGCTTTCTCTTCATTTACTGCAAGAATATACATTTGACGTACATTATCTTGTTCCTCTTCAATAATCTCCAACATTTGAGGATCATCACCATTCTTCCAGTTCTTAATGATATTCTGTGTAATGACTAGATGCTGAGATTCATCACGAGCAATCAAACCAATAATCTTAGCAGAACCTTCCATGAGTTTGAGTTCTCCAAATGCAAATGAACACGCAAAGGAAACATAAAAACGAATACCCTCAAGAATGTTCACATTCATGACAGCACGATATAATTTTCTCTTAACTTCTTTCAGTTCAATATTTGCAGTCGTATGGTCTCCAAGTTCCCAGAGTTTACCACCACCCCACTGTTGAGCACATTCAATAAGTTCATCGTATGCTTGAGTTACACTGGTAGCACGTTCTAGAATCTTTTCATCATCTAAAATAGTATCAAATACTTCAGATACATCCGAATATACATTCTTAATGATATAAGTGTATGAACGACTATGAATCATCTCCATAGTTTCCCAGATAGTCATACAAGCTTCTAGTTCTGGAAGTGAGCAGTATGGGAGAAATGCCATACCAGGACCACGACCCTGAACAGAGTCAAGCATAATCTGATACTTTAGGTTTGAAGTAAAGATATGCTTTTGCTCTGGACGTAGAGTTTGATAGTCTGCACGATCTTTTTGAAGGGAGACCTCCTCAGGTCTCCAGAAATATCCTAACTGTTGTTGAGTCAGTTTATCGAAGATAGGATACTTATAGGTATCATATCTTTGAACTCCCAGAGGAGCACCAAAAAACATTGGTTGCTTTTTGGTGTCTACATGATTACTATTAAATACGGTCATACCCTTGATTTCACTGTTTGTATTTCTGATGAATTGCATGTAAATTCTCCTTAAATTTTGCAGCTTTCGCAGTCGTCTTCTGACTCTAGTTGAGAAAGTAGTTGTGATAGTGCTTCACTTTTTTCTTCTACATCTCCGTCTGTTTTGCTATCATATGTGTTTTGATAATAGCTTGTCTTCCAACCATACTTATATGTAGATAGAAGATCTTGAGCCATAACAGATACAGGTACTTCATTGTCGGCATAATTCTCTGGATTATAACTCCAGTTGCCCGAGATTGCCTGATCAAAGAATTTTTGCATTACCGCAACAATGTTAATATAACCATTGTTGTCAGGCATATCCCAAAGAAGCGTATAGTTTTTCTTGAGGGTTTGATAGCTAGGAACAATTTGCTTAAGTGGTCCTTTCTTTGATTTCTTAACGGACAAGTAATCTCTAGGAGGTTCGATTCCATTGGTCTCGTTTGACACAACGGAACTGCTCTCTGAAGGCATCTGTGCGGACAGTGTTGAGTGCCTGAGACCGTGAGCCAGGATGGATGCTCTAAGATTTTCCCAATCATAATGGAGATGGTGTGGTGTAATTTCGTCTACATCTTTCTTGTATGTATCGATTGGAAGAACACCTTGAGAATACTTAGTACGATCAAAGTAATCACACTTACCTTTTTCGGCAGCAAGTTGATTAGATGCCTTGAGAAGATAGTATTGAAATGCTTCGGTTAGATCATGAACAAGTTTCCATGCTTGTGGATCTTCATATTTTGCTCCATTACGAGCAAGGAAGTGAGCAAGACCGATGTAACCAATACCAAGAGAACGACGAGATTCTGTAGAAATTCTAGCAGCTGCAACTGGATAATCTTGATAGTCAATCAGTTCATCTAGAGCACGAACAGAAAGATCACATAGCTCTTCCATTTCATTCAGATTATTGATCTTACCAACATTAATTGCAGAAAGAATGCATAGTGCAATCTCGCCTTTTGAATCATCAATATGATCAATCGGAACAGTTGGAAGTGTAATCTCTTGACAAAGATTGGACATATTTACTTTGTCCAGGAAAGAACTATGAGAGTTACAATGATCGATATTCATAATGTAGATACGACCAGTTTCTGCACGTTCTTTCAGAATGTTTAGAAATAGTTCTTGAGCGCCGATAGTTTTTCTTGGAATAGATGTATCTCGTTCATAAGATACATATAAATCGTCAAATCGATCAGTGCCAAAAGCATCATAAAGAAGAGGAACATCGTGGGGAGAGAAGAGTGAAACTTCTCCGTTTTGGATGAATCGTTCATAGAATATTTTGCTGATTTGAATTGAATAATCTAACTTACGAACACGATTATCTTCCGTTCCCTTATTGTTTTTTAGTACTAGGATGTCTTCAATTTCTTGATGCCAAATAGGAAAATGAACTGTAGCTGAGCCACCTCGTATGCCGTTTTGAGTGCAACACCTGACCGTCGCTTCAAATTTCTTGAGAAATGGAATGACTCCTGTATGTGAGACTTCTCCGCCACGGATCTTGCTATTGATACCCCTGATTCTGCCTGCGTTAATACCGATTCCTGCACGCTGAGCCACATAACGGCCAATAGCCATGTCAGAGCTGAAGATAGAATTAAGAGAATCGTCAGAATCAATAAGCACACAAGAAGCAAATTGACGAAGAGGTGTTCTAACACCTGCCATAATTGGAGTTGGGATGTTGATCCTGTGCTTGGAGATTGCGTTGTAGTATCGTTTGACATAATCAAGTCTTGTTTCTTTTGGATATTCTGCAAACATAACTGCAGAAATTAGCATGTACATATATTGAGGAGTTTCATAAATTTTCTTTGAACTCCTATCCTGAACCAAATATTTGTCTACTACTTGTCGTAATCCTGCATATGTGAAAATATAATCTCTCTCATGATCAATCCATGAATTAATTTTATCCCATTCTTCCATGGAATACTTGCTGAGTAGTTCTCCATCATAAATTCCCAAGGAAACACCACCAACAAAATGATCATGGACATCTGGAAATTCTACTTTCCAATTAGGTCCAAAGACTTGTTTATATAAACCGAAAAGCAAAAGACGAGCAGCAACATACTGATAATTTGGATTATCGAGGCTGATAAGATCACTAGCCGATCTAACCAAAATTTCTTGAATTTCATCAGTAGTAATTCCGTCGTAGAATTGAAGACCAGATTGAATCTCCACTTGAGATGCACTTACTCCAGCAAGACCACCGCAAGCACATTCTACCATGTTATGAATTTTATCTAAATTGAGGGGCTCAAGAGTACCATTACGTTTTTTTACTTTAGTACCGTTGCTCATACTTTTTTCCATTGAATAAATTTAAGGTTTGCTTCTAATCCTTGATAGATGTTGGTTTTAATAATATCTCCGACACAAATTCCAGAGATTACCATATCATTAATATCTTTTTGTCGTATTAAAGATGGCCAGATTACTATCTTTTCTCCTGATTGGATTAACTGTTCATACTTCTGAATGATCTGTAAATTTCGTGGTTCATTATCTAAAATATAAACCCTGTCTTTATAAATGGACTTATCTAAGTAAACATCAGATCCACACATAGCAATTGCATTAGACAGAAAAAGAGAGTCAAATGGACCCTCTGTAATGTAAATGGTTTTATTGAAATCTACAGTATTAAGTCCAAAGACCTTAACATATCGATCATCCAGGATGGTAGTAATATAACGCAATTTTGAATTTTTGTCAAGAGCCCTACCCTGGTATCCAAATAACTTTTCAGATTTAGAAAAGAGTGGAATGACAATTCTAGATTCTTTAATTGTGTTTTCTGTTTTTGACCAAGCATTAAAATCCTCAGCGTAGTAAAGAGTGGAAAAATATTTTTCTGGTATTTGACGTTTGGAAAGGTATTCCTTAGCTGGGTGTGTATTATTTAGTTCTGATATCTTTTGAAGCTCGGATAGTGGAGTTGTATTGAAAACTGGTTTTTTAAATTCAACATTTAGTTTTGGAGTTGCAGTATTTGAATTTCTACCAGTAGTTCCATTCTTAAATCTTTCCATGACATATTCATCATGGAGATTTACATCTATATCTTTTAGAAAATTAGATAGGGTTCTTCCTACGTTACAATTATGACATTTGAAAAATACATCACTTCGTTTTATGTAAAAAAATCCTCGTGCTTTGTTTCTATTCCTGGATGAATCACCACAATATGGGCATCTAAAGTTGTAGAGATTTTGATGCTTCTTTGTAAATTTTTCTACCCTAGAAGAAACTAGATTGATGTATTTCGAATCAATGTAATTCATAGTAAAGAGTATGTGCTCCAACCAGTGTAGCACACGATCAAAGCGGTGTCAAGGAAAAATCAAAAAATTACCTTGAACGAATCTGATGATGGTTTTGCATTTCTGATGGAGTCCACCATCCAGATGCAAGTGTTGAGAATGCTGTTGTGAGAACTGCTAGAAGAACGCCACATCCAACAGTCATCCATTTTATCTTACCAACTTCTTTAACTTCAATCTCAATCTTATCAATTCTGTCAGAAACTCTTTTACAATTATCTTCATTTTCTTCTTTCATTTCATAGATCAATCTTGAAAGTGAGTTGTCTGCTCTCTCATGCTGTTCTATTTTTTCATCATGTATAGCTAACATCTTACTAATAGTCTGACTAGTTTCACTTATCTTTTCTATAGCAGATTCAATCTTTTTCATCATCTGCTCGTATACACTAAGTCTTTCTTCCAGTAAAGCTATTTTAGTTTCTGTAGTAGTATTCTGAAACATTTGCCTGATTTAGTTACTGTGGTGTCGCACCTCTGGACATAGCAAATGTTGAAATTCTCTCAAACCCAGAGGAAGATGAGTTAATTGTTTTAATCATTTTAACTCTATTACTAGCATTCAAATTTCTATACAAATCAACTAATTTATTTGCAGCATCGGAAGAAACTTGAGCCTTCTCTCCATTATCAAAAACAACCATTCCCTGTTGACCACCTAAGGTAATTTGTTTCAATTGATCAATTACCTTTCCTCCACTTTCAAATAATTTAGTCTCATTTACCTTTTTCTTTTTTCGTTTGGAGGCAGGAATTCCAGGTGGTTCTACACTAGGAGGTAAAGATACTTCAGCACCAGTACCTACACTATTCGCAGCAACTTCTTCATTGTAATTCATATCTTGTTTAACTCCTCCAAACAATAACTATCTGGGTCTATGGTTGAAATTGTATTCGATTCTATTCTATTCAAAAATATCATAAATGATTTTAAGTACTTCCAATAATATTGATCTATTTTAAAAAACAATATTGGAGTAGCAGCATCACCGAAAATGTTATAGACAACAATAATATGATTCAACAAAAGATGAGTTTTGAGAACACCTGTTTTATCATAACGTTTAAGTAATCTTTTAATATACTTAAATCTTTTCAGGTCTTCAAAAAAATCATCTTTTGTCATCGCAGTTGGATTGTCATAATTTTTAATTGCAAATAACAAAAAGTTATCTTCATTCAATTCATTAAATCTCATATATTATCACGCATAGGTTAGTGAAGCAGAGTTAGAAATTACTTCTTCAGTACCACCTGCAGAAGTAATCTTCACACGGAACTTGTAACCATTATAGGTTGCCTTAGCTGCAGCAGTAATAGCAAGAGTGCCAGTGGTTGTATCAGAAAATACACCAGTGTTTGTAAGATTAACCCAACGTGTACCAGTTGCAGTCTGATACTGCCACTGATAAGTGAGAGTTCCAGGAGTACCAGTTGTTGAAGTGGTAACTGCAAATGTTCCAGTATAAGGAGTTGAAGCACCAGTTACGTCTGCAGGTTGTGCAGTAATTGTTACTGCAGAAGCAACGTCTGCTGCAATGGTGTCATCAGACTGAGTTTCATTTGCATTTGTATCTGGATCGGAAAGAGCTACTAGCTTTTCTGCTTTATGACGAGTATTTCCTGCATCATCAGTGTATGAGAAATAAGACCACCAACCAGGACCATCGATTCCACGAACACGGTTCTCATTTAATGCAGCCTCAGTTTCATCCACAAAGACAATTGTTTTCGCTTGGGATGAAGATGCAATAGTATATTCAACCTTTGTCTTATTTGTGTTTGAATCAGTTCTTCCGTATAAAGACATTTAAAAATCCTCTGAATTTTTTATTCTAATAATATTTATAAAAAATGGGGAGTCACCTCCCCATGAGTCATTTATTTAAATGTTTTAAAAATGTGTTAATTAACTGGTATATACTATTTGATTTTATCTTTGAATTAGAACCTAACCATTCAGATAAAGCTAAACAAAATGCTAACAATATAGTAAACCCAAAGTTAACTATTAAACATTCAATCACTTACAATCTCTAAGAAGTGCAGTTCTTACAGTTGTAGCAATTATATTATCAATGTCATTATCTGTAGTGTTAACATAGCGGTCAAGTAAATCACATACTAATTTTTTTGTATGGCAGCTGTTCATAGCTGCTATTAGTAGTGGTTTTACTAATTCTACAAGTGCTCCCATGGTGTCCTCCTAAAGTGGATATATTTATATTTATCTTAAACGTGGGTTTCTTTGTTGAGCCGATAGTGATGGATGGTCATCTCTATATCTTCTTCTTGGTGCTTCGTCATCATGGTCATCTTTTGGTCTTGTTGCACCTTTATGAAGTCCAGTATCTCCAGGAGTTTTTTGCTTTTCTAAAGTAGCATCTTTTCTTAAAAGTTGAGCACTTCCAAGATCACTAGCCTGAACTTCTTTAGCAGTTCTTGTACGTCTAAGACCACCTTTTTGTGCTTCTCTTTTTTCAATTGCTCTTGCAGCCCATCCCAATTTTGTTTCATCTATGTTCTCAACTTCTTCCATATGACCCATTGGAAGTTTACCTTGCTTTTGCAGTTGCAATCTTTGTTGCTGTAGCATTAGTTGCTTTCTCTGCATTTGCTGTTGGGTTTTCATTCTTTGCTGACCTTGTGCTGCAGTTTTAGCTGCTTCTGGATCTGCTTGTTCCTCTTGCTGTTTCTTATATTCTTTCCATGTAGTTGCAAAAGCAATTGCTTTTTCCTGTTTGGTTAGTCCATCTTCAGCATATCCAGCTTTGATGTGCTTAGCCATTCTTTTAAACTTATCACCTGGAGGGGAAACTTCATCAATCTGTTCAACTTCTTCAGCAGTTACATTTGCTTTTGGATTAATAATTACTCCATCTTTTTTCTTTCCTTTCATTTCTACTTCACGATTCGAAACATTAGTAGAAGTGTTTTGAACAAACTTTTTTGTAGCTACATCACTAGAAGCTACTTCAACTAAAGATCTCCAATCTGTAAAATTAAATCTGGAAGTATTGTAAACTGCAGTTAAAGTTTCTTCAATAATTTCACGAGCAGTTGGCTCAGTTTCTTCTACCATCATTATTGCCTTTTCCATGTAATAATTAAAGTGCTCTTGATCTAATGATTCAAAAATCTCTTGAACTTCATCATAATTAAAAGCAATCTCAGACTCAATGAAATACCAAGCAAGAAGCTCTTTTTCTTCTTTTTTCATTTTCTTGACAAAAGTTCCAACTGCTCTTCCTGCAGCTTGAGCTACAGTTGCTCCAGACTTTCTAGCTGCTACTGCTTGTCCTGCAGCTGCTCCAGCAGCACCCGCAGCCTTGACTGCAGTTCTACCTGCTGCCTGAGCTGTTCTACCAGCTGCAACAGTCGCTTGTCTTCTTGCTCTAGTTGCTGATGCAGATTGTTCGGCTTTTTTACCCCTAGCCCTAACTGCATCATAAGTTGCCTTAACCTCTGCCGCACGTCTTGTACCTACCTGTCTTGCTGTATTTACTGATTGTCTAACCGATGCGATATCCTTTTCTGCTCTTGCTTTAAGTGCTCCAAGAATTCCACCCTTTCCTTTTTCTTTAGTTTGTGTTGGAGTTGATTTTGTTTCTGGTTGCTTTTTAGCTACCTTTTTAATAGTTCCAGAAGAACTTGGACCAGATAGTTTTCTGGTAGTTCCATATTTTTCTACTGCAGCTTTTGTAGATTTACCTGGAGCTGCCTTTAATGAAATACCTCTTGCTTTTCCAGTTGCAGCAGTTTTTTTCTTTCCGACTAAAGTTCTTGCTTCGCTGAGCATATACTCATCGGAAATTTCATTCACAAAATCACAAAAATCATCAAGTCCCATCTCCTCAATTAGAATATCAATACCATATTCATTGAGTCCTTCATTCATGAAATATGCTGTTGCAATTTCTGCAACATCTTCCATCTTCACACACTTATCTTTGCCACCTTCAGTACCTGCATACTTATAACCTTTCCAGCAAGCTTTGCCATCAGCACCTTGCTCTTTACCTTGCTTATTCTTGGCTTCTGTAGCAAACTCTTCAGGGAGTCCTTTTGAACCACCTACTTTGTTATATTCAGCTCTACGCTTAGCACCACTCTTATTATATTGATGATACTCTTTTTCAGAACTACTGAGTTTTGGAGTATTTACTGGTTTTGCACCAGGAGCAGTAGGAGCATCTGGCTTTGCACCTCTTGAACGACCCTTAGTGTAATAGTTTGGTCCAGTTTTTTCATCCCCAGAAATTCTCTTGCCTGCATCAGAACGTCCAGCCTGATATTCTTTTTCAGATTGTCCGTGTCTACCTTTCCAGAGTTCTGCAACGTAATCTACATCTTCAGTACGCTGTCTACGCTTAGCAATAGCTGCAGATACTGCGGATCTGCGTTTGCGAATATACTTATCATTCTTATCATTTGGCTTACCATCATTATCAATATCAGAATCCTCTTTACCAACTGGATCTAATGCTTCAGTTTTTGAATTCAACTTAGATTGAATTCTTTGTTTAATTTCTGGCATAGAGCCAACATTATAAATTGCTAATGTTGGGGCACTGAATGTTCTACCGTCTGTGTACACAGCAACATTCATATAATCTCTTACTTTTTGATTCTCTAAAAGGGTAAGAGCATATTCTAGAGTAGTATCAATTAAATTTTCTCTCAAATAATTTTCTTGGGCATCTACATTTCCAGGAAAATGCACATTAGCAGTCTCTACAAGTTTTGTAGCTCTATACATCATATCTGGTGTAAGAGACATGAAATTTGAAATAATAGATAAATCCATGTTGGGTGTATACACTAGTTGTTTATTTATTATTATTTATCTTTTCGTTTAGCTGTAGTAAATGATTGAACTTTTTCTCCAGGAGTTAATCGTTGAACATATTGTCTATAATCATCAGTTCCTATTTCCAGAGCTTTTGGATGATAACTTAAATCTTTAATCCAGGTTCTGTGAATCTTCTTTTCTTCATCAACAAAGATTACATAGTTAGATCCTCTGGTAATTATTTTTCCATCAATACCAGTAACAGAGTCTTTAATATATTCACCAATATTAAAGATATTTTTTTGATAATATTGTTCACGAAGATTTTCAACATCAAGTTCTGGAGAGATGCTCCACAAACTTTCATTTAATTTCATGGACTTTCTAACTTGCATATAAATTGCACGACATTCCTTTTTACTTACATTTCCAGGAAGTGCTTGTTTGAATGTCTCATAATCATTTTCTAAGACAGCTTTACGCATTACTGAACTGCTGGTTCCTTCAGATTTATCTACATCTGGATCTGGAATTCCTGCACCAACAACTTCAACTCCATAAAAATCATAAACACTACCATTATATTTTTCTGCAATCTTCTGATATTTGTTAACGTTCTCATCACCACATACAATAATCACATGATGATATCCTTCGTCATGTAATGACTGCAAAATATCATAAATGTTGTCTCCATTCTCTGGATCATCTATAATGTTTTCTGCATAGTCAGGAAACACATGTTGCATTATATTATATTTGGTTTTAAAATCTAAAGGATTTTGTTTTTTATCAGAACTTCTACTGGGATAAATTCTATATTCTGCTTCTAATTCTTCTGCATTTTCTTGCACTGCACTCAATAAACTCTCATGTCCGATTGATGGAGGATTAAATCTTCCAAAAGTTATTACTACTGCAGGTCCTTCTCCTTCGGATGGTTGTACTTCTGGAGTAGCAGAAGCAGCCCCAGAACCCGAAGGGGGCGCTGGAGCTGGTGCAGGAGCGGAAGAAGTATTAACATCAGCTACGGATTGTGGACCAGAAATAGGAATTCCATTTTTAAATTTGGTTTTCTCTGCTTTCGAAATGGGAACTAATCGTTGACCTCCCATTTCACTTTTAGCAACTATTTCACCTTTAGAATTTGAATAATACCCTTTTCCTAGGTGTACCAAATTCTTTTTTTCTGCTTCCTTTCCCGCTGGTGTTCTAGCTTCAATTATAAATTTTTTGAAAGTTTTCATCAAAAGCAAGTGTTTCTACATCTACTATTTAGTATTTATTGTACATATTACTGAACTTGCTCTGATTAAATTAGTGTATACAACTAGAGTATTGTATATGTTATTAGTATTAGCATATAAAAATTTTACTCCATCATCCCTTTCTTTAACAAAATTTTTAACTTTTTGTTGTCGATATCGAATATAGAATTCAATAAATGCTGTAGTAATTTGTTTTGGATTTGCTAAATTTTGTTTGGATTTAGGATATTTAAACATGAACTCTTTAAATATCCTAAACATATAAAAATTTTTATTTAAATGGATTAGTTCAATAAACTCTGAGCACAATGGAAGAAACCTTCTAATAGCACTCAAATAATTTTCATACTTTTGAGTTTCACTGTCAGGAACAAGCATCGAGAGAGTTTCCAAAAAATGAATGCAATTATTTACTCCTTGTACTCCTTCTTGAAAAGGATGTTCTCTGACGACAGTGAGATTCATCAGATGTCTCCTTGTTGACGGTTCTCTGAACGGAATACTCGGAATGCTCCTTCTGGATAACGTGCAGTTAGTTTTTCAACATTCATTTCCAGAACTTCTTCCAGATTTGTTCCTAGTGCAATACAACCCTGAGCAATATACCACATCACATCTCCCATTTCTTTAATCATGTGAGTACGTGATTGATCATTATAAGGTTTGCCTTGGAAAGCAATCTTCTTTACAATCTCTGCAAACTCACCACCTTCCGCAGTAAGACCAATAGCAGCAGTTAGAAGTCGGTTCAAGTCAACACCAACACCGTTTACGTTGTCTTCAGGCAACTTACGTTCAAGTTCATTTACTTTATTTACAAACTCTTCTGGGTTGCTTGAGTAAATGCTGGTAGTATCGCCAACGAATTGTTGGTATGCATCGAGACTAATTAACTTTTTTGTCATACTTTAAAACCTTCAAATGTTCTTTGTTTACTAGTAAATTTGTCTTCGTACTCAGAGTCATCAAACGATTGACCAGAATCTGTGATTCCTTTCTGAGCAGTCACATCAACATTATACAACTTCATCTTCGCCCTGTCAACCCCCACGATAAATCTTTTGAATACCGTTGGATCATTGTAACGATTCTTAAGTTGTTTTACCATGATATGTCCAAGTTGTTCTAACTCTTCCGTACTAATTAGAGCAAACATAAAATCTGCAGTAGCAGGAAGACCAAAAGATTCAGAAGTATCGGTAAGTTCAACATCAGAATTACCGTATCCTGATCGAGTGGTTTGAGTAGCTGTAACAATAGGAACATTACATTCTACTGCAAGACCACGTAACTCTTCTGCAATAGCTTTTACATAGGTGTATGAATTAACTATACTTCCTTTGTATCTGGATGATGCACAGATGTTTAGGTAATCAATAAAAATAATGTCTGGTCTAAAACCTTTCTTCAATGCTAGGTCATTCAGAAGACTTTTAAAATGCCCTACGTGTGCAGATGCAGTAGGATATTCCTTGATGATTAACTTTCCTCTCGTCTTCTCATGTAATTTCATGAGTTTAGATTCATATAAAGTCTTAGGAATATCAATAATCTCTTGTATATTTACATTCAAGAGGTTCGCATCAATTCGTTCAGCAATCCTTTCCTCTGCCATTTCAAGTGTAATGTAGAGAACATTGCGCCCCTGCAGGAGGATGGAGCTAGCCATGTGGCACATGAATAAACTTTTGCCGACACCCGTACCAGCAAGAGCGACATTGAGAGTCTTGCTAGGGAGACCACCTTTTGTAATTTTGTTAAAAAATTCAAGGTCGAATGGAATTTTGTCTTCTTTTTTGTGGTAAAAATCATATCGAGATTCTGAGTCTGAAATATAGTCATGACCAATATGGTCATCAAATGATACTGATAATGCATCGGAAAGAATAGAAGGAATTGAATCCTTACTTCTGGTTTTATCCTTTCCGTCTGCAATTTTAACTGAGTCTAATAGAGCCAAATAAATGGCTCTATCTTTACACCATTTTTCTGTGGTATCCAGTAACCATTGTCCATCAACTTTATCTTCATTTAACTCATTAATGAGATTAATTGAAGACTGATACATGTCGTCCGAGATGTCCTTTCTATTTTCAACTTCGATATTCAAAATTGATTTAGTAGGAACATCATCGTACTTCATGATGAACTTATGAATTTCCTGAAAGATTACTTTTTCATATAGTAATTCAAAGTAATTTTCTTTAATAAACGGAACTACCTTTCTGGCATATTTTTCATCATAAATTAAATTCGAAAGAATTTTTGTTTCAATTCTATCCATCAAGATTCGTCTCCATCAAATGTTTCCACCGTTCCATAACTATACTCCTTTTTAGCACATTCGTCAAGTGCTTCCATCACTTCGGCAGTAAAGAATTTTTCAGGATCCGAAAGGATAGCCTTAGCATAATACTTGCCATCATTAATTTCATAACGACCACCAGATTTAGTGAAAATTCCGTACTTCTCACCCAGCTCCAGTAGTCCATAGTACTTGTCAAGCCCACGCTCATCATAGAATAACCTCGTTTCAATTAGTGAATTTTCTTTAGTAAACCTAGACTTAAATGCTTTGCACTTGATGATGTTACCTACTACTTCAGTTCCATCTTTCTCTTTTGATTTAGAAAGATAGATGATAGTTGAAGCTGCATACTTAAGACCAGATCCACCACCCATTTCTTTGGTTGGCATATAGGATCCAATTACATCATAGGTGTGGTTGGTCACGATCATCGGAATGCCCGCTGTACCAAGCTTCAGGGACAGGATACGGAACACAGACTTAATGACCTGTGAACGGGTCATGTCACGGGTTTCCTTGCCATCCGTGGCATCCTGGATCTCTTTGGTGGTCGCAAGCATTCCCAGAGAGTCTAGCACAAACATGAGGGGTGGGCGCTCATCCTTCTTAAGTTTCATGTATTCATCAACTACTTTGATTGATTGAGTACGAAATTCTTGAACAGTAGAGACTGGAACTAGACCAACTCGTTTTGCATCAATACCACGACTGGTCATCATTTCTTTTGTAATTGCAGACTCAGTTTCAAAGTAAATTACTTGTCCAGTAGGATTTTGTTGAAGGAAGTATTTAACGATTGACAAAGCGAAGAAAGTTTTTCCAGTAGATGACTCACCAGCGAGAGCTGTAATCTTGTTGTTAGGTAGCCCCCCAAAAATACTCCCACTAAGGAGAGCATTAAAGATATAGCTCCCAGTGTCAACAAAGCCCCCACAATCTCCTGCGGTGACTCCATCTTCGACGATTCCTGCATATTCGTTATCTAATTGTTTGATTACACTATTTAAGAAATTCATAAGTTACTCCGTTATAATGGTTAAATAAATCCTTCAAGGGTTCCTCTTTTTTCAGATACCCATCCAATCGAATTCAAAACATTTTCAAGTGGTTTCAGAAAGCTTGTTTGAAATTGCATATTGTAATCAATATACTTGTGCAATCCAAATTCCTCAGGAAGAGTCTGAAAATATGAAATGACATTTTCTCCGATAGGATTAGGTTCTTTGAGGTAAATAAATTTAATCTTTTCTCCTTCTTGAATATAAGGATACTTGTTAGTTAGCTTCAACTGCTTTACTAAATGATTGTATAGAATTGCTCCTCTTACTTGAATCGGAGTTCTCTCTGCATATAGTTTAACAGGGTTTTTATATTTGTCAAGGTTGTTTAGACCTCGTGGGAATGAAATATTTACAATATCTTGTTGCTTTGTTTCTTCCTTAATATCTTTGATAAATTTAATCACATCGTCATTATCACTCATGAGAATAATTTTAAATGCTTTCTTTAATTTATCTCGGTAGTAAGAAGGAGTAGAAGATCGTGCAGTTTCCAATCCCATGATTTTCATTTTTGGTTCAGTATATCGAACCCCTTCACTGTCCCATACATTCAAGATATATCTTTTCTTTGCAGTCCAGATTCCTTTGTCTGCGATATTCTCTCGTTTCATTTGCATTTTTTGATCAAATGCATTCACGTATTTCGCCAATTCTTGGTAAGAACTTTCAATATACTTTTCAAATTCCATAGTACAGATCTTATCAAGGAACGAAACAACGCTCTCAGTAGTTTTCTCTCTTCCCTTGAATATAGCACGAACAAAAGGACCCATATTAAGATAGATGGAATCAGTATCAATTGCAATAACATAATCATCATTAGTTTTGAGTATTTTGTTCATGTATCCATTTAGATTCTTTTCAATCCAGCGAATCGAAAGCTGTCCTGAAAGAGTAATTGCTTCTGCGTTTGCAATATGAAAGTATCGAAAATGTTCATTGCCAATAGCACCATATGCAGAGTTGAGTTGAATCTTTCGTGCCATCTGAATGTTATTACAGCGAGCAATCTCCTTCTTTAATTCATTCGTTGGAGTTTGTTCGTATTGCTGTTTAGCAGCAATCATTTTCTTCTTATAGATTGTACGATCATCATAAGTTTTCTGCATTAATTTTGGCAGAAAACCTTGCTCATTAATATCGTACATTGCACCATTTGCACAGACAGTAGCACATTCTAATTTAGAAGTGTCTACTTCCATATTCAATAATTTATCAACAGATATTCCAGACATTCTCTCTTCTAGAAGAGTTTCTGGAGATATGTTGTATTGCATTATCAAGTGTGGATATAGTGAATTCAAGTCAAATGATACAACCCAATCATGCTTTCCTAGGATAGGATCTTTTACATATGCACCTTCATATGCATAATCTTTCTTATTTGATTTTTTAGGAGGAACTACAATGTTCTTCTTCTTCAAATAATTGAAAATAATATTATCCCAGGTTTTTACCTGAGAATATACATCCTCATAGTTCTGCTTGGCGTCATATGCCATAGTAAGACAAAGTTCAATCAACTTCATTTTATCATCAAGACGCTCAACTAGTTCAACGTCTCGAATGTTATAGTCAACAAACTTTTCCCAGTTTTCAGTATAAAATTGTTTGAAGTTTTCAAACTCACTATGGTCAATTTTATTTTCACCAAGTTCTACTGATGCAATATGATCTAGTCGATATGATTCTTGGTTTGTGTAAGTAAACTTTTGATATAGATCATAATAGTCCAAACATGATATTCCAATCAAGTTATAGACAATTTGTTTTCTACCACGAACTACAATCTCTCTACTATAGAAAAGATTCCATGGAGACATAGACTTTGCATATTTATCTGACAATACTCGATCTAAACGTTTCATGATGTATGGAATATCGTATAGATAAACATTCCATCCTGTAATTACATCTGGAGTATTATCAACCCACCAAGAAACAAAACTTCGAAGCATTTCTTGTTCAGTCCAGAACACATTATATGTTACATCGGATCTGGTAGGTTGATACTCTCTAGTTCCCCATACACAAATTTTCTTTGTATTTAAATCCTTTACTGTAATACATAGCATTTCTTCAGATGCAGTATCAACATTAGGGAATCCATTTTCACAAGCAACCTCAATATCTAGAGAAAATATCTTTAGTTGGGATATATCAAACTTGATTTCAGATTCTGAAAATTCATCTGCAATGTATTGAGATAAGAATCTTTCGTATCCAAATATTTCAAAGTTGTCTACTCCTTCGTATTTTTTGATAAACTCTCTAGCTTCTTTTACTTTGTCAAATTTAATTGGGGAAACATAATTGCCATCCAACGTTTTGTACTTAGTAGGTTTTGGAGATGGGACAAATAAAGTAGGAGAGAATTTATCCTTGTAAATTTCTGCAACTCCATTATCGTATCCTCGATAATAGATTGAATCTCCTACCAATTGAATATTTGTGTAAAACCTCATTTAGCAATAAGTTGAGTGTAAAGGTTAAGAATTTCTGGAGCTGGTTCTATGATAGTCATAATTTTATCCGAATTCAGAAGAATATCTACATCTTCGGTAAACATAGGATATTTAACTAACTGAGCATAATCAGTTTGAATAGTTGTAATCTCTTCACCATCTTTAATATTTTTTTCTTCAGTAGTTCGTAGAAATGCTGCGTTATCTGGAGGAAAATGTTTATCCTGTTCGTTATAATCCCAGTAAGTTAGCTCCAAAACTCGATATGGATTTTTCATGTACAGAGAAGGCTCTTCATCTAGCTCTTCATATTCACAGACAATATAATCATTGTTGATGAGTTGAATCAATTTAATATTCATGATTGGTTTCAGTAGAACATCTCTATGTAGTATACCACGCTTCCGTCCCCGTGTCAAGAAAAAAGACCCACCCCTGATAGTTGCCAGGGAGGGTCTTTTGCCAACGATATTTGGGGATTTCCCTTGATTATTTAGGCATCTTCTGTTAAAAGGGTTGGTTCACTTTTAACTCCTGAAATGCTCCAGGTTGTTTTCTTTTGATGTTCTGGAATAATTCTTTCGATGTCTACTGTTAATAATCCATGCTCAAAATTCACAGAGGATACTCTATGTTCATCAGAGAGTTGAATTTTACGGGTGAAGGAACGTTTTGACAGACCTTTGTGTACATACTGTCTTGAAGTATCTCGTTCCTCAACTTTGCTGGCAATTGTGAGAATGTTTTGTTCTGTAAAGACTTCAATCTCTTCTGGTGTAAATCCTGCAAGAGCGACTTCAACTGTGTAGTTACTATTGTCATGTTTGACGATATTGTAGGGCGGATAGTTGACGTTAACTGAATGATGCATTGCATCTAGACGGTTAAACATTTCATCCAGACCTACAGCGAGTGGAGCGTAGTCGTTCCAAAATGAGTCTAGTGATTGAGTAGTGAATTTCATTTTTAATCTCCTTGTTAAGCGAGAGTTGTTTATAGAGACCCGTTTGGCATCTCTTCACAATTATATATATAAGTATTCCTAAATATACAGTTCGGATTTCCGAAAATAAATATAGTATAACCAGTACACATATTATGCTTTTAATGGCGATGAAATAAAAAAAAGAAGGGGGGCTACTGCCCCCCTTTCTCATTCTGGTTGTTTCTTTTTACCAATGTTATATTTACTCTCTAAAGTCCACTCATGCTTATCCTTAAATGAAAGAACTTTGATTTGACTTAAAGGTGCTGCATCAGATACTTGATCTGCATTAACAATTTTAACCAATCCCCAATCTTGTAGTAACTGAGCTACTCGGTTCTTCCTTTGAATATCATTCGCAAATAGATTTGCTCGTTTGCCATCTAGAGCAAACAATTCTTTAAAGTGTACAATATAATATCTACCTTGCTTATGAAGAATATGGCAAGATTGATATAATTTTTTTTCTTTACGTGAAGCAACTCCAATTCTAGTCAGAGTCTCACGAACTTTCAAAAAATCATCTGGTTCATTTAAAATCACTTCAACCATCTGGTCAGGTGACCAAGATACTTCGATGTCACTAGTACTCATCGTTTTCCTCCACGATTCATTTTAGATTTAATAAATTCAATTTGGTCTCCGTTAAGTATTTTTAATGCAGATTTTGCTTTGTCGGTATTGTAACCATAATATTGTTTAATTAGGTCAACAATATCGTCATCCTGCTTTTTTAACCAAGGAGAGAACCTTTTTTTCGGCCTGATAATATTTATATAAAAATCATATTGTAACTTCTTATCTATTTGCCAATGATAATTCATTTCATTAGCAAATAAAACAATATCAGAGAATCCAGAGAAATACCTATTAATAACATATGAATTATATTTCTTTTCGTATCCAGGATCAGAATCCATCAGATTGATCTTAGATTGATTGATGGAATTTAGATAATCTTTTAAATCATACATATTATTTAAACTGACAGTCGTGCATAATTTCAGTGAAACAAGCAAGCAAGTTGATTTCTTGATCTGCAACAAAAGGAACTTTTGATTGGTAGTTAGCAAGAATAATAACTGCCTGTGGAATATATTGAGGTTTCATTGTTTGATACATCTTGTCGTATACCAACCTAATCAATCTATTCACATCATTGTCTAGATTTTCAACAACCCATTTCCTCACATTACTAAAGTCTTTATCTCGCATGAAAGTGATTAGATTCTTTACATTAGAATCAGAAAAGGTTGCAAGAATTCCACTGTCAATTGTTCCACCAGAAGAATAACGTTGCAGTTCGTTTAAGACTCTCCTCCAATCTGGGAAAAAATTATTGATTACTTCTGCAACAACTTTTTCATCATACTCGACATTCTCTTTCTCAAGTATAAACCTGACACGGTTGAAGAACTCTGATGCGATTCTAGCCTTTTCCTTTCCTGTGATGTTGAAATCGAAGACCGCACATCGTGATTGAAGGGGTTCAATGATCTTGTTCTTGTAGTTACAGGTGAAGATGAATCTGCAGTTGCGATGAAACGTCTCAATGTTTGCCCGTAATAGGAGTTGTACGTCGTTGGTTGTGTTATCAGCTTCGTCAATAATGATGACTTTTGGTTTATTAGTTGTTTCCAGTGATACGGTCGATGCAAAGTTTTTGGCTTTGTTCCGAACTGTGTCGAGAAATCTACCTTCATCGGATCCATTGATGACATAAGAATCTACTCCTAATTCATTACACAATGCTTTAGCTACTGTTGTTTTCCCTATTCCTGGAGGACCAGAAAACAACATATTTGGAATTTCTCCCTTAGTTACAAAATCCTCAAAACAGGTTTTAATACTGGAAGGGAGAATACAATCATTTACTACTGTTGGTCGGTAAGACTCAACCCACAAAAAATCATTACGAGACATGGGATCATTCCTCAATTTCAGAATCTGGTTCTAGTGCAATTAGATAAGTAAGCTTATACCGAGAACTAACAAAAGTAGAAACGTTCGGAAATGAGATCTTTACATTATAACTATCTGGAACAATCTTTAGGTTTTCTACTTTGAAGTTAACATTAAACTTACGAGTAGTTTTTCCTACGGTAACTGAGAAATTATTAGATGTGGAGTTTTCTCTATCACACACTACTAAAGTAACTTCAGTACCATTACCGATTAGAGACATATCATCTAGCTGATATACTTTGGCTGCCTTGAATAGTGAATTAAGAACTTCTTCCGATAACTCAAACTCAACATCAGTTGAAAGATCAGGAAGTTTTTTATTACTAGTTTGAATAAGCGATGGATCACAATAGTAATATTTTACCTTGGATCTACCACTTGTAATCAGTACATACTTTTCATTTGAAAAATCAAACTCTGGAGTTTTCAGAATGGTGAGTCCTCGAAGAAATTCAAGCAAATCATAAATGGCAAAGTCTGCATCGAAATGCTCTTGGCATTCATAGATTGCTTTAATATTTTTCTGAGGAGAAACCGTTTGAATTACATTTCCTTTCTTCACTACGATTGAAGAATTAATGTTCGCAAAATTTTCAAGAATGTTTTTGGTTTCATCGGAAATGTTCATACTGATTTAAACTCCTGAAGACCGTTGTTAATACGTGAATAATGTTTATCAAAGTGAAGCAAAAGCATAGCATAGTGAATGACTTTCATCAAATCACGTTTGTTGTGACCATCTTTGTCACCATAACGAGAGCCATACTTTAAAATGTTTGCTTGACAGAAATCTTGAGCTAACCCCTTAGCTGCCATAAGATCAATAGTCTGAACATCACGATAGTCTTCGTCGTGACCGCAGTAATGACTTCCATAAGTACTTACTATATACTCCTCAATATCCTTGAGGATCCTATCTTCATTGTACTTCCATTGCATAATTAAAATCTCCAAATAAAAAATGGGGAGAAAGACTCCCCTAGTATACATCAATCAAATAGAACTGTCAAGTGCTTCTTCATTAGTTTCTACCACACCTTCCTCAGTAGTTTCTAGGGCAGAAGCATCAATATTCTTATAGAGATCTAGGAAAGAACTCTTGGTATCATCATCAAAACGATTAATACAAACATTGATAGCTTTCTTGCGGTTTTTGAAAATTGCAAATGATTGAATGATGTGAACAAGACGGCGAGTGGTAATAATTTCATCTACCCCACCATCATAGAAGGTCTTACGAATGTTATCAGCCCAGACAATTAGCTTGTCTACAAACTCCTCATCAACAACCTCAAATGAATTCATCAGGTTCATAAGAATCTTTTTCTCAGTCGCCATAGAAGGATAAGGTTGCTCAAACGTGATGGGGAAACGCTCAAGGAAAGCTTCGTTCATCACGTTAGTGCCGATGAAGCGACCATCATCAGAACCCTTGCCCTTGGTGTTGGCGGTAGCAATCACGTTGAACCCAGCAGAGGGAGTCACATACTGGTTAATCTTCTTGAGGAAAACACCTTTACCTTCTAGGACAGACTGCAAGCACATGATCTTGTTAGAGGCAAGGTCAATCTCATCAAGCAGAAGAACTGCACCACGCTTCAGGGCATTTACCACAGGACCATCATGCCATACGGTTTCTCCATCAACGAGTCGGAATCCACCCAGCAGATCATCCTCATCAGTCTCAATGGTGATGTTGACACGAATCAGTTCACGCTTCAAGTGGGCACAAGCTTGCTCTACACTTACAGTTTTGCCGTTGCCAGAAAGACCAGTGATGAAAACAGGATAGAACATACCAGACTTTACAATTCGCTTCACATCACTGAAGTTACCAAACGAGACATAGTTTTTGTCTTTCTGGGGAATGAAGCTAACTGCAGGTGTAGCAGGAGTTGCAGACATAGAATTAAAGGTCTTTTCGAGTTGTTCAGTTACAGTCAAATTCCAGACTCCACGACCAGATTTGTTGGGTTCAAGTGTCTTGCAGATAGATGCAAGAGAAGTATTTGAGTTTGCAGCATATTCAATCAGTTGTTGGCGAGTCACAGTTTCGCCATAAAGAGCAGTCAGGTTTTGAAGAAGCTGATCAATCATTTGAGTCATAATGAAATTACCTCGTTTGGTATGAAAGTAGTATAGGGTAAATGGGGTGGGGTGTCAAGCGATTTGCTCGATGAATTTTGATAAGATGATCTTATTGAAAGCCTTCTTACTCATTTGAGTTTTAAATGCTGTCAGGACATTTGATGAATTTACTAAAGAGTCATCGGTGGAAGAATTGTTTCCAATTTCAATGAAGTACAGTTCATTATACCCCAAAGAAGTTGCAGTAAATGATTTAGTTTTACCCCACTCTGAAGATACCTCACTCCAAGATGAAAATTCACTTTTCAGATAACGGTTAAGAAAATTCTTAGCACCATAGAAATCAATAAGCCTAAATCCTACAGCATTGGATCCAGTGATTTGACGATAATAATCTACAAATGAACTAGTGATCCCAATACTTCCATTCTTACTGATATTCATCATAGTAATTTTGTTCTTCTTGTCCTGAAAACATAGAACTTCATTACTAGCAAGCCACCCAGAATGAACAATGTTCCTACTGCCGTGATTTGGACGATTGTATGAAACTGAGTTGGATTCTCCATCAGTCAAGAAAACTGTGTTGACTTTATCTACTTTATAAATTTTCTTGAACTTGTCGAACACCTCAATAGCTGCGAATACACATTCATTCAGAGGAGTGCTACCTAGATCATAATGACCATATTCATGAGTTAGATATGATTGATGATCTAGAATATGTGCGAGTTTCCAAAGGTTCTTCATCTGACTCTCCATTTGAGCAGTATTCATTTTACTACTCAGAAAATTCACAAGAAGAAAATCATTATTGATAAAAATTTGATTATCCTTTACAGCTGGTTGCTTACTACGAGACATTTGAGCATAATTCCTTGCAATGTTCCTGTCATTAAAGGAATACACTTCAAAGGGAATTTGCGTCTTTTTGCAGAACTGAATCAGATTGAACAGTTGCTTGATAGTACCTACTAGGTTTCCTTGCATGGAACCAGACCAATCAAGATACATGATTAGACCATGAGACTTACCTTTAGGAATTACAGTTACCTTCTTGAAGATATCGTCATTCCACTTATAGGAATACATTTTGTTGGTATCAAGAACACCAGTTCCAGCAGTAGCAGACCGATTGTACTCGGTTGCTCGCTTCTTCATTTCAAATTCTTTAATCAGATATGACACAGACTTCTTACAATCATCCTTGTAATTTTTGTAATCACTCTCTGCATTGTTCAACATATTCTGATAATATTTTTTGTTCTTATATCCAGAATGACTAGCATAATCAATCATGCTCGTAAAAATCTTAGGAAGATCCTTCACACATTCTTTCCAGGGAAGAATGTAATTATCAATATTAATGGATGGTGGAGTCAGATAGATATAGGTATTGCCAGTAAGACTAGCAAGTTGTTGTTGATTTTTAGACCATGCAGCATCAGTATCAGAAGTAAAGTCTGCTTGCTTTCCAGAATTGTTGGAAGAAGATGGAGTAGATTCCTCAGGAGCATCTTCTTTGTTATCACAATCGGATTGAGCAGAAGTTTGATTCTGACTATCACTCACATTACTATCAGAACTTTGATTTTCTTGTGAATCAGATTGTTCTAATTCTTCATCTACAGAATCTCCTGTGGCAGAAGACAGTTGAAGTTCGACTTCTTGTTCAGTATGCTCCACAAGTTCCTTGACGATATTTACCACATCATCAAAGGTTTCTGCATTAGAAATTTTACCAATGAATACCTGTTCTTCTGGAGTAAATTTAATAAACATTCCAGCATGAACGTTGCCGAGTTTGAAGTGGAGGTTGATTTTATCAATAAACTTCAGTTTATTGACATCAATAGAATTAATCTCAAAGAAGTCTTGATTATTCAGTTCTGAGTATCCACGGTAGAATGAACGAGCGAGACCAGGATACTTTCGCTTCATCAGCTTCTCAATGCGAGCATCTTCAACAACATTCAGATATCCCTGAGGAAGATTTAGATCGCTACCATACAAATCTGGAGTGTAAATGGCATGACCAACTTCATGACCTACAAGAAGATCATATACATCATTAGAAGTGCCTTCCCAGATAGGAAGAGTCAGTACACGATTATGTGTATCAAAGCTTGCAGTAGGGACTGAACGATGCTCAACAGTAAGGTTTTCGGTTGCCAGGAGTTTCGCAAGAATGCTCTTGGACTGTTGGATGTCAGACATAGGTGCCTCAATTCGTTACACATATAGTAACAGGTCCATCCCACTGTGTCAATGGGATGGACCATAAGGATTGCTTATAGCTCTTTTACTTTACTAAAGTTTTTAACCTTTTGGAATTGTAGAACCTTCTCAAATTTATCGTGAAGCATGTCTCCTTTATGTGAGATAACAAATATATTTGTGTCAGAATCAATTCCACGAATGATGCGAAGAAAATCTTCTGTTCCAGAAGTATCTAGTGAACTATCAAAAACTTCGTCTAAAATTAGTAGATTTGTATTCGTAGAATTTTTTAGTTTGGCAACTGCTCTCCAAGTAAACATCAGTGCCAAATCAATTCTCATTTTTTCTCCTTCGGAGAAAGATGCATAACTAAACTCATCACGAAATCTAGATTTGATAGTTTCTTCAAAGTTTTCATCAAGATTAAAGTTCACATAAAAGTCCATCATCTGAAGATATTTGTTGATGAGTTGATTCATCACTGGTAGATATTTTTTAATGATCTTAGATTTAATTCCAGTATCTTTAAGCAAACTAGAAATAACTTCATAGTATGTTTTATTAGATTTCATCTTATCTACTTGTTTCTGAAGAACAACTCCTTCGGAAGCTAATGCAGTAAGTTTTTGTTTCTCAGTTGCGATGTCTTTATCTGACTCAGAAATTTTTTCAATTTCTTCTTTAAGTGCATCAATAAATTTAGAAAGCCCATTGCACTTATAATTTTGAGAAGTCATCTTAACAGTTAGATCATTGATCTCAGATAAGATTTTTTGAGATTGATCAATAATTTGTTGGGATTCTTCGATTTTAGACTCTACTTCTTGTATTGAAATTTGAAGTTTTGTTATGTCAGAATTACATTTTGATATATGTTTGGTTTTTACTTCATCCGTCAAATCTTGTTGACAAGTTGGGCATGTATCATTTTGATCATAAAATTGTATATTGGTTTCATGATCAGATAATTTAGTTAAAAATTTTGTCTTAAATTTTTCTAATTCTTTAATATTAATTTTTGGTAAATCTGCAAGTTCCTGATTTTTATGCGTTAGTTCTTTGCAAATATCCTTATAGGTATCGTTACATTCTTTTATTTGATCTTCATAATCTTGAATTTGATTTTGTTTATCTTCAATATTCTTTTGAGATTGATTTTTAATATAGTCAATATGATCTTTTTGCATCTTGACTTTTTCTTTTAGAAATTGAATTTCATTCTCGTAAGATTTGATAGTATCATTGTTTGTTTTGACTCTATCTTTGAGGATGACATTCATTGTCGAGAAAATACGAATGTCTAGAAGATCTTCAATGATTTCTCTACGGTGTGCTGCAGGGAGTTGCATAAATGGAACAAAGGTACTTGATCCAAGAATTACAATCTGAGTAAATGATTTGTAATTTAATTTTAGAATATTTTGTTCAAGATATTTCTGTTGATCCGAAGCAGCTGCGACTTGATCTAACAGTTGACCGTCAATCCAGATCTCAAAAATATTTGGTTTGAGTCCACGAATAATTCTATATTCTTTTAATCCAATACTAAACTCTAGGTCTACTTTACAGTCTTTCTCATTTATAGAGTTAATAAGTTGGTTTTTATTGACCTTGCGAAAGGACTTGTTGAACAATGCAAATACAATCGCCTCAATGACTGTACTTTTTCCTGCTCCATTGGAACCTACAACCAAAGTAGTATTTGCATCTTTCAGGTTAATTGTTATAGGAGAATTTCCTACTGCAAGAAAATTGGAATAAGTTATAGATTTAAATAAAATCATAAGTAATAGTTTCAGGAGGAATTACAAAATCTTCAGGAGTAATAACACAATAATTATATCCAAAATTTTCACATGCTGCAATAGCATCGTCTTCTTCTATTTCTAGTGGTTCCATATCTGGAAACCCATCTGCTTCCAACAACCCAATATAACGAATTGCATCATCATGCTCTACAAACATTTGAAGAACTTTAGATCCATCAGATGTTTCTACTGCGTATGCCCCTTCGTGCTTTTTTCCTTTGAGTGTTAGAATATACATTATTGTATTTCACATGCTTCTATATATATTGATTTAATTAATGACTTCAAACTAGATTTATCATAGTTGTCTTTCATATCTTCAACATATCTTTGTAAAGTAGTTAAAGTATCTTCGTGTTCAATAGTTTCAACATCACCACTATCTGATACTAGTTGGGTGTCTTCAATAATTTTTAAATCATGAACACCAACATTATAGAATTTTTCAACAATCTTATCAAACATGTAAAGATCTGTTTTATTCTCAACTATAATCTTAATATAGGTATCTTTGTATTCACTGAGATCTATTTTTAGATAATCAGTTTTAGAATCATCATAATAAAACTTTTTGAACATTCTAAATGGATTACGAATGAACTTCAATTTTCTTTCATCTAGATCATATAGATGAAATCCTCGTTCTTCATTGTAATCACTCCAGGTCATCTCATATGGATTGCCAAGATAGTAAATATTATCACTTCTAGACTTGTGGTGAAAATGACCTGAGAATACTCTTTTAAACTTAGAGAAAATATCTCGATCTAGACCACCTTCAAAAGTATGTCCTGGATGAGCCTCAAATCCATTGATCTCCAAATGACCAAATAAAACTTCAGATTTTGTTGTCTGAAGATGCTGCATTACGTTTGCTTGATTTTCAGAGTTGATCCATGGAACCATTGTAATGGTATTACCAAGAATATCAATATCACAAATTTCGTCATAAATTGTAATATTATCATAGCAATCCAACAATAAAGTTGGAGTGTTAACTCTGTTTGTATTTTTATAATATGCAGTATGGTTTCCAACAATCATGTGGATCTGAATACCCATATCTGCCAAACGATCATAGTAATATCTTTTGATTCTATCCCAAGCTACAAAATCAATAGCCTTACGATTATCAAAAGTATCTCCAAGATCAAATAAAATTTTGATGTTATTTTGTTCTAAGGTTGGAAAAAATACTTCATCATAGAACTTAAGAAAAAACTCCCAGAAAGCCTGAGATCCTTTTCTTCCATCTAGATGTTGATCGGTAATAATAGCAGAATTCATCGGTTATTACGATATTCAAGGTTTTCTTTGATACTATTCATATCAGACATATTAAATCCTACAATACTATCATCTGCTGCAAACACTTCATCAAAACCAGATCTTTCTAATAACTTATTTTTAATCTCTAGTTGTTTTTTCTCTTTTTGAATTCTACGAAGAAAAGCAAAATAAATTATCTGAGTAAAATATGCAAAAGGATTAGTAGACTTTTCTGGATCAAAGTTATCAATATATTGAAGACAATTTTCGATTCCATCGCAGATCATATCATCCTTGAACATATAGTTCACAAAATTAGGACGGTAAGAAAGATGAGTTGCAATTTTAAGAAAGCACTCTCCAATGTAATTGGGGACTTTTGGTTTGTCTTTTCCCTCTTCTTTGGATCTTTTTACTTGAGTCCTATAGACAACAAGGGCTTCTAAAAAATCTTTATTGTTGACGTAGTGTTCTTTTTTCTTCATCATTCAAGATACTGGTTATGCAAGTGTTTAAAGTATAACACATATGTGTCGATAGTGCAACCCCTTGACAAGACCTCTGAATATGTGTATAATGACTCTGTTGGGGGTCAGAATTAATATTAGATATCTATATTAAGTCTAAAGGACTTCTCTAGTAGTTCTCTTGCAACATCAATTTTATTTTTAAATCCCATTTCTTTATCTAGAGAAACTCTATTGTCATCTATTTGATTTAAATACTTTTTTACAGTGCCACGATAGAGCCTTAGAATTTTATCATCTGCTTCAGCGACAGTAAATATTTTATTTGTATCAATAAAAAATATATCTTCTTTTGAAAATTTGATCCAAGGTCTTAAGTCTACCTTATACATTTCACCTGTTGGTGTATTAATTGGTTCAACCATTACTTCAAAAGGATTCTCAATGATAAATCCATCCTTGTCATCACAAGGAAGTATGTTTCCTATTAGCTCTGTTCCATCTACTAATTTTAGTATTCCATAAAACTCATTCATAATTCTTTCTTAAAATTTATCGGAATAATTTCATAATCAAAATTTTCTTGTGAATATATTTTAATTCGTTCAATCAAGTGATTTAAAGTGTAATTTCTATTTTCTCCTTTTGAAAAATCATCAGCAATATCAAATAAAGTTGCTGTTGATTTGTTATCACTTTTTCTCAATACTCTACCTATTGATTGCAGATTTCGTATTCTAGATTTTGAAGGAGATGCGAAAATAACATTATGTAAATTTTTTATATTAATACCAGTAGAAAATGTTCCGTAAGATGCAATGATGATGGCATTTTTCTCAATTTCTGTGAGAGAACGTATTAGTTCTCTTTCTTCAGTCTCTACCCCACCATACACAAAAAATACTTTTCTATTGGATCCTACCTCACTATTTATTAAATCAAATAAAACTCTACCATGTTTTTCTACCATGGCAAAAAGAACTAGAGTATTTCCTTTTTGATTTATAGCAAGATTTTTAATATATTTGTTTCGTCGTTCATGGCGACATATGTAATCCATTTCTTCTTGATACGACTCAAATGACGAGTAACCATATTGCAATAAGAGGATATTAATCTTTAAATTAGAAAGGTGTCCTTTTTCAATTAATTTTTTAGTTTTGACCACTTTATTCACAGGACCGAATAAACCCTCTAAAATCAACTGGTTTACGTTCGTTCCATCAAGGGTTCCCGTGAATCCAATTCTGTGCTTGCAGTTATGAAGTTTTGTCATTATTGAAGTTAATGACTTAGCTTTAAACAAATGAGCTTCATCTCCAATAACAGCATCATATTTTTCATACCAATTTTTTGGCATTTTGTATATTGATTGCCAAGTTGTTATTGTAACTGGTTTATTGGAATTTTTTATTTTGCCTGAATAAATTTTATGACAGTTAGATTCTGAGTCCCAACCATAATCATCAAAATCTTTTGTTAGTTGTTCTACCAGTGAAGTTGTAGGTACGATAATTAATGTGTTGTAATTCTTTGCAGTGTAATATCGTACAATAGAATAAATCATCAAAGATTTACCAGAAGCAGTTGGAGAAAGTAATAACTTTCTTTTATTTCTTAATGCTTCATATATTGCCTTATATTGATAATCTCTGATCTCTAACGGAATATGTAAACTTTTGATGAAATCAACTAAACCTTCAGGAGAAATATCATCAGAAATTTCATTTGGCATTCCATAGAATTTATTGTCTTTATCAACATAAGTATATCCTCGTTGACAAATCCATTCGGTAAGATACTTATGTAACCCACAATAAATTAATCCATTTAATGGACTGAATAGTTTAATTTTTCCATCCCATAATCTCTTTTTAAACTGAGGCATAAACTTTGCCCCAGGAACATCAAAACTAAAATATTCTGATAATTCATATTTTATATGTGGTTCGCACTCTACGGTGAGATAAATTTCATTTTTCTTTTGAATAATGATATCTGTCATTAAATAGTTCCTTGCATAAATTTCTGCCATTCAATACTATTTTTAATCTGAAATCCTCTAGTGCTAATATTGCTTAGAATACTTTCTAATAAAAATATCATCTCCTTATAATAATTTAGTTTATTTAAAGCTGACTGAATTTCATCATCAGACTCAATATAAAGTTGAACATCTTGTTTAAGTACTTTTAAATCAAATGGTTTTTCTTTATATACATCTGCGTCTGCTTTTCCAGTATAATACTCAAACTTTTCTCTGAGCATTTTTTTGTAATCTTGTTCTTTTTTAATTTTAATTAATCTTACATCAGAAAGCCAATTTAAATACTTGCTATGTAGTTGTGGAATTTTGATAGATTCATGATCAAGTAGGTCTTCGTCCATCTTGGAATCGTTAGTCCAATGATCTTTAATAAAGTCAATATCAATCATAGTTTCTCGTCATTAATATCGTATATATCATATATAGTATACTTAAAGCTAACGTCAACAGCGAAGTATTCGGTGTCTGTATAAGTAGAATCAAAATTCAATCCACCAATACTTGTAGGAAACATATCTTTAAATACTATTTTAAATTTTTTATTAAAATTAGAATCTAAAACAAACAAAATTCCATCACTGTAAGTCTTATCATTGTAATCTTCTCCAGGAAGTTCATTTATTTCACCACCATACTCTGGATGCCCTAGCTTCTTGACCCAGTTATGTATAGTAACATAGTTTGATAGATTTTCATCAACTAAAAATCTAATATTTAAATCATCAAATGAAATTTCATCACCAGGATGTGGAATTGCATTCCATCTAGTAGACTGAACTGCTACTGCTAAATTGATAGATGGAACATTTGCAGATTGACAATAAAACGATACTTTAGGATATTTTACTAGCTGAAATTGAAATCCTACACCAGACAAAAAATTTGCTGGACATGCAGAGTTGTTAATAAAATTAGCTGCCATGGCGTTTTATTTATATTTAGGAATAAAAAAAGGGAGCCCGAAGGCTCCCTTGAAAAAGTTGTGAATTGAATCACATTAGGTTTAGAACTCTGGTTCTTCTGTAGTAAACGTTGTCGTTTGCAATAAGCTCGCCAGAACGCTGAGTTAGACCACCTGCGAATGGGTTTGCAACCATGCCGTAGCGGGTCTTGAAGCCGATCTTAGGCTGGAAGGTGTCCTGACCGATGGAACGAACCATCTGGAGAGGAACGTATGGGCAATAGAAGAGACCTGCATCATATGCATTGGTTCCCTTGTAACCCATTACATAGTAATGATCGTTAGAGATGTTTGCAGAATATGGGTCAACATACACCTTGATACGACCATTGATTGTACCAGCTAGAGTGGAAGCGGTATCATCTGGAGTCTCATTTGGATTGAGTAGTGGGGTGTAGTCTAGAAGCTTAGCAGCAGCTAGAGCACTTGCTACGTCTGCAGAGCAGATTAGGAAGTTACCCTTTCCTCTACGAGTGGTGTGGCCGATTGCGTTTGCATCACGCTCGATTTGGAACATGAGTCCCTTCCACTTCTCTACGGACCAACGACCGTTGGAGTCAACGTCGAGGTCGAAAGAACCAGCGTTAGCTACGTTGTTCTGAGCACCAGCCTTAGCAGTCTTGTAGATTGTACGAACTACTTCACGGTTGATTTCTGCAAGAATCTCAGTAGAGAGAATATTTGCAAGCTCAGTCTCAGCATCAAGACCATGGATAGCCTTGAGGTCTTGTGCTAGTTCTAGGGTGTACTCAGCTTTTAGAGCACGGCTCTTTGCTGTTACAGTTACTTTCTCGATTCCGAAGCTCATTTCACGGAACTCAGAACCAGACTCACCTAGAGCTTCTGCAGAGTTGGTGTTCATACCACCAACATAAGAGTAGTTAGCGGAAGTTGGGTTGAGTACGGATGGGTTGGTTGCAGTCTCGCCAGTTGCAGCAGAGTATGCACCACCAGCAGCAGATACTCCAGTAGGAGTCTCGTTGTAGAATGCTTCGTTGTCGAATACGTTTGGAGTGCTACCGTCACCATTACGGTCGGTTCCACGATGAGCACGCATTGCGAAGATTAGTCCAGTAGGACCGCTCATTGGCTGAACGCCACAAATGTCATAAGCAATTAGCTTAGGCATTGAACGGCGGATTAGGCTGATTAGAACTGGGTCGAAACCTGCAACAGGACCACCAGCAGCTGCACCACCAGAGAAGCCATGTGCGCCTGCACCAGCACCACCTGCAGTGAAGGAACCAGTGCTGTTTGCAGCAACTTCGGAAAGAACTCCACGCTCTTCACGAAGGAATTGCTCTTGGTTCTCAAGTAGAACTGCGGTTACTGCCTTACGGTGTCTATCGGAAATTGGGGAGAGATCGTTGTGCTCAAGAATTGGAGCCCACTTTCTCTGTAGTTGTTCTGAATTAAACATTGGGGTAAAACTCCTGGGTTGTTAAATTTATTTGTTAGGAATCTATTAATATTTATAAAATCTAGATTATTACTGAGCCCATCTGGACACCGCATTTACATACGCTGCCATTGGTCCTTCGTAGAAATCTTGATTCTTTTCAACAAGGTCTTCCACATAATTTGATTGTACTCTTGGGAAATAATTCTCCTTAATGGTTTCAATCTTGTCACGGAAAGATTCTTCACTAATAAACTCAACACCTTCTGCAAGGCTGAACATCTTTTCTTTTTGTGTATCTGCTAAACTATCGGATACTTCTGCAATGATTCCATTTTTAATATAAGAACCGATTTCTTTGTTTAGCTCAACATTAACTTCAATCTGTTCGTTGAGTTTTTCCTCCATTTCATCTAGTCGAGTTGCCATTTCGGCAACCACATCTTGTTGCTCTTCGGGAAGATTAATATTATTCTCAATAAAGAGATTTGCAAGACCAGTCATGAGATTTTCTGCAATCTCGGTCTTGATGCCGTTGTCAATAGCAAGTGAATTTTCAGCAATCCACTGCTCGGCAACATACTCTAGGTGAGCATCTACACGAGTCTCTAGAGACTCAGCAATTTCTTCAATTTCTTCTTGAAGTCTTTGCTCGTATAGTGCTTCAAACTTTTCTAGCTCTTCAACTACTTTTGCTTTTACTGCAGCTTCGAAGATAGTTGCGGCCTTGGCCATGAAGTGCTCAGAAAGCTCTTCCCCATGGAATAGAGCATTTAGGTCTTCGGTTACATCGATTTCGATTTCCTCAGCCTTCATCTCTGTTTTTTCTTTTTTGGAAGATTTTTTCTTACCTCCTTTTTCATCATCATACTCATCATCACATGCTTCTGCTTCTGAAATCACTTCTTCATCATCTAGCTCTTCTTCTTCTCTCATTCCCTTTTGACCAGGAGCTGAGCCTTGAAGACGTTGCATAGCATCTGGCGCTTTAGCACCAGTATTTACTTTAGAAGATGACTTTTTCACTTTTGAAGAAGCCTTCTTGCCAATTTCATCGCCTTCTGGTTTTGTGGTGGAAGAACCACCGAGTTCCTCAGGCGATGCTCCCTGACCAGGAGTGCTGTGTTGTAATTTTTCCATACGATCTCCTGGTTTTGCGTGAGCAGTGACAACGTTTTCTTCTTCTAGAAATTCGTCAAATTCTGTATCTAATACATTGGACATTGAAAAAACCCTCTAGAAATATGTAATATTTTCTAATATTATTTATGAAATTTTGATATTACGAAGAAAACTTTCAAAAACTTGAAGTTTTTTCTCGGTAATACTATGTGTAGAACAATTGTTAATTGCTCTTCTGTAATTGTTTATTACCCTTTCTTCTAACATACCATTATTCCAAATCCATTCTTTTCCTTCCATAATACCTTGAACAAAAGCATCTGGAGCAGATGGATCTGCAACAATATCAGCAGCAGTGGAAAGCATAAAGTCATCTTTGACTATGTTGACTCCATTTTTTTCTTCAATGGATCCAATACCCCTAGAAGAAACTCCAAGGCAAACTCCAGACTCAAGAAGAGACTTAGCGATCTTACCCATTGGAGTTTCTAGAATTTGAGCCTTACCAATAAAATTACTTCCTTCTGAACGAAGAGAAACAATCTTATGAGACACTCTATCTAGGTTAATTGTTGGACTATCAGGATGACCAAGTTCACCAAGAGCACGACCTTTATTTACATAATTTTCGCAGTATGAACCAACTTCACGCTCTAAAGTCGCAAATGGATACATACGACCATTACGATTTTTTAGATCTGCTTGAAGAAATACTCCTTCAATATAAAGGTTTCTCTTACCACCTTTTTCTTCGGTGATAACCTTTATGTTTTCAATTGTTTCGGTGATTAGTTTCATTGTAGTAGGTACAATTAATTTTCTTGGTCTTCTGATTCGTCTTCATACTCTATAAATCCTTCACCTTGATCAACATAATCATCATCAGTCTCATAATTATTTGAACTAAAAATATTCTGAGAAATTTGAATTTTTCTTAGTTCAACTTGATCTGAAGCTTTTCCGTATAAAGCATCATAAATTTTTTCATTTGCATTGATATTGTTTCTAGCAATAATACTATCAACAATCTCTTGTGATAAAGACATAAAAATTTCACTCAATAAAAATTACAATAACTATTTATTAAAATTTACCTTTATTATAATCAGATGGTGCTATGTAATTTTTAAATTCCGCATCTAGTCCTCCGCCAGCAGGACCAGCTTCTCCAGATGCAGCCATATCAGGTTGTCCCTGTTGATCTTGTCCTGGGGGAAGTTGTCCTTGCTGATCCATCATTTGAGTTGGATCTTGAATAATTCCTAATTGCCTTTCTTTCTCAATCTGCATATCAATTTCTTCAATTTCACCATCAGTTTGTTTGAGAATTTGTCTACGAACATATTCAACAGAAAAATACTTTCCAAGATATGGTTCTATTTGATTCACAATATTCATTCTGTCATTGAGAAGCTCAGAATTTTTAAGTTCAGTAAAGTGATTATCAAAGATATAATCATACTGAATATATTCTTTCATCTCTTCCCAATCATCTGCAGTGATGATACCTTTGAGAAGAAGTTGAGTTCTTAGTAGATCATTAAACAGATCACTAAAACGCTTACGAAGTCTGCCTACAAATTTAGCAAACTTAAGTTCATCTCTAGTGATTTCGTTAGTTCTACCAATAGTAAATGAACTTTCTTGTTCTAGTCTTGAGAGAGGAATATTTAGAGACTTGTAAAGTTTCTTCTGGAAATACTTGACATCTTCAAGTTCTCCAAGATTTTGTCCACCAGGAAGTGTGGTAATTTCTGTGCCACGACCACCTTCTCTACGAGGTAGCCAAAAATCTTCAAGCATACTTAAATGTTTACGATCATCACGAATTTCGCCAGTTTGAGAATCATATACAAGTTTATTTCTGTATCTACCCATGACCTCACGTAGATACTGTTCTGCTTTTACCTTTGGTAAATTACCTACATCAATGTAGAAAATTCTACGTTCTGGTGCTCGTGAAAGTCTATAGATGACAAGAGAATCTTCAATCATTCGTAGTTGATTGACAGACTTAATAGCTTTATATATATAACTCAAGACCATATTTCTATTATGATCAAAGAGTCCAGATGGAACATAGCTTACTGCATCATTTGAAATTTTAATTCCATTTGCGTCAGAACCTTTGAACCCTTTTGGAAAATAGATATAATATTCTAAAAATTCTCCGTAGTCATATCTCTGTCCTTCATTTGTAATCAGAGAATCTGCACTTTTGGTTTGTTTTATTTCTCTTACTCTCTTAATTTTTAAAGAATCAATATATCTTAACTCTTTAATTCCTTCTTTTGGATTATCAAAATCTATAATTTTATGATAATATAGTCTTCCATCAATGTACCAACGACGGAAGATGTTATGGCACTTTTTGTCAAAATTAAGTAATCGTAAAATATTTTTAAATTCTTCTCTAATTGATTTCTTAATTTTTTCGCTAACTTCTAAGTTAGATAGTTCAACTGCGACTGGAGAATAATCCAAATCACTACTAATTGCCTCGTTTACAATATCATCAATAGCACCATCTACTTCTGGGTGCAATGCAATTTCTCTATACTTTCGTACAAGTTCAAATTCATTGTTGTGTTGACCAACTCCATCCAAATCTAAATACTGACCAAAATAGGCACCTGCAGCTATTACTGAGGTGCCGTCGTCATCATTAGGAGGAGCAGGAGAAAAAGCTTTTGCGGGCTTTTTCTTCCTGTCTTCTATAGAAAATCCAAATAACTGAGTCATATTATAAAGTGTACTTTTCTAGATGTTCAACTATTTATTCAAAGTTTTGTGGTGGTAACTTCGAAGAAATTATACTGGAACTCTACTGTAAACTCTTCAATCTGGTCATTTGCATCATATCCAAGATCGATTGCGGAAATTGAAGATGGCCATGCATCAAAGAACTTGTATGCACGAACAACGTCCATTTTAGCATCAGTTCCGTTTGTGTTTATAGAAGCTGGAGTCTTGTCTGGAGTAACTCCATCTCTTCCTAGTTGATACACAACCATATCTGCACAATAAGTAAGTGCTCCATTCTTTCCATTACCATATCCAAGTTGAGATACGTTTTCGGTTAGGGCGTTGATACCTCTTGACCAAATTTCAAATGCCTTACGAACTTCAAAGTTTCCGTCATTGATGACAGTTACTGACCATGGTTCAAATGTTCTGTCTCCAGCAACTTTAAGCATTCTTCCTCTGAATGGAACTTCAATTGTTCCAATATTTGATGCTGGAATTTGAGCAGTTTTAACTAAAAATTCAGCTTGCTCAGTTGGTCCATTTCCAGAAACATTTGTTCCATCAATATCCACAATACCTTGTAAGGTTGGGAAGTTTAATCTAACGAGGAATAGATTAGGTCTAGCTCCTCCTTTTGATAACTTCGATTTAAATTCTGTAATACTCCTTGCCATTTGTCTATTCTCCTAGGTTTGTATAGAATTAAATTAGTTTGTTAATTCACCAAAAGAAACACCAGTCCTAGTAGCAACAAAGGTGATAGTGATAAAGTTGATACTTCTTGCTGGCTTAATATAAATTTCAGCATAAAATTCATTTGCATCAATGATATTTGTTGTGTTATTTGTTTCGTCACATACTACAAGGAAATCATGAATTCCTCTTCTGCCCTGTACATTTCTTAGATAAGGTTCAACCGCAGATTTAAAGGAACTTCTTGTAATTTCATCATTAATCTCAAATAGTTGATACTTGGAGAATCTTGCAATATTCTTTTCAAGTTCAATGAACAGTCTACGAACATTGATTCTATTGAAAGAACTAGGAGATGCAAGTCCTGTTTTATCTCCAAATAGAACGATACCTTGACCTGGGAAGGATACAATAGGATTAATTCTAGCAGAGTATAATCTATCTCTTTCAGATTGCTTTGGAGAATATGCTAATTTAGTAGCATTCTTTAGATTTCCTCTGTTATATCCTGCAGGAGAGAACCAAGTTTCGGAGTTAATTGTTGTATTGATGCAAAGACCAGCAACATCAGCTCCACAAGGAACGTATCTATAAGTATCATTAAACTTATCGTAAATATACTTATATCCAGAATCAAAAATAGCATAGGAAGAGCTAGAGATTCCATTGAAGAAATCAATGATGCTATCAGTTTTTGAAGTACTAGAATTTCCGTTAATTACATCACTTCTTCTTGGAGAAATTACTGCCATGCAGTCCTTTCTAGTTTCTGCGATATCAATTAGCTTTAACGCTCTTGCAGTGCTAACCTTTCCTGGAATTAGGAAATCAACATCATTAAATGTCTCAGAATCTCTTACTAATTCATATCCATTTGTAACTGCAGTTTCAATGTCAGTTAGATCAGCTACAAAATCATAATCAGTTCCGTTTCCTAGGGAGAATCCTACAGTAGAAGATCCAGAAACTGCGATTAGTGGATATACTTTATTTGCACTATTTGCAAGTCCAATTGATGCATCAGATCCTCCAAATCCACCTCCCTCAAGTACTACTCTATTTGTAGTACCAATAAAATCTACTCCAGTGGAAGCTCCAGGATATACATAGGAAGATTTTGAAGCAATAGTGCTATGGAAGTATGCAACTGTTCCGTCTAGATTAGAAGCATCTTTTGCCTTAGAAACATATGTATACTTTTCTAGTACTGTATTAGGAGTTCCTGTAATTACACCTTCTTCGTCTAGAACAACAACGTGCATTTCATCGAACTTTCCTCCTTTTGCAACAACACTGGAAGAAGTTCCTGGTTGTGGTGCAATATCACTCCACTTTTGTCCAGGTGCATATTCTAGATTGTTGTAGTAAGAATTATCTACTGCAGAAATATCTCCTGCAGCGATTAAGGTAACAGGGGTTCCTGCATTATCAGTGATTGAATATGTAGATAAGCCTGTAGTAGGAAGCTTTTTAGTTGAATCTGCTAAGGTAATCCATAGCTTACCACCACTTCCAGTAGAATCTACTTTATAAATCCAGCCAGTTCCTACTAGAGTAGTACCGTCTAAAATTCTAATAGCATCTCCAACTACTACAGTTGGATCAGTTCCGCTATAAGTTACAACCTGATCAGCACCATGGTCAACTGCAACTACCTTAAGAGAATTAAATTTAGCTCCAGCATTTCTTCCTGCAAAATAGAATGCATTACCAGTATAATTTTCAAAATCAAACTGATTCTTAATGATAAAATCAGTTAGAGTGGTTGCTGCGTTATATGCAGTCTTCAATTGAATTGAACTACTTGTTGGTCTAATTACTGCAGCAATTCCACCATACTGAATTATGGTTAGTGCTGAGTACCAAGATTCGTAGTTATAATCATTTGGCTTTCCAAATGTATCTACTAGCTCTTTCTCGCTAGAAATATAAGTTACTGTATCAACAGGACCAGTTTCTGCAGCAATTACGACAAGTGCCACATTCTGATCAGATACATTAATGGTTGCTGTTAAATCAACCTCTTTTATAGTTACTCCAGGTGAAGCAAACGACATGTTTATTACCTCTATGAGATTTTTTTCTCAAAACTATTTATTTATCTTTATATTTTAACTACTGATATTCCCACATATAAGATTTATCGCCATATTCATCCACATTCCACCCACCTCCTCTTTTAGGAGTGTCTACAGAATCCCCATAATATCTAGAATTATCTGCCACCATCCAATAGTCTCCTTTCACATCAACAAACTCAGTTTCTGGATCAGTTATGCCATCCAATATAAAACCAAATGGAGCCATATCCTGCTCAATAGCATCTCTTTGATCTTCAAAAATTCTTTTCCTAACATCATTTGATGTAAGCTCCCTGAAGTAAGGTTGTGTTGCTAACCAAGAAAAAATAACTAAGCACATTGCAAGGTCATCATTACAACCATCTTCTGCAGAAAATGTATCACTTTTTTGAATAAAGGTTGTCAATTCACTAATAATATCGTAGTCTGGAATTATCAATTTATCATCTTCAATTAGTGCCTTTAAGTTTGCACATCCATACTTCTTGACAGCTTTAGTCATTTTGACTCCTAACTGTGCTTTGTTAGAGAATCCAGTTCCCACAATTTGTCCTGCTCTTCCTTTCATTGCACACATTAGAAGATTATCATATTCAAGATCAAATTGAAGAATATCTGCAACTTGACCTCCAATATCATTTACTTCCACTAGAACATTTGCATTATTGTATTTTCTTCCAACTGTATCAATGATGTTCGGAAACAGAATAGGTTTGATCTCATTATTTTTATATTTTGCAACTAACTTATATGGAATAGTAGTTACATCCATTACAGTAAATGCAGAGTAATCATTCCCAACTCCTCTTGCAACGTCAACGGTCATTACATAATCATGACCTTCAATAACTTCTTCATATACATCCAATCCAGCACTTCGTTTAAATGGGTCTTCATACACCATGGTACGAAGTTTATTTGGATTGATAAGAGTATCAACAGATCCTAAGAATGTACACTCAAACTCCTGCTCAAACTGTCGTTGAGAAGTGTTTGCAATAGTTTCTTCTTTCCACTTCTGATCTCTTCCTGGAACATCCCACCAGTTAACTTCAAGAGGAGTGTAACTGTTCTTTCCTCGTTCTGCATCATGCCAGAACTTATAGAACATGTTCATTCCATTTGGAGTGGAAATGATAATAACTTTGGTTGTCTTACCAGATGAAATAGTTGGATATACAGAACTGAAGAACTGTTCTGCAATGTGGTTTGGAATGAACGCAAATTCGTCCAAGAAAATGATGTTAAAAGAGTTACCACGAACAGCAGATGATGATGTAGAAGCAGCAATGATCTTAGATCCGTTCTCTAGCTCTAGTGATCCACGGTTCCAAGAACCCACGCCCTGCTGTAGCCATTTAGGTAGATTTTCATATGATAACTGCAGTCGAGACAATAACTCCCTTGAGGTCTCCGCTTTATTTGCAAGAATTGCTATTTTTACGTTTGGGTTAAAAAGAGCATAGTGAAGAAGGTAAGAAACCACAGTGGTAGACTTACCTGTTTGTCTTGGGAGCTTTGCAATATTGAATCTGTGCTTATGAAAATTATCAATTAATCTTTCTTGGAACTCCCACATTTTAAAAGGTACTAAACCTTCATCAAGAGAAACAATTTTAATATATTTTTTGGCAAAATAAATTGGATCTTCTTGACACTTTAAATACTCTTCTAATTGTTCAGAAGTAAATTGAATTTGTACATTAGAAGGTTTTAGGTTGGGATTACCTTTATAACTAGATTTTTCACTCATAATAAATTTAATTTCTCTTTATATATACATTTTTTTGAGGTTTTGGTTTTTGATAAGCTGGTCCTGTTGTTTTTCTTTCTGCGGCTGCCCTTTCATTAGGATTATCTGTTCTATTTGCAAGAGTTCTAATTTTTGCTTGCCTTTGAACAGTTTTATGACCAGCACCAATCTCAAAGCTTGCTTCAGACATAAATTGAGAAAATGATTTTCCTTCACTTATTTTTTCATCAGATGAAAGATATTCCGCAGCAGTATCTACAAAGTCAGCAGCCCTAGTAATCTTAGATTGAACCCAAGCAGGAAGTTGTTGATTTGATTTGCGAATAACTTTACGAAGCATAGCAATAGATCTTTCCATTTGATCTAACTCAAGGTTAGCCATGTATCCTTCATGATCTTTAATTTTGCCAGATGCAATTTCTTTATGATCTTCGTCAATATTTAATCTACGAGTATACATTTCCCATGCACTAGGTCCATATGAGCACTCAGGTTTTGTTTCATTTTTTTGACAAAGTTGACAATATCTAACTTCCTGTTGCTCTTCCTTAACGGCTTTCTTTCCGTTTTTCCATTCTCCCTTGAGTTTCTTTTCCATCTTGAGTAAATGCTTGTAATAGTCTGGAAATTCTGCAATATGTTGAAGAGCAATACCATATGCTGCTTTATGGTCCGTCACATGTTCTCTTTCTACAGTAGACCCAACTTCTGCTTGACGAATAACATAGTTAACATCAACTCCATGCTTTCTAGCAATCTCTTGCTCTGTGGGAACTTTCTTTTTCATTAGTAAATCTCCCTCCATTGAAGTGCTGCTCTGATTGTTCCAGCGTTATTACCAATATTTGTTGCTAACACAACATATACTTCTGATGAAGTAGA